GCACGGATCCGCAGCGAACCCGGCGGCCGCGGGGCGTTTGCGAAGGGTCGGTGAGCGGTGAGTTCGCCGCCGGGTTCGCTGCGGATCCGTGCGGTGAACCGGCGGTGTGGGCGTGGCAGCCGCAAGGAGCCAACACGCCCGTCAGGCTGTGCGACGAGCACGCCGCCGGCTGCGATCTCGACGACCTGGAGGAGTTGTGACCGCGCCGATGAACCCGCCTGTCTACGGGGCGCACCCGGAAACCGCCGAGGCGCTGTACCGTGAGCGCGCCCACCTCGTCGCTCATCTCGCCGCGCTGTACCCGTCCTGTATCGGTCCCGCGGACGACGTGGACGAACCCGGCTGGGCGATCGTCTACATCAGCGGGCCGGCCGGGCAGATGACTTGGCATATCGCGCCGCGGGACCTGGACCTGTTCGGTCACGTGCATGTCGGGGCCGGCGAATGGGACGGTCACACGACCGCGGAGAAATACCGGCGGCTCGACACGCTCAGCGCCGCGCATGGCCGTCGCACGGTGAGCGGCCGCGCCGCCTACGAGGCGTACATCGCCGCGCTCGGCTGGGTGACTGCCGTGCGGTGGGACGACGCAGATGATGCTTACCGCGCGGCCTGGGACGCCGCCGCGAAAGTCGCACGCGCCGACCTGCTGGCCGAGCGCGACTTTCGGCTCACCGGACTCGTCGCCGAGATCATCGGGAAGGTCGAAGCCTTCGCCGAAGGCGTGCAGCCCATCACCGCCGCCGACCTCGCCAGGTGGCACAAGAGCGCCGAGGGGGCCGCGTGACCCCTCGGCAGGCGTACGCGCTCGCCCACCCGCTCAGCCGCGCTGACGGCAGCGACGACATCACCCCGTACCGGGCCCAGCGCCGGCACGCGACCGGGATGCTGATCGTGACGATCCTGGCGGTGGACCGATGAAGCAGGATCAACGCCGGGCTGCCTGTGTGGCATGTGTCGGTGAGCGCCTGGTCGAGGCGCACGGAGAAACGGCAGGACGTTCCGCGGGTCTGCGAACGCGACGCGATCCGGCTGCTGGCCGGGGCCGGCAGCGGGCGCGAATGGTGGTGGTGGAACCCCGACGCGCTGATCGGGCACCTGCGGATCGGTGTCACCGAAGCCGAATACGCGAAGCTGCCGGACATGCGGGCGGTCGACGACGCCGGCGAGACAGGTCCTGAGCGGAAACGGAGCACCCCATGACCGGCCAAGACGAACTGGACCTTGACATCCCGGGACCCGCGCTGACGGAGACTGATGTCATCGGTGCGCTCCACGCCCGGTACGGGCAGCGTTTCGGGAACGGGCCGCGGTACGCCCGTGCTGTCGGGGTCCGGTCCCACGCCGGGCACAGCATGCGCCGCACCGCTGATTTCGTTGCCATGGACCTGTGGCCGTCGCGGGGACTCGCGCTGCACGGTCACGAGGTGAAGGTGAGCCGGTCGGACTGGCTGCGGGAACTGGCCGAGCCGGAGAAGGCCGCCGAGTTCATCCCGTACATGAATTACTGGTGGGCGGTTGTCGCCGGTCCCCGCATTGTCCGTGACGGGGAACTGCCCGAGGGGTGGGGGCTGATGGTGATGCGCGGCGGCGTGCTGGCCGTGGCTGCGCAGGCACCGCGGCGGGACGCGCTGCCGCTGACCCCGAGCCGGCTCGGCGCGCTGCTGCGGGCAGTCGGCCAGACTGCCGCGAACATGGAGAGGCTGCAGGCCGAGCGGGAGTTCGCTGAACGCCTCGCCCGCAGGGAAACGGAACAACACGTAACTGAAGGGATCGCGTCGTGAGCATCCATCAACTCGCTGACCGCTGCTGGGAGCTGACCGACCCGGCTGATGATGAGCGGACACCCCACTACGGGGACGAGGCGGCCGCGCAGGCGGCGCTGAAGGAACTGCGGGACGAGGAGCCGGACACGAAGGCGTCGATCCGCCTGCTCGGGTCGGCGTGCTGGGTCACGCGGTGCGACGGTGACTGCGAGGCAATGCTCGACGAGGAGGACGAGGGGTACATCTTCCACCACGAGTCGATCGCCGACGCGCTGGAAACGGTCCGGGCTTATGAGTGGCGCACGGTCGGCGACAGCGTGTTCTGTCCGGCCGACGCTCCCGACGGCGCCGAGCTGCCGCTGTCGGCTGCCGAGCAGGAAGCCGCGGGGCAGCTGCCGCTCCCAGGCGTGATCGCGTGACCATGCTCGCTGGGCTGCCGCGCAGGCGCTGGTACCCGCCCCGGCGGGTCACGCTCGTCCTCTCGGTGCTGACCAGCGCGCTGGCAGTGTTCAGCCTGGTGATGGCGCTCACCGGCCACCCGGCGCCCGCACCGGTGCCGGTGCAGGTCTGCGGGCACGTCTACCACGTGGCGGCCGGGCAGGTGCTGCGCATCACCGGGTTCGGGGCGCACTGCTCAGCCGTGGTGACAGGAGGCTAGCGATGCAACCAAGACTCCCGGTGCCCGGGATGACACTCGAAGCCAGTCCGGCGCGTACCGGGTCACTGGTGATTGATCGGCGCGGAACGTTTTCCCCCAGGGCTGCCGGGGCCGCGCAGACTCGGGGTGCGCGGCCGCCCGGGCACCGGGACCTGGACCGTATCGCGCTGAAGGCGGCGGGCACGCACTGGAACCGGTCCCTGTCCCACGCGGACCGGGTGCAGGCCGCATGGTCAGCAGCCGCCGAAGCGCTCACCGTGTCCGCGGATCTGCCGGAGGAGGACCTGCTGCGCGCGGCCCGCGACGGCATCAGCGACCTGGAGGCCAGCACCCGCCGGTTCTACGGCCTGTCGCAGGCGTCCGGCTACCGTGAGGTGACGGGCGCGTTCGGCGCCTACTGGTGGCAGCCGCCCCTGTCGGGGTGGGAGAACGCGGTCGTGGAACGGATCGCGCTCGGCCAGGTGTGGGCCGCGATCAGTCGCGCGGACCGGCAGGTTCTGCGGGCCCTCGCCGACGCGGGCGGCGACCAGGCGAAGGCGGCGGCGACGCTCGGCGTGCCGTATGCGGCGTACCGGGGGCGGCTGGGGCGGGCCCGTAAGGCGTTCCGCGCCCTGTGGCATGAAGGTGAGCAGCCGCCACGGCACCAGGGAAGCGTCCGGGTCCGGAAGGTGACGCACTGCGGCCCCGCCGGCCATGAGTACACGCCGGAGAACACGCTCTACTGGCGGGAAGGCCACCGGACCAGGCTCCGGTGCCGGGCCTGCGAGACAGCCCGCGACGCGGCACGGCAGGAGACCGCCGCATGACCGTCACCCTGGAAACCCGTGTCACCTGCCCGGAATGCGGGCACAAGATCCGGTTCATCGCGGTGACCACGGTGCGGGTGAACAAGCGCAGCATCCGGGACATCGGCACCGGTCCCGTCATGCTCGGCGCACTGGAGGACTGGCGGTGCCCCGGCTGCCGCACGGAGATCCCCCGGGACAGGCCGCTGGACCGGGAACCCTACCGGCTCGTGGCGGAGGATGCGGTGAGGGTGGCGGAGTACCGGAAGGCGAAGTGGGGGATCGAGGAATGAGCGGGCAGCCTGACCCGGCGTGGCGGTGCCCGGACATCGGCTGCACCGCCCATCCCGGTGACGTGCAGGTGTGGGAACGGCCCGTGATCGACGAATCGCAGGTCATCCGGGAAACCGGGGCTGGCCTGTTCGATCCGCCGACAGCCGCGTTCGACCTGACCCGCACGTTCCGGTACCACCTGACACGGACCTGGGAGCCGAGCCGGGCGCCGCTGGTGTGGATCATGCTGAACCCGTCGACCGCCGACGCGGACGAGGATGACCGTACGATCGGCCGATGTGCGGAGTTCGCGCGGCGGGAAAACGCGGGCGGCATCAGCGTCGTGAACCTGTTCGCATTCCGCGCGACCAAACCCGCCGAGCTGCGCCGTCACCGTGCGCCGGTCGGGGGGCTGAACGACGCGTTCATCGTTACCGAATGCCCGGCCCGGACCGTGGTCGCTGCGTGGGGGGCGCACGGCACTTACCTCTACCGTGACCGGGAGGTGGCCGAGCTGCTCGCCGCAGTCGGCGTCCCGCTGCGGTGCCTCGGGGTGACGGCGGGCGGGCATCCCCGGCATCCGCTGTATGTGCGGGGGGATGCGCCGTTGGTCCCGTACCATACTGGTCTTGATTCGTGACCATAACAGGACTATAGTGGTCTTATGACGAAGAATGAGTACCGCGAGACGATCGTCACGCTGGCGCTCGTCTACGCGAAGCGGCACATCTACGACAGCGACCTGTATGAAGTCCGCATGGACGACATACACGACGCCATCGCGGAGCGCGGCAACGCCAGCGGCTACAAGTTTGCGCCGAAAGCCATCGCTGAGGACGTGCGCCGTGAGCTGCGCGACCACTACGGGCGCAGCAACCTGCCGGAGCTGCTGACATGAAACTCACCGCAGACCGCGAGGAAGTTGCGCGTCAGATAGCAGACGAGATCCGTCACCAGAGCACCGGCCTGGACAACGAGGACCGGCAAGCCGCCGGTATCGCGCTGTCCAGCTACGCCCGCGCAAAGAAATACCGCGACCAGGACCGGGCCAAGGTCAACGGCATGCGTATCGCGCTGACCTTTGTGCTGGGCCGGCCCAACGACATGCAGCTAGCCGACGCGTTCATCGCGGACGCACCGCACTGGAGGGGGCTGCCGTGAAGCATGTGAACCTCCGCCTCGACGACGGACTTCACTCCTGGCTAGTCGCCAGGGCCGCGCGCCAGAAGCGGTCCATCAACGGCCACATCGAATACCTGCTAGAGCAGGACCGCGCCACGGACCCCGCCGACAAGGCCACCCGCGACCAGCTCCGCGAGCTAGTAGAGCGCGCGTGGAACATCATCGCGAACGCAGGGTGGGAAGACCGCGGCAAGCCGCCCGACTGGCCGGAAACCGCCGCCCGCTGGATCGACGATCATCAAGCATTCGTGCGGGCGCAGAACCGCCAGCGGCTTGAGCGCGAGCGTGCCGAGAACGCGGGGGAGGAGTGAACTGATGCCTCGCAGCCGTGGCGGCGAACCCGCCTACGAAGCCGTGAACGGCGACACGATCACAGTTCGGGAGGCGAACGCAATCGATGCGCTCATGCGCCTCGCGAAACGCTGGCCGGACACGCTGACGCTAGTCGCCACGGGCGGCCTGCTGTGCCTGTTCCACACTGGCGACGAACGGTTCACCGAACCGTGGCCTGCCAACGAGGACGCCATCATCGCCCACATCGGCGGCATCCCGAACTGCCCACCGGAGGGCTGAACGATGCTGAGGACCAGGCGCGCGGCGGCCAACACGCTGATGGCGGAGTTGAAGGCCGCCTATGCCGAAATCGACCGCGTGCCGTATGAGGATGACCCGGACCGGAGTGCGCAGGCTATCGGCCGCTATGACGGGCTCAAGCGGGCTTACGTGCTCGTGTCCGGTCGTGATGCGCAGGATGTCAGCAACGAGGTGGTCTCCTGGTACATCCACACCCCGGAGTACCAGGCAGCGAAAGCACGTCAGGGAGGGCTGACCAATGGCTGACCCGATCCGCTGCCGGGTGTGCGCGAGGGCAGTCCAGCTGCGCGCCGACGGCACGGCCGGCCGGCACGATGACAAGTCCGGCCGGGAGTGCCCCGGCACCGGTCATCCGGCTGCGGGTGACCCGCCGTGCCTGCCCACCTGCCGTCCCGTCGGCACCATCGGCTGGCCGGTTCCCCTGTCGGCACGCGGCGACGCGCATGCGTCCACGGTCGTGTGCGATTCGCCGTCCCATCAGGATGAGGCCCGCGCGTGGGTGCACGGCATCACCGGGCACGCGGGCGTGTTCCGGACGTTCGCTGAAGCGAGGGCTGAGCGGTGACCGGGCTAGTGCAGATTCCCGCTTCGGCACACGTCTCCCCGGCGTGGCTCGCCCGGCCTGTCCACTCGCCCGAACGCCGCCATTTCAGCGTCCTGTGCTGGCGCGGCTGGTGCGACCACGAGTTCAAGCGCCGGGCCGTCGCGTACACGGTGACGGGCATCACGGGTGCACCGTTCAGGCTCGCGGACCTGCCTGTACGCACGTGCCCGATACCTGCCGAGTGCGAATGCGAATGCCACGACCAGGTGGCACCGAAGGCGGGAGGCTGACCGATGGGGCAGCAGCGGCGTTTCCGGCCCGGCCGCTGGGTGACCGACTACAGTCACCGGCGGCTGCAGGGGTTCAGCATCCGGGACGCCGCCACCCTCGCATCCGGCCGGCGGTGCGGCCGGGAGTTCGTGTGGGATGTGCCGTTCTGGCTGTACGGCCGGCGGATCGCCACGGTGCGGGTGCCGGGCGCTGACCCGTACGGCGCGGAGCGGTTCGCGGCCCGCTTCCTGTTCGCCAACATTTACCCGCGCCTGACCTGCGAGTCGGGGGAGTCGCTGCCACGCGACGGACGAGGGATCATCCTCCCGGTGAGGGCCGAGCGGTGACCGTGACCGATCCCGGGTGCGCGGCCCGCCGCGAAACGACGGGGGAAGACCAAGACCATGGCTGAGATCAGTTACGAGGACCTGACAGCCGGGCTGCGCAGCTGGGTCCGCCGCCGCGGCGAACACGAGCAGGCAGCAGTCGAGCTGCTGATCTGGCATGAAACCTGGCTGCGCCGCCCCGACTTTAAGGACGCGTGCATCACCCAGCTGGCGCCGGGCCTGGTCGCGGTCGACTGGCGGGAGGCCCGCGAGTTCATCGACCGCGGCTACCGGCAGAAAGGGCAACGGCCGCTGCCCGCCGCCTCATCACATAACCGCATCCTCGACATCGCGGTGGCGATCGGGGAGAACGAGTTCGGGCTGGCCGGTCTCGGCCGCGCGCACCGGCGCGCTGCGGCGGAAGCGTTCGCAGCTGCGTGCGGGGTGACCGGCGTACTACTGCCGACCTGGCCCGAGATCGAGTCCAGCGCCCTCTCTCATCTTGACGCTGCCCGCACCGAAATGTCATCGGTCCGGGACTGGCTCATTTCCGACTGGAAACCGCTCGGCACCCCGCTGACACCGGCGCAGGCGGAGGCCCGAGATGGGGTGCTGCGGATCGTCGGCCAGGTGAAAGACCTCATCGACGAGGCGAAGGGGCTGCTGCACCATGCCTGACCCGCTCACTGCCTCCCTTGACGAGATCAGGGAGCGGAACGCGAGGGCAGAGGGGCGCGACGGGGATGCGGCGCTGTGGATCGGGGCGATGGCGCGCATAGTCGGTGAGGACGTTCCCCGCCTCCTGGCCGCGCTGGACGCGGTACTGGCAGCGCACTGTGAAGCGAACGACGCACCCGGCCACTGCTGGGAATGCGGATTCAAACTGCCGTGCCCGACTTTGCAGGCCATCACCCGCGCCCTTACCGGAGGCACCGATGGCTGACCGCGCCGCCCGGATGCAGGCCATCTACGACCAGGTGCCTGCCATGGCGGACTGCAAGGGGAACTGCTGGATTTCCTGCGGCCCCGTGTCGATGACCCCGTGGGAAACCCGGCGGCTCGCCCAAGCCGGCCACTGCATCACCCCCGACGCGCAGGCCCGCCGGTCGATCACCGATTTCTGGTGTGAGGCGCTCGGCCCCGACGGACGCTGCCAGGCATATTCCATCCGCCCGCTCATTTGCCGTTTGTGGGGGACGGTCGACTGGCTGCCGTGCCCGTGGGGCTGCCGCCCCGTCGGCGGCTGGCTGCCCAACGACGTGGCGTTCCGGCTGATACTCGAGGCGGAGCAGATCGGCGGCACCGGGCATCCGGTTCCCCCGGAGGCGTTCGAGCAGCTGCGTAACCCGGCGCGGGTCGCCGAGATCGTCGCGGAGCTCGGCGGGAAACCAGGGGACGAGGCCCGGTTCCTTGCCTACGGGGCGACGCTGCCCGCAGCGATCACCCGGCGAAAGGGGACAAGCAATGAAGGCTGACCGCGATGGTGAAACAACATTCCGGCTCTACGGCAAGCACCGCCTGCCACGGTCACACCGCCGGGTGATGCTAGCGCTGCTGACCGGCGCCCCCCGCCTGTCCGGCTACCCGCTGTCCCGCCTCGCTCAGGTAGGTTCCGGGACCGTCTACATCGTGCTGGACCGGCTGGAAAACCGCGGCTGGGTTGAGGGCGAATGGGAAGACCCCAACCCGCTGCCGGCCGGTAAGGGGCGGCGCAGGTTCTACCGGCTGACACCGAAGGGACGCGCGGCGGTCACGTACCTGCTCGGCCTCGAGCCGGACGGCGACTCGTGGGCGGTGACCCCCCGTGCCTGATAAGCGGGCTAGCGAGCGCTGGGCGGTCCTGTCCGGCCTGGACATCGGCGCTGACGGTGACCCCTACCTTGACCGGCTCCGCATCGTCCAGACGCCGTTGTTCGGCATCTACCTGCATCACATCCACCGGCCCGACCGCGAACCCGACCCGCATGATCATCCGTGGTGGTTCGCGTCCCTGGTCCTGACCGGGGAGTACGCCGAGTTCGTGCTGCCCGACAAGCGCTGCCACCGCCGCACGATCACCCGGCGACGCCGCAGGTGGTCGCTGCGCTGCCTGTCCCGCCGCAGCGCCCACAAGGTTTACCACGTGTCCGGGCCGCTGTGGACGCTCGTGGTGACCGGCCCGAAACGCGGCGACTGGGGATTCTGGAACGGTCCCCGGTTCATCCCGTGGCGGGATTACCTGAACGCGACCGAGTTCGCCGATCAGGAGTCGTACTGGAGAGCGCAATGATCGCCGTCCTGAACTGGTGCCTCGACCACTGGTTCCTGATCTTCGTGCTCAGCGCCCTCGGCGTGTTTGAATCCGTCCGGGACTTTTTCGTCGGCACCGCTGAGGCCATCGCCGGGATCGGCCAGCGCCGCCACGAGCGCCGCATGGAGGAACTGCGGCTTCAGACGCAGGTCACCCACAGCGGACAGCGGCCCGCCGTGACGCCAGGCCCGTGCGTCCACCGCAACGTCAGGCCCGTGGTCGGCATCGACGGGAAGGTGAAAGCGTGGCTGTGCCAGTGTGACACCCCAGCTTCCCGCCGACTGGGCGGTGCGGGAGCAAGACCTGTGATGAAGGACGGGAACGATGGCGACAAGAGTTAAGGGACTAGCCGTCTCGCCGGCCCTCATCCTGCCCCGCGATGCGGTCACCCAGTCCTTCGCCTTGCTGGCGATCCGGAGGGCGGGTAAGAGCAACGCCGGCGCGGTCATGGCCGAGGAGATGCACCATGCCGGGCTGCCGTGGGTGGCGATCGACCCCAAGGGCGACTGGTGGGGCCTGCGCTCGTCCCGCGACGGGAAGGGCGACGGGCTGCCGGTCCCGATCTTCGGCGGCCTCCACGGCGACATGCCGCTGCTGCCCGAAGCCGCGAAGCTGATCGCCGAGCTCATCGTGGACCAGAACCTCACCTGCATCCTCGACGTATCGGACTTCCCGTCGAAGGCCGCAGAGATGCGTTTCCTGACCGACTTCGCCCAGCACCTGTTCCGGCTGCACCGCAAGAACCCGCACCCGCGGCACATCTTCCTTGAGGAGGCCGACGACTACCTGCCGCAGCGGGTGATGCAGGATCAGGCGAAATGCGTGGGCGCGTGGACCCGGCTGGTGAAGCAGGGCGGCGCGTTCGGCCTCGGCGTCACGCTCATCTCCCAGCGGTCGGCCGTCGTGAACAAGGACGCGCTCACCCAGGTAGAGACCCTGATCGCGCTGCGCACCACCAGCCCGCAGGACCGTGCCGCGATCAAGGCGTGGACCGACTACCACGACACCAGCCGGGAGATCGTCGACTCGCTTCCGGGACTGGAGGATGGCGAAGCGTGGGTTATATCGCCCAACTGGCTCGCTCGGCACGGCCAGCCGGCCGTCCAGCGGGTGCGGTTCCGGCAGCGCGCCACGTTCGACTCTGCTGCCACCCCGACGATGGCCACCGCAGCGCAGCGCCCCGCCACGCTCGCCGACATCGACCTCGGCGCGATCCTTGACCGGATGGAGTCCGTCGCCGAGCAGGCCGCGAACGATGACCCCGTAGCGCTGCGGAGGCGAATCACCAGCCTTGAACGGCAGTTGGCCGCGAAGCCCGGCACCACGCCGGACCGGGAAGCCGCCAAGTTGCGAGAGCAGATCCGCGACCTCACGGCCGCGCTTGACGAGGCCCGGAACCGGCCCCCTGAGCGGGTGGAGGTTCCCGTGTTCGGTCCCGGTGACATCGCCGCGCTCGAGCAGTACATCACCGGCGCGCGGGACGTGGCGGGCAGCCTGGAGCTCGTGCTGTCCCGCGCCACCGCGCTGGCCACCGCGAAACCCGCGGCCGCAGCCGCGCTGCCGCGCCGGGCCGCAGCGAAGCCCGCACCGCCGCCTGCGGCGCCCCGCGACATACCGGGGCTCCGAGCGGGTGAACGGGCCATGCTGGAAGCGCTGGCCCGCCAGTACCCGCTCAAAACTACCCGGGCGCAACTCGGGTCGCTGAGCGGTTTCGCGCCGCGCGGCGGCACGTTCCGCACCTACCTCGGCACCCTCCTCCGCGCCGGCCTCGTCGCCCGGGACGGCGACTACGTGACGCTCACCGACGCCGGTATGGCACTGACCGGAACCGACGGCCGCCCGCCGGTCACCGCCGAGGAGATCCGGGAAACGTGGCGGCGTGTGCTGCGGGCAGGGGAACGCGCCATGCTCGACATCCTCATCGACCGATGGCCGGAGCCGGTCGGCCGCGGCGAGCTCGCCGAACTGACCGGGTTCGAGGTTACAGGCGGCACGTTCCGCACCTACCTCGGAACCCTCCGCCGTAACGGGCTCGCCGGCGAGACCAGCGACGGGATACGCGCCGATGATGTCTTCTTCCTCACGGACGCCGCCGATGCCTGACGACGGGATCTGGATCGAGTCCACGCGCGGCCCGGACGACAAGCCGGTATGCCTCATCACCTGGGGATCGATGCAGTGGTATGCGCCGGTCGCTGATGTCCGCGTGACCGCGCTCGACCTCCTCACCTGCGCCGCCTACGCCGAGATGGCGATGCACCTGAAGCTCGCGCTGGACCTGGACGCCGGCACCGCTTCGGCGCTCATGTCAGACCTGCTGAGCCAGCAGCGCAGCGAAGAGTTCGGCACCCTGTCCACCATCACCTTGATGCCTGCCGGGTCAACGAAACGCCGGCTGGCGGTCGTGCTGCTCAGACGGGTCCGCGGCGGCAGCGGGTGGGACGGGGAGGTGGACGCCGCTGAGGCGCGGGCGATGGCGCTGCGGTGGCTCGAGGTCGCGGAAGCCACCGAATCGGATCAGCTGGTCAGTGAGGCGCTCCGCGCGACGAGGGTGTGCGGCACGGCCGGGCAGGAAAAGCTGTTCGGGTACCTGCGGGAATTGAGGGCCGCGCCATGATCATGATCCTGCACCTGGCCGACAAGCGTGACGTGCAGGTGCCCGCGCGCATCACGCACGACCCGGGGACGGGCACGACGCGGCTCGTCACCGCGTGGCCCGATGACGTTGAGGGTGTCACGGTGACCGGCTTCACGCTGATGGCCAGCACGACCCCGCTCACCCTGGAAGCGGGTGACACGCTCACCATCCCGCTGCCGTACATGATCGGGACGGAGAAATGAGCGCCCGGTTACCGGGCACTGACGGCCTCCTCCGCCCGGGCCCGCCGCCACGCCACGGCGAGCACCGCCCCGGCCGCCGTGCCCGCCACGGCGAACCACGCGATCACCAGGGCCGGGCTGACCCGCTGCGCGATCGCGCCCGCCGCCAGCACCGCGACGGCCTGGGCCAGGCTCATCGCCGCGCCGACGACGCCGTTGGCCTTGCCCCGGTGCTCGTCCGGGACCGCCATGATCATCGCCCCGGCCGCGGCCGGGATGAACCCGGTGAACAGGCCCGACACCGCCAGGATGACGACCGCGCCGGCGAGCACGGGCGGCCCCGCGAACGCGGTGAGCACCACGCAGCCGGTGACGGCGGTCACGGCCGCCAGCCGCATCCGCAGGTCCTCGGCGACGAACCGCGTGTAGACCATCGGGCCGATCGTCGCGCCCGCCGCGCCGGCCGCGAGCAGCACCCCGACCGTGCCCGCGCCGCCGCCCAGCTGGCGGCTCAGCGGCACCGACAGCCCCTCCGGGACGGCGTAGAAGCCGGCCAGGCACAGCAGGCCCATCGCGGCGACGGCGACGGGGCGGGTGAGCACGACGCGGACCCCGGCGAGCACCTGCGGCCGGGCCGGGCCGCCGCCGCCGGGCGCCGGGCGGGCCCGGACCCCGTACCGGATCAGCGCGGCCGATGCGAGGAACGAGGCGGCGTCGACGGCGATCGCGGCCCGCACCCCGACCAGGGCGACGACCGCGCCGCCGGCGGCGAACCCGGCGAGCTGCGCGACCTGGTAGGTCGCCAGCGTGACGCCCATCCCGACCGGGAACCGGCGCTCGCCGAGCGCCGCGACGTTGGTCGCCATCCGGGCGGACAGGAACGGTTCGATCGCCAGGCCGACCGTGAACAGCAGCGCGATCAGCGCGGCGAGCGGCAGGCCGGGGATGAGCATGACCGCGACCAGCGCGGCGCACGCCAGGTCACTCACGATCATGACCTGCCGCCGGGGCCAGCGGTCGGCGGTCCAGCCGAGCAGCAGCCCGCCGGCGAACATCGCCAGGGTGGTGAGCGCGAACGTGACCGCGGCGAGCAGCGGTGAGCCGGTGCGGCCGTAGACCAGCACCGCGATCGCGACGCGGGCGAACTGGTCGCCGCCGAACGAGATGAGCTGGGCGATCCACAGCGCCCGCCATTCGCCTACCGCGAACACCTCGCGGTAAGTCACCTTGCCCTGGACCTGCTGCGCTTGCGTGCCGGCCGTCATGGTGGCGCCTTTCCGGTCAGGCGCGTCTTATAGCCGGGCGGCAGCGGCGACGCAGGCAACGGTGTATCCCCAGGAGACCCCGACTGGCGGGCAGCCGAGCAACGGCCAGAACCCGAACGGTCCGCATGCCCAGTTCTGGCACTCCTGGCTGTCTGCATCGCCGGCCGGGGGCCGCGGGATGCCTTCGTCGTCGAAGTAACGCACGTAATCGTCCTCCGCCGCCTAGTAAGAGCCGGAAGCTAGCAGGCTGCCTGGAGACTATCAGAAAAGTTACCTCTTGACAGCAACCAAATACGTAAGGTTACAGTTGCATCGTCCGGGCCGCGAAACTCTGCAAATCCCCGGAAGGGGGCAGCCATCATGAACATCGCCGCCGTCGCACTCGTGTACTTCCACAGCTGACACCCCGCCACCGCGACACGCACAAGGGCCGCCGCCCTTGCCCCGTTGGGCGGCGGCCCCCATTTTCCGGGGGGAAGTGCACATGACCGGGACACTGCTCACAGGCACACGGCAGCTAGGCGTCGCGGAGATGCTGGCCGCCGAACTCAAAACCAGCCGTCTCCCCGCCACGGGCATCCTCGAGGATCACCTTCGGGCCCAGCGCGGCGCCGCCTGCCCGCTGCGCCTCCACGTCACCGGCCCCGACCCCCATCCCGGTGTCCGGCAACTCAAAGACAAGGAGAAGGCCCGCGTCGGCGCCCCCGGCCTCGCACAGTGCTACTGGCGGACCGGCCTGATGCTCTACGACCTCGCTGAGATCGCCGTCGTCACCACCCTCGTATGGCTCCCCGCACGGCTTCGGGTTGAAGCGTGCATCGACCTGGCCGAAAAGATCCCGGCCGGGAAAGCACTGCCCGGCATGCAGCGCACCGACCGGCGGGCTATGGCGCTCACCGAACGCGAACACGAGTTGGACCCGGCTGACGGCCTCTGCGGCGACCTCGACATCGCCGTCACGGCGTCGGCAGTGCTGATCGTCGACGGCTGGGCCGCCGCGATCGCCACCGAACACATCACCCGCTCGTTCACCGAACTCCTCGCCGGGGACTGAGAGCGACAATAAATCGGTGTTTAATGTCGCGCATGCCGCCCCGCGACGCCCGTCTGTGCCCCGACCTCGAGCGCGCCCTTCCCGCCGAGGGGTACACGGACTACCGGGTCGTGCGCGAGCTCCGCGAGGCCGTCTTCGGCGACGGCCGGTGGCGCCCGGTCACCCTCCGGGCGGTATGGCGGGACCGCGGCGGCCGGTGGGTGGCGAAGCTTGAGTGGAGCATCGACGGGGAGGGCTGGACCGAGGCGTACGTGGCCGACGCGGAGAAGATCCGGAAGGTTTAGCTAAGCATCGCGCCTCACCCCGTACCGGGTGCCGAGCACGTAGGCGGCGTGGCCGTCGAGTGGTATCGGCGGAGGTTCCGGTTCAGCCCATCCCGTGAACGGGCTGTAGTAGCGGATCTTCACGCCAAGGATGCTGGCGGGGTTTCTCTCGCGGTAGCGATCGAACCGCCCGCCGGGGACGCTCGCGAAGCCCTCAAGCGTGTTACATGACTGGCATAGCAGGCCGCGCACAAGACCGGTCTCATGGTCATGATCAGTGAACTCCGCGCGACCGCCGCAGACCGCGCATCGGCGATCCTGCCAGTCATCGAGCAGACCCATCGCCAGGGCGTGCGCCTCATCCTCGTCCGGGCACCCGACCGCCGCAGCGGCTCGCCGACGGTGCTCATCGGTGACAGGCCACGACCAGCATGCGACCGGAAGCCCCCAGCAGGACTCAAGGCGCTGCTGCCCGGCGAGTTCCGTCACGCTGGCATGCTCCGCCAGTTCCGCTTCCGTCGCATGGCTTCGGCATGCCAGTGCTTCATACCGCATGGTGGTGCCGTCGCATTCGACGGTGACGGCAACGAGTCTGTGGCTGCGGCACGGCGTCTCGTTCTTGGTCGGGCGCCCGCACAGCGCAGGGTCACGAGAGAGCAGATCGGCGAGGGTGTCGACCGGATACCATTTCCCGCCCGTGATCGTCACTCCGTGCCCGCCAGGTAGTTAGCGAGCGTGTACCCGGGAGACCGGTCCAGGCGGCTGCGTGACCGGTCGTACCGGCGGGTGGTCCGCGGATCCTTATGCCCCATCGCGTCTTGCAGGTCGACCAGGTTCCCGCCCGCGTCCAGGTAGAGGGTGGCGAAACTGTGCCGCATCGAATGGGCACCCATCCGCGACACGAGCTCGGCCGGCAGCCCGGCGGCGCGGCCGAGACGCCGCATCAGCCCCCACACGTCCGCTGGCCGCATCGGCTTCCCGGTTGAGGTCACGAACACCCGCCGCGGTGCACTCGCGTGGCCGCGGACCGCAGGAAGGCTCGTGTCCGGGCGGGTCGCGAGGTAGGCGTCCAGGCGGGTGATGACCGGCGGCGGCATGACCAGCGCCTGCCTGACGCCGCCTTTCCTCGTCACCCACAGGACACGGTGCCCGCGGTCCATGCTGATGTCGGCGGTGACCGCACCGCACACCTCAGACACCCGGGCGCCGGTGAACAGCAGCAGCGCGGCCAGCGCCGCATTCCGCGGCGACGCCCCCCGCCCGCCGTCGGCGGCGGCGAGGATCGCAAGCGCCTGCTCCCTCGTGAGACCCGGGGTCTTCGACGTGTCCGGATCGACCTCCGGCCGCGGCAGCCCGTCCGCCGGGTTCTCCGCGACGTAGCCTTGCCGTTTCAGCCACGCATACCACGACGACACCGCAGCGAGTTTCCGCGCAACCGTAGGCGCCGACAGCCCCGCTGCTTCCATGCCGCGGGCCCACAGCGCGACGTGTTCCTGCCGCACCCCGCCGAGCGGGTGGATACCCGCCGACCCGCAGAAGGTGAGCCAGTCCGGGGCCTTGGCCGGCCGCGGTTCGCCGATCGTCTCGGCGCCGGGGCGGAGGATTCGCACGCCGAGGTCCAGCCCGTAGTTGAACCGGGTGTGCGCCGATCGCTTGGTGGTCAGCCAGCGGACCACGAGCTGCTCAGCAGTCAGCTGGCCGCCAGCAGCGGCGGGGACCGGCGCGTACGGCTCGACCTCAGTCATGCGCCTTCCAGCCCGAACAGCGGCACGTGCTGCGCCTCGAGCGCGAGTTCGACGTGGGCGATGTCCTGGCCTTCGGCGCGGGCCCGCTCAATCCACTTCTCGGCCATTTCGCGGGTGTTCTCGAACGCCTGCTCCCGCCCGGCACCGTGGTTGGAGCCGCCGCAGATGCAGTCGCAGTCCGGCTCTTGAGCGTTGTAGCATTTCGCGTCGCAGCGGCCCTGCTCACCGCCCGACGACTGATAGGAGATCAGGGTAGTCACCGGGGGACCACCTACTCGTCGCTGTGATCGGCGAGCCACTGGAAGACCTCGGTGCGGCTGATCCGCCACGAGTCACCCCACCGGGCGACGAACTCGAACTTGAACTCCTGATACGGCAGGGGCCGGTACCCGCCTTCGCAGTCGATGCACTTGTACGTTTCCCCGGCGTCGTGGCTGTCCGCTTCGTACGGCACCTCGCGGTCGCTGTCCGGGTCCCAGACCAGCAGCCGCGTGCCTTTGCAGGTGCGGCATACGGCGTCGTCGCCGAGCACGGCGATGAGCAGGGACCGGGCGAGGTCGGCCGGGCCGGAACCCGCGTAGCCCCATGAGAAGCCGGTCGGTGAGTGCTTGGCGACGTGGTTGAGCAGTCCGAGGGGTTCGTGGCCGCCGGTTTCGATGATGACCGCGTGCGGTCCGGCGGTGCTGGTGGTGTCGCCGCGGTACCAGACCTCAGCGGGCGCGGCGGTGTCGTTCGGTGCAGTCATGATGCCTCCGTTAGCTTGTTCGATCCTCGCGCCGGATTGCGCGCATGCTGGGCAACGACCCCCGGTCGCTCACCGCCACCTCACGAGTTGCCCGCTGCCCACGCAGCGTCGGCCTGTAGATGGATTGTTGTGCGGCTTCAGCGCGATCTCCGTCCGATCGCGGTTTGTGTTGCCGCCTGCCGTCGACCGACCGCAGGCCGGACAGTCGGCTCTTGCTAGCCGAGTGCCACGCACGCCGCCTGTGTGCCTGTTGCCATGCCATGCCATGACCCAAAGATAACAGTAATTATCTCCGTATGCCAGGAGGCTGGTTTACGTGTCGCTGACGGCTGTTTGACGTATCACCGACGCATCACGCGCACCCCGCGCGACACTTCGGTTACGGTGGTTTTTCATGCGAAACGCCGACCTCACCACCATCGCCAGCATCCGCGCGGACCTCGCGTCGGGCACCGCGCAGGCCGTCCGGGAGGCGGCCGGGGTGAGCCGCGCCGAGATCGCGGACGCGGCGGGTGTCACCCGGCAGTCGGTGCACGCGTGGGAGACACTCGGCGTGGTGCCGTCGGCCCGCAACGCCCTGAACTACGCGCGGGCGCTCGCCGCAGCCGCCCGCCCTGCCGCGTAAAGGATCTGTAACGGGCCGCGGTGTCCTCCGATGTCTCTCCCCAGGTACCCAGGGACTCCGGTATCGTTTCGGCGGGGTTTTACCCGCATTAATCACCAGATGGGAAAGGACACCCACATGAAGCTGATACCCCGTGCTGCCGTCCCCGCCGCTGTGGCGGTCGCGGCGGTGCTGGTCCTGGGAGGCGGTACCGCGCTCGCGGTCACGTCCGCCTCGTCCTCGTCGCCGTCGACCCAGAAGGGCGCGTGCGTGAGGAACGACAGCAACTCGTTCACCACCTCGCGGTGGTGGCAGCACGGCAGCCCGGCCGTGTGCCAGGCAGGCTGGAGCTGGTGGCCGAACGGCCCGTCCAGCGGCGGTGCGCAGGGCCCGGCAGGACCGCAGGGACCGGCAGGACCGGCGGGACCGGCAGGACCGAGCGGCGTGCAGGCGCTTACCACGACGACGCTCACGGAACACGACGGCATCGCTGCCGGCGGCAGTTTCTTCGCTCTCTCCACTGAGGTCGGCACCATGGACCTCGCGGCGGGCGCGTACCAGGTGTGCGTGAACGGCAAGGTGGAGCAGCCGACCGCCAGCACCGGGCAGCTCAGCGCGCAGCTATTCCTGTACGACCAGGTGAAGAACGCCGGCTTCGCGGGTGACCTGCTGAACGTCAGCACGCCCACCCAGGGCGGCACCACCCATGACGCCTACCTCAACGGCTGCACCCTGATCAGCGAAACCGCCGCCGTCACCCTGCGCCTGTACGCCTTCGGGTACCTCAGCAATTCAGGGTCGGCCATGTTCAACCTGATGGGCGGCACGATCTCCGCCATCAAGCTGACCCCGGCGGCCTGACCTACGGGGACCGTCCCGCCGCAGGGTCATTGAAACGGCTTCGCGGCGGGGCGGCAGGGCTAGGATTCGCGCGAGTTTCATTGGACGTGACCGCCTGCACGTGGAAAAGTACAGGAAGTTAAAAACCCGGCCGCGGGAACGACCGGGCACACCAGCATCATCAATCAAGGGGAATCTTACCGTGGCAGCAGCAGCGCATCTAGACCCGTTCCGCCTGGCCGACGCGCCCGCCCCCGACGGGGCCGAAGATGTCCGCGCGGTGATGACCGAGATCACCCCGGACATGGCCGCGCAGTGGATGAAAGACCACCAGCAGGCCGTCGCAGCGAAACGGGCGGCCGGCGGCGGCACGGCGCGGGACAACCGGCCAGTCCGGTGGGGTGATGTCGCCAAGTACGCCCGCGACATGACGGCCGGGAATTGGCGGCGCAACGGCGAGACAGTCAAGCGGGCCACCGACGGCACCGTCCCGGACGGGCAGCACCGACTGTACGCCTGCATGCAGGCCGAGGTGCCGTTCTGGTCCCTGGTCGTCACCGGGGTCGCACCGGACGCGCAGGACACGATCGACACCGGTATCAGGCGGAAACTGTCGGACCAGCTCGCCATCGGGAACGAGAAAAACGCGGTGATTCTCGCGTCGGTGGCCCGCTGGTCGCTGCGCTGGCTGCACGGGGTCCGCGGCGGCACCAGCAGGGGCGGCGGGTTCGACCCGACCTATTCGGAGGTGCTCGACTTCATTGAGCTGACCCCGCAGCTGCGTGACGCCACCCAGTTCGCGGTGCACGCACGGGAGGTATTCAAGCCTGTCCGCGCCTCGGTGTACGGCGTCGCGTGGATGCTGTTCAACGGCATCAACGACATCGCCGCGAAGGTGTTCCTCGACGGGGTGACCGCCGGCGCGGACCTGCCGGCCGGGCATTCCGCGCTGGCGTTCCGGACACGGATGCTGAATGCGGCGCTGTCCGATGAGCGGCTGAACGAATCGGAGCAGCTCGCGCTCATGATCTTCGCGTGGAACGCGTTCCGGGAAGACCGGAAAATGGCGGTGGTGCAACTCCCGAAGGGCGGGCTGACCGCGCAGAACTTCCCCGAGCCGAAGTGAGGTGCCCGTGAGGACAAGGACCAGGCTCAAAGACCCGGTGACGAGGACCGCGGCCTTCCCGGTCACCGTCACGCGGCTCCCGGTCGTCACCTGCGCCGAATGCGGGCAGTCGATGGCGTACCAGCCGGGGCCCGGCAACGCTGCCGCGGTGCTCACCGAGCACTACCAGCGCGAGCACACCGAGGAATGAGTAAGGCCCCGGACGGGTCCGCCCCGGCGGTAGCCGAGTACCCGTTCACCGACCTGATCAGCGGCCGGGAATGCGTGCTGGTCATCCCGCCGGGCGGCCGCATGTACCCGCTGCCGGGGCAGCCGAAAACCGGGATCCGGCATCCGGGCTGCGACCACCTGGCGGACCTGGCTGTGGGACTGGACGCGTTCTTGTGCCTGGCCTGCCGGTGGAGCGGCCGGATATCCGGCGCCTGGGCAACGGACATGATCCGGAAGGCGCCGTGATGTTTGAGCGGTTCACCGACCGGGCCCGCCGCTCCGTGGTTCTCGCGCAGGAACAGGCCCGGATGCTGCACCACCGGGAGATCGACGTTGATCATATGCTCCTCGGCCTCGCCGCCGAGGGGGAAGGGGTCGCGTTCAAGGCGCTGTCCGCGGCCGGGCAGAGCCTGCCGGGGCTGCGGATCGCTGTGGAGGAAAGCCGGGTGCCGGGTATCACGGCGGTCCCCGGGCACCTGCCGTTCACCCGCGAGCTCAAGCGGGCGCTCGAGAACGGGCTGCGGGAGTCGCTGCTGCTCGGCCACACCTATATCGGGACTGAGCATCTGCTGCTCGGCCTGATGCGGGACTGCGAGACCCGGGATGTCAGCCCGGTCACCGCGGTCCTGGCAATGTGCGGCACAACCCCGCAGGAGATCCGCGAGCAGGTCATGATCCTGCTGCGCGGCTACGGGGACGTGCCCGCCGAGCCCGAGACCGCCGCCGCTCCCCCGGGCGTGCAGTCACTTCCCCCGGGCGTGCAGGCGCTCGCCGACGGGCTGGATGAGATCATCCGCATCGCGCAGGGCATGAGACGGGACCTGGATGCCCTGGGCGCGGACCCGCCGTCAGTAGACGGGCTGGGTGCCGGCGAAGATGACCGGTGACTCGGGTGTGCCGGTGATCTTCGACCACACGTCGTAGCTCTGCCCGGCGGTGAGGGTGACGACCCCTCCCCCGGGCCCGACGAGACTCTGCGCGACGTAGCCTCGGCCGGTGCCGCCGAGCAGCCACGACGCCGTGTACCAGGTGACCGGCTGCGCGGGCGCGGCCGGGTGCCCGCTTGAGACGGGGAACGCCATCTGCACCGGCAGCAGGGACTGGCCCGCAGTCTGCCCGGTCGGGTCGATCGTCGTGCCGTCGAGGTCGGAGGTCCACAGGACGTTGATCTCCGCGAGAGACAGCGCGGATATGGGTGCGTAAAGGGTCGTCATGATCTTCCACCTTGCTGATGACGGCTGGGCTGTCCAGCGGTTCCGGGGTCTGGCGTCTGTTTTCCATCGCGTGCCGGCCGCCCCGGCGTGCCACCGCCCCGCCCCGGGGTAGCCGTGCCATCTGGCGGCGGCAGCGGCGGCCAGCCAGGTGATGGTGCCCGTGCCGGACCCGCCGGTGACCGTGCAGGTGACGGTGATTACGCCGGTCCCGGACAGGGCCGCGCCGGCGGGCGGGGTGAACCCGGTCGTGAGCACCCCGGACCCGGTGAGGGTGACAGTGACCTGAAGGGTCCACGCCGCGGTGAGCGTCCCGGTGCCGGACAGGGCGGCGGTGGCCCCGAGCGTCACCGTGACCGTCAGCGTCCCGGTCCCGGAAACCGCCACTCCCGGCAGCTGCGTGACCGCCGTGCTGAGGATGCCGGTGCCCGACAGGAGGGCGGCGCCCTCGCCGCCTTCGGCGACCGTGGCGGTGCCGGTGCCCGACAGGGACACGGTGACCAGCTGAACGACAGCGGTGGCCATCGTCCCGGACCCGGACAGCGCGGCGGTGGGCTGCTGGGTGACGGCGGTGGTGAGGGTTCCCGACCCGGCCAGCGCGGCACCGGGCTCGAGGATCCAGGCGGTGGCCAGCGTGCCCGTGCCGGACAGCGCCGCCCCGGCCTTGAGCACCCAGGCGGTCGTGAGGGTGCCCGCCCCGGACGCGGCCACGGCAGGCTGCTGCGTGACCGCTGTCGTGAGGGTACCGCTGCCGGACAGGCCAGCTGAAGGCAGTTGCGTCACCGCCGTGGCCAGTGTGCCGGTGCCGGACAGGCCGGCGGTCGGCTGCTGCGTCACAGCGGTGGTGAGCGTGCCGGTGCCGGACAGGCCGGCGGTCGGCTGCTGCGTCACAGCGGTGGTGAGCGTGCCGGTGCCCGACAGGCCGGCGGTCGGCTGCTGCGTGACCGCGGTGGTGAGTGTCCCGGTGCCCGCGAGGGTGACGGAGGCGGCCAGTGTCCAGGCCGTGGCCAGCGTGCCGGTACCGGACAGGGTGGTCGCACCGGACAGGACAGGCGAACCCGGTGCGAGCAGCATCACCGTGCCGAACTTCTGCCCCGCATCCCCCCACCCCGGAGCCTGCGCGCTCACCGCGCAGTTCGGGTTGTATGCGAAGCCGTTGCCATTCGCGTCGAGCTGGTACGTGAAACCGGCCGTGGAGCCTAGCGTGGCAGTGCCGCTGTCCAGCGCGAACCCGATGTACATCTCATTTGCGGCTGACGGGGTAAGGCTGGGCCACGTGGCAGTACCGGAACCGTCAAGGTTGGCCTGCTGGTCGAGAGACACCTGCCCGGTAGCCGACAGGACTTCCTGCCCGGCGACCCGCAGCGTCGTCGGGGTGACGCCGCTCCAGCCCACTGTGACAGTGCCAGGGGTCGTGGACGTGACCTGCCCGATAAAGCACGTGGACCGCCACGCGTTAACCGACCCGGCAAAACTCGAACCTATCTGCGCCCACGTGCAGTTAGGCGACGACACGGACGGAGTGCTGGACTGGGTGTCTTCCTGTATGACCTCAAGGAAAACGAAGTCGCCGGTCGCGGCAGGTGCCAGCGTGAACGTACTGCTGGTGGCGTTTATCAGGGAGCCGACCGGCGTAAATTGGTTAGGTGCGGCAACGTTGACCGCCTGCTGCCTGCGGCGGAACCTGCGCCCCCACTGCTGACCGCCGGGCTGCGTCACGGACGAGGTGGCCTGGGCGGCAACCGGGCCTAGATATCCGATATTGCTAAGGCCCAGGTCATCCATCCAGAACGGGCCCTGGTTGGCAGAGCTGCCCGTGAGTCCATAGCTGTAAATGTTGGCCGTGGACCCGGTGTTAAATGCCGCAGCCGACGTATTGATCTCATCAGGGACCACGCTGTCCATGGTCTTGAATAGCTGCTGCTCTACCTGGCCGACGGTGGCAGAGATAGTGACGAAACCCTCAATGCGGAACCACTGATTCAGCGGGATCGTGGCAGTGCTTGTCAAAATAGAGGTCGAACTAGCGCCACGGAAATTAAGCGTGCCGTTGCTGAGGATTTGAACAAACGACTGAGCGGTAGTGCCGTTGAACGCGACCCAGAGACGTGCGTTAGCTGTCGGGAAGGCGGTGAAGTACAGGTACATCCGGAACCAGACCGTAGTCTGGGTGCCCATCGACGTGGACCAGCTCAAGTCTGATGGAGTGGCTGTGGTGCCGGTCGCAACCTCGTAAGCCAGAGTCCCGTGCGCGACATGCGTGTTGTCAAAGATCCCGACCGCGCCAACGCCCGTGTTAGCTACTACATCGAACGCATTACCAGACGCCCCGCCACTGTTGGCTGCGGTAAAAGTGGTTCCGTTAGTGCCGCCCTCAGCGCTGTTGGTCAGGTTTCCCGCCGGGCCAAGCAATGCTGTATCTGATATGCCCAGGTCATCGAAAAACCAAGGGCCAGCCGCGATGCTGACCAGGCCATATTGTCCAGAGCCGATAGTGCCGCGTGTGGCCCGTCCCGTCAGGTTAAACGTTCCGCCGGTTATCGGCGTGGTGCTGTCCCCGAGGTAGACGTTGGAATCCACGGTCCCGACTGTGGCGTCGCCATGAATGTGCAGCTCGATGCGGTACCACGTGTTCAGTGACAGAACAGGGGAAATCGCAGTATTGTTGGCCAAGTTCTGGTCGGAGAAGAACAACTGGTTAGCCGTGTTTATCTGGAACCGGCCATTGCGCCCGGCGGCGCTCTGCACGTCCAGCACCACCGCCGTGGCAGTGGGCGCGGACGGCAAGAACAGGTAGAGCCGGAAATATGCGTCAAGCACCTCAGCGGGCAGCGTCCAGTTGACATGTGCGACGGTGCTCACCGACATGGATGAGCCACTGTGCATCGCCGGGGTGTTGGAATAATTGACTGTGCCGGTTACTGATGTAAACGCAGTCCCGTTACTACCTGAGTTAGCCGCAGTGATAGCAGTCCCGTTCGGCCCGTCAAGACCGTTAGTCCAGGTAACCACGGAACCTCAGTTCAGGCCGAACAATGCCATCTGCTGGAGAGTCGTGGTGTTGCCGGCCGCGCTAGCCGACCAGGTGCCCCATAGCTCAAGGGCTGCTGCGCTGGCCGGGTTGAGCCCGGTGAACGCGCCCTGGAACTGGACCGTCTGCGCCGCTGAGCTGAGCACGCCGGTCGCGACGACGGACATCTGGAGCCTGCCGTTGACCTGGATGGACAGGCCGTTCAGCGCGCCGATCTGCGTCGGGGTGATCCAGGCGTCCAGGAACCAGAGGCAGGTGGTGGCAGCTGTCGGCGCGAGCGTCGGCCAGAAGGTCGCGATGTTGGTGCCGAGCGTGCCGGGCGTCGGGTCCCAGCCGAGCACGCCCTGGAACGTGGCCGCTGCGGTGGTGGCGATCGTGCCCTCGGCATGCAGCCATATCGGACGGCCCAGTCCTTCGGCTCCGCCCTGCCAGTACCCTGCCCTGACGCTGGCCACGTCGGCTGTGGCTGCTGGCGCGGAGAACACCGCCTGGGTCGTGTACGTGTTCTTGGTGACTGGTGCAGGCAGGCCGTACAGCACCTCAGCCTGCGTCATCGTGTAGCCGGACATTTCAGGCTGCCCTCCGGGGTGTCACCAGCCGGTGAGCACCGCGCCGCTGCCAGGCCGAGTTGAGAGAGGGCATCTCACCACCCGGTCGCCGTCAGTGTGATGGATGCCGCAGCGAACTGGAGCGTGTTCCCGGCGTTGACCGTCACCGATCCGCCGGTCAGCGCGCCGTAAATCCACCGGAGCGGCGTCGCGGCGGTGTCCCAGATTTCGATGCCCGCCACGGTGAAACCGGCGCCGGTCGCGGTCCAGGACACGCCGCCGGTGCCCGGCGGGGAGATCGCCGCGGTGGTCCCGGAGATGGTGGAGGGGGCGGTGTATGACGAGCCGAGCGCGGTGTACCCGTTCGCGGTGGTAAGTTCGGTGCCGTTGGCGGATCCGGTGCCGTTGGCGGACATGAGCCGCAGGTGCCAGCCGGCGGGCACGACCGGCCAGGTCGCGCCGGTGATGATGCTGTTCAGCATGGAGGTGACCCGGTTCAGGTCGGTCATCGCCATGTCAGCCGCCCACTTCCCCGGCCATGACCGTGATGGTGACCGGGCGGCAGGACGAGTCGCCGCTGCCGGCGACCGCCTGCGCGTGGTCGTCGTGCGAGGTGTGCACCGTGCAGCAGGATCCGTCCGGGGAGCCGGGCGGGTCATCCGCCGGGGTGCGGCACTGCGCCGCGGCGTCGGGGGCGGCGTTGTTGCTGGTGATCCCCCAGCCGCCGCAGTTGTCGCACTGGACGTGAAGCGCCACCAGACCGCTCCTCTCCCCTATTCGGCTGTCGCGTTGAGAGTGATCGCCGAGGCGGCGAACTGAACCGTGTCACCGTTCACTACGCCGGTGATGTTGCTGGTCAAAGTGCCCTGGAACCAGCGCAGCGGCGTGCCGGCGGTGTCCCAGATTTCGATGCCGAGGATCGTTGACCAGGTGCCGGTCGCCGACCAGGACACCGAGTTGGCGTTGGATGCGGTCGGTGCGGTGGTGGAGAACGACCCGAACGGGGATGACGCGCCGAGCGACGAGCCGCCCGCCGTGTACCCGGGGCAGGTGCCGGACGTGGATTCGGTGCCGTTGGAGGCGTTGACGTTCCCGTTCCCGGAACCCATCGTGGTCATCAGCCGCAGGTGGTACGGCTGGGTGATGGTCAGGGCACCGCCGGCGTTGAGCGCGAGGTTCAGGAACGCGGCGGTGCGGCCGGTGTCGGTCATGTACGGCATGTCACACCGCCGCCAGGATCTCGCCGACAGTCGCGAAGTGCACGACGGGGCGGCACACGGTGCAGCCGTCGACGCCGATGCCGCAGTGGCCGCCGGGGCAGTCCTCCCCCGCCGGGGTGAGCCTGATGCAGGCTGCGGGGTTCGGGTGCGGGCACGGCTGCCCGGGGTGCCCCTCTCCCCCGTTCCCGGGGCAGGCCGCGGCCGCCTGGCCGTGGTGGTGGACCTGCCCGGTTTCGTCTGTCCGCGTGCAGCAGCCGCACCAGGTGTGCGCGTGCGGGTCGGCGCCGTCCTCGAGCTGGGCGACGGCGAGGCACTGCTGGCATTGCACGCGCTTGGTGGCGGGCTGCGTCATGCTGTCTCCGGTCTCGCGTCCTGGGACACAGCCTAGCCCGAATGCACGTGCATATGCACGTGCAGCGGCACATGCAGCAGGGTTACGGGCCGGCCGCCGCTATCGGCCTGAGCACCGTGTTCTCCAGCTGCAGCAGCCCCGTCAGGGACTGGTCAGCGTTCACGTACGGGGTGATCGTCGCGACCTGCGCGAAGTCATCCCACGAGTACGCGCCGGTGATGAACGTGACCGGGAACTGCGGGGTGACCTCCCCGCCGTACCCGAAGTCGGTGAGGATGAGACGGCACACGGTGCCCGCCTGGTCGGTGCCCGGGTCGATCGGTGTCCCGCCGGTGTTGAGCAGCTGCCCGTAGCTGACGGTGAACGGCCCGGCGAACGACGCGCGCTGGTATATCCCGAGGACGGCGTTCCCGACCGCTTGCGCCGCCCCGGCCGACTGGACGCCCACGTCGGCCAGGTCAATGTAGGTTTCGATGACGCCGTGCGCGGCGACCGACTGAGCGTTCTGCACGCTCGTGGTCGCGTATGTCGCGGTGGCGCCGGTGGTGGTGTTGTCCGCGGTCACCTCATACCGGATGAAGATCGTGTTGATGTCCCCGCCCAGTGTGCGGGCGACCGGGGTGGTGCACACCAGCAGCCGGTTCACCGCCGACGGCAGCGTGAACACCGACAGGTCGTCGCCGGGTGACCCGCCCGGCTGGCTGTTCACGTACCAGGTGAGCCCGCCGCGGGTGCAGATCAGGGTGAGCAGCGCCGTGATCGTCTGCGCCCCGGACTCGACAGCCTGCCCGTACCAGGCGCCAGCCGGGGTGCCGACCCCGGGATTCGTCCACGGCAGCCCGCGGCTGATCGCCCCGTTGATCGACTGGTCGGGCTGCGATGCGGGCCAGGTGCTCGAGTAGATCGCGAGGAAATCCTGGCCGCGGCTGCCTGCGCCGGTCGCGGTCAGCGTCCAGCCCTGCGCCGTTGGGACTGGTTCGTCCATTTTCCCTGACCACACCTGATGCCCGCCCCGGGTGATTTTCACCTTCCACCCGGGGTTGAACAGCTGGGTGCGGTACGCGGCCGGGACCATCAGGGTGGCGGTCATCTTGTCGCAGCCGCCGGGACACACGTAACCGTAACTCAAGGCGGTGACCTGCCCGAGGGTGCCGAGCCACTGCCAGGACGAGGAGCCGGGCGGCGCGACCGCGACCTGACTGGAGCCGGGCAGCGCGTAGGGGACGGCGACGCCGCCGATGCCGTTGACGAGACCGCCGGTCACCTGCGGGATGGACAGGTCCCCGATGCCGGTCAGGGCGATGGTCAGGCCGAGGCCGACGGTGACGCCGAGAGTCCCGGTCCCGGTCAGTGCCGCGGACTGCAGCCAGGTGCCGGTGATCGTGCCGCTGATGCTGCCCTCACCGTCGAGGGCCGCGGCGCCCTGCCACGTGTCGGTTGCCGTCGCGGTGAGGGTGCCGGTGCCGGACAGGACCGCGCCGGTCGTCACCCCGGCTGCGGTCAGGTCCCCGTGCCCGGACAGCGCCGCCGCCGCCGTGGTCAGCTCACGCGCGGTCATGTCGCCGTGGCCGGACAGCGACGCGGCCCCGCCGAACGCCCCCGCGGCTGTCAGCGCGCCGGTGCCGGTCAGGGCGGCGGCCCCGGAGATGGTGGTGACCGCCGTGGGAACGCCGATCGACCAGGTGATGTAGTCGGCGGTGGTGGACGGGGTGAAATGCCCGGGGACCTGCGATCCGGCCGACACGGCGGCATTGGAGTCCGACGCGACCGCGATACCGGACGCTGACCCGAAGTTCGCCTCACGGACCGTGGAGGCCAGCGACGGGCCGGTGCAGGTGGAGAACCCGGCTGACCCGTTGCACAGCGCACCGAGGCAGACCAGCCACGTGCCGGCCTGCGCCGTGGTGATCGTCGGGCACGTGTCGGAGGTGGTCAGCGTCGCGGAGCTGGTGACCGCGGCCCCGTCCCACGTGGTGGACGCCCCCCGGTACACGACCATCGTCAGGTTATAGAACAAGCTGGTGCCGGTGCTGATCGTGACGACCTTGCTCGCGTCACTCGACGTGGTGCCCGTCGTCCCGGCTGCGGACAGGTAGAACAGCGCCCCGTTGTTCTGCGAGCTCGTGCCCGCCACGTACTGGCCGGTGCCCTGCTGGCTCCAGGCTGACCCGGTGGACGCGATCGAGATGGTGGTAGACCCGGAACTGCCGGAGTAGCAGTTGGCGACCAGCAGCAGCACATCGCCGCCCTGCACGGTCGACGGGATGGTGATCGTCTTGGAGGTGACCAGCGACGACGCCGTGTTGGCGTTCGCCTGGGTTACATAGCTAACGGCCACAGGCGGTCAGCTGAACCAGTTGGTGGCGCGCAACTGCCCGATGATCGAGTTGCAGCAGTTGGTCAGCTGGCTGAGCGTCCCCGTGCCGGCGATGGTGCCGGGTGAGGTCTGCCTGGTTATGCCGGTACCCGAGAGGAAGAACGCTCCGCCAGAGATGTTCAGCGAATCCGCTGTCGTCGCGGCGTCAACACGCAGCGGCCCGCCGGGGCCGCCGGACCCGTAGAGCGTGCCTGTGACGGCAAGGTTCCCGCAGGTGACAGGGCCGGTGAACGTCCCGCCCGAGATCGGCATCGCGCCGTTGGCCGTGGTCTGCGCGCTGTTAGCGGTGCTCTGCGCGGTGTTGGCCGTGCTCTGCGCGGTCGACACGTTGCTGTTGGTGGTGCCGAGCTGGGTCACCACCCCGTTGACCCGTGTCGTAAGAGCGCGGGTCTGGGCCGTGTTGGCGGTGCTCGCCATCGCCGAACCCCAGAAGAACACCAGCAGCGCGAGGATCACCAGGTGACCGGGCAGGAACCAGGCCACTCCCGCGGCCACGGTCAGCGCGAGCTTCTTCATCGCCGCCACCGACGGCAAGGGTCCGGTCATCGGAAATCCTTTCGCACGGATACTGCGCCGCTCGGGGCGGGGAGGAGCGCGCCCTCTCGCCGATCGGTAGGATGAACACGTCCGGTGACGGACCCGCCGCAGGGCATGCGGTGGCAGCGCGGCAAGCCTTCTAGCGCACTCAGGCACGGCGATGACCCGCGAACCTCTTGCACACGGCTGACACCCGCAAGGGACGCCTGCTTCGCAGGGGCGGCGATACCGCGATAGCCAAGCGGTGCCGCCCCTGCACTATGCTGGCCACTGTCAGCTGTGTGCAGGGAATCCGCGCCCTTCAGGGCGATGGAGGATGTCAACACAGGGTCCGATCGAACTGGATATGAGTTCGATATTGGCCGCATTTCACAGGGTCCGATCGAAGTAGTAGGCCGCGAAGTAGGCGAGCGACACGTTCGGGGCGGTTGCGTCCGCGCAGTAGACGAACAGCTGGTTGTCGCCGTCGGCAGGCTCGACGAACAGGGTGCCGCCCGACATGTACGGGGTGTTGTCCATCACGCTGATCGCGTCGGGCCGGCCGGCCTGGCTGCCCATGATGCGGCCGACGGACACGTTCGGGTCGGGGGCATCCAGGAAATAGGTCAGGTAGCCGCTGCTCGGCTCGTTGATGACGACGGTCTGACCCATCGTGTCGAGGAACAGGCAGTCGAAAAACCGATCTGACGTGTTGCTGTCTGTCACGGATACGGTGTAGTAGCCGCCTGTGTTGTCCGGTGCGACCGCTTTCGGCGGCAGCGTCAGGACCCCGGCGGTGACGATCCCGTTAGTGACCTGGTTCGGGGCGATCGAGATCGGCAGCGTGCTCACCGGGTAGCCGGGGCCGCCGGCGTACTCGTACTGGGTGACGGTGACCGTGATCGTCCTCGGGGTGCCGCTCCCCGATCCGCCGGACCACGAGGAGTTGATCAGGTACAGGGTGTAGGTGCCGGCGAAGTCAGCGTTCACGCCGGTGACCGGCTGAGGCATCGTGTACATGTGGGTGCCGTCCGGCGCGTCCGACCCGCCCCCGACCGACACCATCGGCTGGAATGTTTTCGTTGCACCGAGCGGCGGCCGGTGCACGATGAGGGTTTTGAACGCGGCCGGCGCGTACGGGGTGATCTTCAGCTGGCCGTTGCCGCCGTTGCCGCCTGTCTTGGCCGTGCCGGAGGAGTACGCGCCGCCGCCGCCGCCGCCGGGCGCTGACCCGTTCGACCCGTTGTTGCCCGCCGACCCGGCACCGGCACCGCCCGCACCGCCGCCGGTGACCGCTGCGCCGCCGGCGTTAGTCGGTGCCCCGGTGGTGGCGGGGTACTGGAGAGTGACCTGCCCGGCCGCGCCTGCACCGCTCGTGTTAGCCGAGTTGTACGTGCCGCCTCCGCCGCCGCCAGGCGCCGAGCCCGCGGTCCCGTTGCCGGACTGCGCACCCGATGACGCACCGCCGCTGCCGCCTCCGCCCGGCGCGGTACCGCCGCCCGGGCTGCTGCCCGCGTTACCCGCCGCGCTGCTGCCCGCCGACGACCCGCCGCCGCCCGCGTACGGGTAGGCGTTGCCGCCGTGGCCGCCCGCGTAGCCGGTGGTGCCCGTGCCTCCCGTGCCGCCGTTGCTCGGGCTGCCGAACGTGTTGCCCAGCCCGCGGCCGCCGGGCTGGCCGATGACCTGGTGGCCGCCGTCCCCGGTGAAACTGGACAGGGCACCGTTGTTTCCGTTCGCGCCGCCTGTGACGCCGGTGCCGCCGCCGCCGACCACGACGTTGTAGCTGTTGCCGGCGGTGACCGGGACAACGCCGATGCGTGTCTCGCCGCCGCCTCCGCCCTGCCCGTTGCCGCTGCCCGCCCCGGAACCGCCGGAGCCGCCAGCACCCTGGACGATGGCTGTCACCTGCGTGACACCCGCCGGGCACACCCATGGTGTGGTGCCGACCGAGGTGAAAACCTGCGAGCCGGTGCCCATCGGCGTGTTGCCTGCTGAGGTGCTGCCGCCGGAGGACCCGCCGCCGCCGCCGAACGTGTTCGCGGGGTTAGCGCGGCCAGCTCCGCCGGGGTACTCGACGGAGCTCAGCGACCCGAACCCGCCGAACCCCGCAGTGGTGCCGTTCGTCGCCACCGACCCGCCGCCGTCAGCGGTGACCTGCAGCGTGCCGCCCGGCGCCGGCCCGAACACTGTGTCCTGCCCGCCGTTCGGGGACGCGCCCGCCGTGTCGCCGGCGCCGACAACATACGGGATGACCTGCGCGGCCGTGGCAGGGAACACGGTTTCCGCGGCGTACTCGGCGCCGCCGCCGCCCGCTCCGACCCCGGCGACGGTCATGCCCGCGCCGGCGCCGCCGCCGCCGGTCGCCTCCACTTTCAGCCACGCCGTGTTCGACGGGACCGTGTAGTTGCCGGGGCCCGCCGCAGTGATGGTGGTCGGGGTGCCCGGCACCGGGGACTGCTGGAACGACATCGACGCGGGGGCCCTGGCGGTGCCCTGCACCCCGTAAATGGTGTAAACAGCGCCGCGGACAACCGGGTTGACCTGCTGGCTGCCCGGGTAGGCGGTCAGCGCGTCAATGTAGGCGGTGACCCATGACAGGCGCCGCACCCGGTCCTGCCGGGACACGACCTCCAGGCTGTAGGAGGCCACCGACCCGTAGTTGAACGTGCTGCTGCCCTGCGGCACACCGATCGTGACGCGGGAGAAGACGGGGGACTGCGCCGAGTTCGCGACGGGCAGCAGCAGATGCGACCTGGAGAACGACAGCGTGTTCCCGCCCGAGTCAGTCAGGGTGATATACACGCCGGTGCCGTGGATTTTCCCGTGATATTCGAGGTTCGCGTAATACCTGCTGCCGAGCCCGAGCCACATCTGCAGCGAGGTCATCCCGGTCAGGTTCAGCGGCGACCCGAACGACGCGCTGTAGGTCAGCGGCGTGAACTGGCCGCCGGGGTCGCCGAACCCGTCGGGGTCCCAGCAGCAGGAGGTCGGCCCGACGACACACTGGCTGGACTGGAAGCACTGCACGGAGGAGATGGTGGAGAAGTTGTCGAGCACCACCGGGGCCGGCGGCGGCGGCACCGTCGGCGTGGTGGGGACCGGTGCGGAGAAACTGACCTGCGACTGGGTGTCGGACCGGCCGTAGGGCAAAGCGGGGATGGTCAGCTGGATCTGCATCCCGATGAGCTGCTTCTCCAGCAGCGTGTTGAAGACCGGGACGGTGGGATGCGCGCGGAAACAGTCGAACACCAGCGGCAGCGGCGTGTTCCCGGGGTTCCCGGCGGTGGCGTCCCTAGTCCACACGATGGTGAAGTAGTCCTGGTCGATCGCCTGCTCGAGCAGTTCCCTGGCCGCAGCCAAAGTGCGGCGGTCCGGTGCGGTGATCCACACCGGCAGCTTGATGGTGCGGTTGGAGGCGCGGCGCCCGAACGGCCGTTCCCCGTCGAGCAGCAGGCTGGCTACGAAGTCGGTGGTCGGCTGCGGTGCCCCCGGGTCAGCGCCGGGCTGCAGCCGGAACATGGCACCGGGGCACAGCGGGTTGACCGACGCGACCTGACCGCCGAGCAGCTCAATAGTGTTCGCGATGACGAGAGAGTCGAACCCCATCTAGGCTCCCCCGCGCGGGTAGCGGCGGGCGTACGACGCGTCTGATGCGCTCGCGTTGATCACGCCGCCGACATGCCGCCCCACCCCGGCGGGGACAGCGCCGGTGACTTCGATCAGCCGGTCGAGGCGGGCCAGGATCGCCGCCGCGGACCCGTCGCTGCCCGCGGCGGGACGGCCGCCGACGGGGGTGACCATTTCGCTGCCGGCCTCGCCGAGCACGTAGCCGCGGCCGGAGTTCACGCCGTAGCCGACGACCGGCTCCGTGATCATGCCGCCCGACCCGTACCAGTGATACTGGGCCTCATGGTTCCAGGCAGCGGCCGGCGAACCGTACCGTTGCGCGATGTAGTTGAGCATGCCGGTGATCTGGCCGGCGACCGTGTTCACGTTCCCGCCGTACGTGGCGTACTCCGCTGGCCCGTTGATGAACTGGGCCAGGCCGTAGGCGTTTGACGTTGGGTTCTTGGCGTTCGGGTTGTAGCCGGCTTCCGCCATCTCCACGGCGTTCAGCGCCGTCCACTCCGCGCCGGTCCAGCCCTTGGCGGCGGCCATCGTCTTCATCAGCGCCATGACGCTGGCCTGCGTGGCGTTCAGCGCGTAGCCGTGGACGCTGTTAATGACGGCCTTGACCGCGTTGACTACGCCGCTGGCCTTGCTGAGCCCGATGCCCAGCCCGGCCATGATGTGCTTCCCGGCGTCGATCGCCCACTGCGGCGGGCTCTTGATGCCGAGCGCGCTGAGAATGTCGCCGGGGATGCCCTTGAAAAACGACACGACGCTGTTCCACACGGATTTCACCCCGGCCAGCAGTCCGTTGATGACCCCGGCACCCCAGCTGGTCAGCACTTTCGCGGCGCTGCCGACCGCCGAGCTGATCTGGCCGGGGATGCCCTTGAAGAAGTTGACGATGGCGCCCCACACCGACGTGATCGTGTTACGGACGCTGGTCCAGCCCGCCGACAGGACCGATTCGATGGTGGCGATGGTTGACCTGAAACTGGCCACCTCGGCGTTCCACCAGCCGGTGAAGAACGAGGCGACCGCGTTCCACGCGGTTTTGAGTGCGCCGGTGATCGCGGTCCAGGCGGCGGACAGCGCATTCTCGATGGTGGTCAGGGTGGTTTTCCACCCGGTCACCTCCGTGCTCCACCAGGTGGTGAAGAACGCGGCGACCGCGTTCCACGCGGCCTTCAGCGCGCCGGTGATCGCAGCCCAGGCACCGGTGAAGAACGTCTCCACCCCGGAGATGACGGCCATGATGTCGTGCCAGATGGTGGTCCAGTGCTGGGCGAGCTCGATCGCCGCGAGGGCGAGCAGCCCGACCGGGCCGAGCAGCGGCAGCAGGTACTTGCCGATCCCGTTGTAGATGAAGTTCCAGGCGTCCTCCGCGGCCGTCTTGATCGCGCCCCACACCGTGGACCAGTGCGTGACCAGCTCAGTGATGGCGACGGTGATCAGGGCTATCGCGATGACGATCTCGGTCCACCCGGTGGCCGCCCCGATCGCTGCCACGATGGCCTCCGCGATGGCGAACGCCTTGAACGCGGCTACCAGGCCGAGCACGCCGATCACGATGGCGTTCAGCAGGCCGGGCGGGATGGCGGTGATGATCGCGGCCAGCGCGGTGGCCAGGGCGCTCACCGCAGCGACTACGGCGGCGGTGAACACCCCGGCGAGCTGCAGCAGCAGCGGCAGGACGACCGGCAGGATCGAGGCCAGCGACTGGAGCACTTTGGTGACGAGCTGGGTGAGCGGCGGCAGCAGGGCGCCGACAGCGGAGACCAGCGCACCGACGAGCAGCCCCGACAGTTTGGCGATGAAGTCGATGACTGGCGGCAGGATGGGCATCAGGCCGTGCAGGAAAGCGTTGATCAGGCCGGCGAGGGGCTTGACGAGGCCCTCCAGGGCGTCGCCCAGGATCGCGAATACGCCGGTGTTTTCCAGCACGGTGAACACGGTGGAGATCACCTGCGCGAACTGGGCCAGGGCGGGCGCGACGGCGGTCAGAAGCTGGGCTAGCGCGCCGAACGCGGCCACCAGGTCCCCGAGCACCGCCCCGGCCAGGGACGCGAACACTTTGCCAATGATCGTCAGGAACGGCAGCAGCGCCTGGATGACCCCGGCGAACTGGGTGAATACCGGGGCCAGGGTCGCCGCGAAGATGGCGGCCAGCTTGCCTATGATCGGCAGCAGCGCCCCGATCACGTCGAATATCGCCTTGAACAGGACCGCGCTCTGGTTGATGACCGGCGCGAACGCGGAGAACACGCCGCCGATGTCCTTGCCCAGGGTGCCGAGCACCTGCGCGAACACGTTAATAGCCGGGCCTGCCACCTTGAGCAGCGTCACGATGCCGGGCAGGATGTTCGCCACCAGTGCGCCCAGGCCGTCGATAATCGGGCGGATCAGCGGGGCAGCAGCGGCGAAGCTGGAACTGAAGGCAGGCAGGACCGTCTTGGCCAGGTCGCCCAGCCCGGAGATGAGCGGCTGCGCCAGCACGAGCGCCGACGTGAAGAAATGCTCGATCAGCGGCGTGAGGGTGACGAACAACTGGGATGCCTGCGCCAGCGGCTTGGCGAACCCGCTGGCAATGTCCATGCCGATCTGCTGCCACTGGTTACCGATCGCGACTTCGGACTTGTAGATGCTCTGGAGCGCCGGGGACAACTGGGCGACAGCCTGGTTGAGGCTGGCGGTCTGCGCGGCCACCGCTTTCTGCTGAGCCGGGGTGACTGCCAGCGCGGCTGCCTGCTGAATTGAGTTCTGCTGCGACACCAGGCTGGAGACGTTGGAGTTGACGGCGCTGAAGCCCGCTCCGAGCGCGCCCACGCCAGCGCCGCCGATCACGCCCGCACCGCCGGCAGCCAGCAGCGGGCCCAGGCCGCCCAGCAGGGACGCGCCTCCGACACCGATCGCGCCGGCCTTGCCCAGGAAGTTGGCCCCGAGGATGTTCGGGCCGATACCTCCGGCCAGGTTGCCGAGGAAGCTGCCGCCGCTTCCCCCGCCGCCGCTGGCACCGGACGAGCCGCCTGCGTGGCCGCCGATGAGGCCGCCGATCGCGCTGGTGAACAGCGCGCCGACCCCGGTCAGCATGCCCTTGAACCAGCCGGAGCCGTTGCGCCTGGCCTCGTCGGTGGCGCCCTTGTTGGCCGCGTCGGCTGCCTGCCTTCCGGCTTCCTCGGCCTGGGCTTTGACTGCGGTGCTGTCGATCTTGTCCGTGGTGGTGATGGTTCCGCCGCTAGCCGGCAGCCCGGTGACGTTCACCCGGTCCGTGGTGGTGATGTTCCCGCCGGAGGTGGGCAGCCCGGTGACGTTCACCCGGTCCTGGGTGGTCGTGTTGCCGCCGGCGGCGGTGTCGAGCACGCGGCCCACCGTGGTCTGCGACCCGCCCGCCGGCCCGCTGGCACCGCCGCCGGCAGGCGCGGACACGATCTTGCCGAGCAGCCCCTGCTGCGCGGACTGCTGCGGTGACGGCGCCCCGGTGACCGGGTGGGGGGAGAACAGCGCGTTCAGCGCCCCCAGCACCGACCCCTGCGGGGAGGACCGCAGCCGGTTCGCGGCGTCCTTGGAGATCGCGTTGTCCAGGTTCGCGAAATCCGTCCGCGCTTTCGACGATGACGCGTCGTCGAAGACAGCCGAGACCTTGACCTCGTGCCTGCCGTCCTCGAGCGCCTTGATCCTGGCCTCGATCTTGTCGAGGTCCGCGTTCGCCTTGGCGGTGCCGATGGTGAGGGTGGCTTCGATGGCGCCTGCGTCGAACACCGCTACGTCACCGCCCTCACTGCTGTCGCCTGGCTGCCGGGTTGGCTTCCAGGTCCGCGATCATCGCGCCGAGGTCGATCACGGAGGCGCCGGTGTTCACGCCCCTCCTGACCGTCGGCCCGTCGGTTCCCGTCGCCGCTTCCGGCTCCTGCGGCCGGGGCGTGTCAGCCGCGATGCTGAACGGGATGTCTTCCTCGGCGGACAGCCCGTCCAGGTAGGTCTGCTGGGTGTCCCAGGTCATGGCGTCCCATTCGGCCCGGCTGATGTTCAGCCAGCGGCGCACGGCGTAGAGGATTACCCGGCGGCTGCGCGCCGCAGGTTCGTCACCTGCGCGTTGCCACCGCCGGGCGCGGCTTCCGGGGCCATCACCTCCTGCTGCAGCCAGCTGTAGAACAGGCCGCGGATCCGGATCGGGAGCTTCAGCAGGTCCTCGGCTGACGGGTCATCGGAGCAGAGTTTCGCCACCACGGCGGCGAGGCCGGCGTGGAACTCGACGACGACCTCCGGGTCCAGGTCGCCGACAGCATCGGTGAGCTCGGCGGGGCTCGCCGTCCCCGACATCAGGTCGTCGGGGAGTTTCCCGCGGAACGAGGCGACCAGCTTCTTGATCCCGGCGAGATAGTCGGCCAGCTGCCGGTCGGTCGGCTCGCGGACAGCGCCGGCCTTGTCGCAGTACGGTTTCCCGGACGGGTCCAGCAGCGTCCTGAAGCTGTAGTCCAGCGGCTCCACCACGGAGCCGGCGTCGAATCCTGGCATCGTCCTCCTTAGCTAGCGGCTAACTAGTTAGCGGCTAGCCGTCGGCTAGTTAGCTGGTCGCCGGTGCGGTCAGTTCCGTGAACGTGATCGCGTTGTAGGGGCAGATCGCGGACAGGGTGAGCGGGTACAGGCGCTGCTGCGCGGCACGCCGGTATGCGGTCTGCACCTGACCGGCGGAGACGACCACCGGGACGGACAGCACGGTCGCGTACCCGAACGCGTTCCGGGCGATCAGCGCCACGGAAACCGTCTGGAAGGTGGTGGACAGGGTGAGGACGATCTTCCCCGGCTGCCCCGCCCCCGCCGCGGTGGTGGCCATCGACCCGCTGTTCCCCCACGCGAGGTTGATGTTGAACAGGGTCTCTTCCGACAGGTTCGTGGTGAACTGCAGGCTGGCGGTGGTGACGGCGACACCGACGGGGGTCGGCTGCTCCTCGATCATGATGTTCTGCACCGTCGGGTTGTACGTCTGCGTGACCCCGGCCTCAGTGGATCCGACGTAGGACCAGCCGAGACCCAGCCACGCGGACCCGACACCCAGGTTCGCGTCGGACGGCACCGTCGCCCCGACACCAGGGCTGGGGTTGTTCTGCACGAACATGATCCCGGTCCCGAACATGACATCGGTGGTCCCGTACGCGGGCGGAGTGTAGGGCAGGGTCGGCATGTCAGGTCTCCTCGGCGAGGTTGACGCCCGCCTCGCCCGCGGCTTCCATCAGCCGGGGCACAGCGTGGGCGGGCACGGGGGTGGGCTCGGTGCCCACGGTGATGCCGCCGTGGGTGAAGGCGGAATGCGGCGCCAGGACACGCAGCAGCGTCTTCGCGCCGCCGATAGCTTCGGCGCGGATCTTCGCCAGCTCGTCGACGAGCTGAGCGGCCCGGCTCGACGGGTCTTTCGGTGCTGCTGCGGGCATTGCCGCCTCCTGTCCTGCGGGCTGCTCATCGGGGATGGTCATTGAGAGCTCCTACGGCAAGACGGAGGAGAACGAGAACGCGGCGACAAGCAGCGTGGTGGTGGTGGTGAACGACACGACGAAACAGCCGGCGTACGCGGCGGGCATCGCCCCGGTGACGATGCTGGACGCCGGCACGGTCGCCACGTTCTGGATGTTGTAGACGGCCGGGGACAGCGGCCCGATCCATCCCGACGAGTTCGCGGCAAGCGTCATCGCCGTGGTCGCGGGAAGAACCTGCCCGGCGACCTGCTCACCGACCAGCACCTGAGTGATCCCGGCACCGGTCGCACCGCACCAGTACCAGAGCAGGACACTGCCGGTGTTGGGGACAGCGACCGCGTTCGGCGCGGTGCCCCACGCGGTCGGCGCGGTGATCGTCGAGGTGCCCGAGGTCGCGTACCCGAACGACGCCGGCGCGGCCGGGCCGGGGTAGAACGAGCCCGTGGTGGGCGTGGAGTTGAAACTGAACGGTGCCAGCGGCACAGCGGTCCAGGTCCCGGCCATGATTCAGGCTCCCGTGGTGATCAGGTAGGTGGTCGTGTACTCGAACCGCCGGTCGGCGGGGTCGAGGGGAAGCGGCGCCGGCGGTGACCCGGCCCGGGTCACCAGCGCGACGAGCACGCCGTCAACCGTCTGCGGGTAAGGCCCGTTGACGATCAGCACATCCAGCTGCGCGGCAGCCAGCTCAGGGGTCAGCGGGTCATCAGCGGGGCCGCGGACACGGGCCTGGAACGACCAGCAGTCCAGCCCCGCCTCCTCCGTCACCCACCCGGGACCCCCGGCGGGGGTGATGAACAGCGCCCGGTCGGGGGCGGTGAGGATCTCCGGGCCGGGCAGCGGCGGATACCCGGTCTCCTGGGTGCCGTCCCAGCCGAGACCGGTGATGAAATCAGCGATCAGCTGCGTCTTCGCGACCGTCGGCGGCGACAGCGGGAACGTCATGCGCCCACCGCCTCAAGAACGCCCTGCGACAGCCTGCGGGCGGCCATCTCGGCGTACCGCTCGTCGATCTCCACCCCGACCGCCTTGCAGCCGAGGTTCCGCGCGGCCACCAGCGTTGAGCCCGAGCCCGCGAACGGGTCCGCGATCACGCCTGGCGGGCATGCGGCGATGAGCTGTTCCATCACGTCGACCGGCTTGGCGTGCGGATGGTCGTAGCGGATCCCGACGCCGCGCGGTCCCGCGACATGCGCGCCTGTGTGCAGGATCGACGAGCGGCCCCCGACCCCGGCCGGCCACGAGCCGACGAGGTAGATTTCCTCCAGGTCGCGCCGGAAGCCCGCGCGGGCACCCTTGATCCCGGCATCGGCCGGCTTGGCGTAGGCGAGGACCTGGACGGTGCCGTCCGGGCGGGCGATAAGCGGATCGCCGAAGACGATCGCGGGCCGGCTGCCCCATCTGGCCAGGGCCTCGTCACGCACGGTGGTGTCAGAATCCCCGGCGATGCCGTCGTGAGCGATGGAACCGCGCCCGCCTCCGAAGCTGTTGGTCATGCCGGCACCCGACCGCCAGCCGCGTCCGTACGGCGGGTCGGTGACCAGCACGTCAGCCTCAAGCCACGCCGTCACCTCGCGGCAGTCACCCAGGTACAGCGTCACCAGCTCATCGGCGTAGTAGGGCGTTGTCACAGCCGCCCCCGCAGCCCGTGGGGCTCGTTCTTGCCGGGGATCCGCATGACCTTCCCGCCGCGCATGAAGTAGACGGTCAGGCCCTCAGCGAGCCGCTGCCGGAGGATCGCGCGGGACTTGACGCGCAACTCCTCCTCGGTCAGCCGGCCGGCCTTCGGCGGCCGGTCATAAACGGTCCGCTCCCCCGCCGTCACCCGCGGATGCCCGGACTTGCGGAGGTCACCCCACTCGCGGGGCGCGGTGAGCTCCACCTCATCCGACAGGTGCTCCACCGACCGCTTCATGGCGGGCTGGCCGCCGTCGTGCAGCACGGTGTCCGCGTAGTCGGTGAGGTAGTCGCGGTAATGGGCGTACAGCGGCTGCTCAAGGTACTTGGCGGTGCCGCCGCGCGGGTGGTGGAACTCCATGTGCTCGTGCTGGTAGTGCGCGTACACCTGGTCCACGGTCACCGTGCCGGTGAGACGATCGGAACCGATCATGCGTCTCAGTTCGCTGATGCGGTCCGTGAAAGTACCGGACATGACGGCATCACCTCCTTCCCTCGTTAGCCCTGGTAGATGGCCCCGCCGGCGTCGGCCCAGTCGGCACCCATCGGCGCCCACTGGCCGAGCGGCACGTCCGGCTCGAGGGTGCCGGTGCGGGGGTCGAGGCGGGTGTTGGAGTTCGCGCCGGTGAAGATCGGCGGGAGCCGGTTGATGATCGTGCCGGTTTCACTGCCGATGCCGGGCGCCACGGCCGGGTCGAGAAGGATCGTGCCGGTCCTGACCGCCTGAAGGATCTGCATGGCGTTCTGGTAGGCGATGAACACCGGTGAGGTCGGCTCGATGGACTTCCATTTGAGATAGGTCTTGCCGGCCCAGAACACGGCGAGGTCGAGGGTCAGGTCGTGGAGGATCGCGGGTGGCTGCGCCTCCCCGCTGGACCCGTCGTAGACGTTCCCCGCATAGACGCTGACCCGGTTGGAGGCGGCGTAGAGGGCGAGGGTCAGCTGGTCGTCGGTGAGCTGCGCGGCGGTGCCGGTACCGGAGTCGGTGCCGGACATGACGTTGCGGAGGTCGGCGACGGAGGCGTACAGGGTGCCCGACGCGGCGGGGGTGGTCATGGCACGACCCCGGACAGGATCCAGGCGGCGAACCCGCCGAACGCCCACGACAAGGCCGGGACGGTGCCTACCTTGTCGCCGCCGGCGGCGAACGCGGCGAGGATGAACAGGCCCCCGCCGATCACGAGCAGGACCTGCGACCAGGACACTTTCGCGGCGGGACGCGGCTGCGCTGGGCTGGTCACGGGGCCTTCCCTTCACCGGTCAGGTCAGCGCCGGCGTCCACCGTCTTCCCGGTGGCTGCGGTGCGGGGTTTGGCCGGGGCGGGTTTCTCCGCCACTGCGGGTTCCGGTTCGGGCGGCGGCTGCGCGGCTGTGGCGCCGAGCGGCACGAGATGTTCCGCGCCGATGGCGTCCTCGAGCTTGGAGCCGGGGGGCACGTCGATGACCTGGCCGCGGGGCAGCCGCTGCGACACCCCGTCCCACTCGATCGTGCGGTCTTCGGTGACGATCCGCGGGCTGCCGGCCATCAGTTGCTTACGCATGCTTTGCTCAGGCACGTCTCGTTGCCGCGCTGCGCGATCGGGATGACGCCGGACAGGTTCCCGCTGCCGCCGTAGGCGGCGGCGAGCGCCGAGCCGGGCACGATGTCGACGACGGTGCCGTGCCGGGCGAACGTGGTCACCGGGACGCCGCTGGCGTGGCCGTCCCACGTGACCGTGATGTCGGTGAGGATCCGCTGCGGGTACTGGCTCATAAGTTCGATACACCCACTCCCCAGCCGGGCATGCCGGCCTCAGCGTGCGGCGCGTACGGGAGCGTGTTCAGCGCCGAGTAGCCGCCCGCCCCGGTCGGGGCGACCGTGTTCGCGGCCGAGTACACGGGGGCGTCGGAGTGGGCCACGGTCAGGTCGATCGGGTCGAGCCACGACCAGCACACGGTGCCGGTGTAGGTGACCGCGATGACCGACCCGGCGGGCAGCGGAATGCCCGCCGTGTAGGCGACGTTCGGCTGCATGCCGGGTGCCTGGACGATGTTGGTGGTGACCCCGTTGATGCTGATCGCGGAGACGGCGCCGCCGCCGGTGAACACGACGGACAGGTTCCGGCCGGTCGTGTTCGTGGTTGAGCTGGTGGAGGCGGGCAGGACCGGGGTGCATTCGGACCAGAACCAGACGGGGACCGCGACGGTGTACTGCAGCGCGCAGGTCCCGCCGGGCGGCACCGACATCATGAACGCGGTCGCCGTGGTGGCCACCGACGCGGCGTTGACCCAGTAGTTGGCCATCGTGCTGCCATTCGCCCCGACCGTGACTAGGGCGGTGTTGCCGGTGGTGTTGACCGCAGTGTTGGTGAGTCCGGCGGGGCTGGTTGCGGGCACTGCAGGCTGGGTGATCACGGGTTCGCCTCCTGGTGGAGCTGCTCGCGCAGGAGATAGCCCTCCAGCGCCCAGATTTTGTCTCGCGCGTCGGCTCGCGCGATCTTCCGGCCGATCTCCTCGTTGAAGTTCTCCGGGCTGGCCGACGCCGACTGGCCGATCACGCTGTAGCCGTTCTCCAAGGTCAGGCAGCAGACCGTGACCGTGGTGAAGGGGAACACGTGGTACTGCTCGCCGGTGATCTTGGAGTCGAGGTCGCTGGCGGCGATGCGCGGCGCGTTCAGGCCCTTGGCCCGCACGTCCGCTTCGATGTCTCGCTCGCCGTACTCAGGCATCAGTTGCTCAGCGCTCCCCAATGCCCGTGACCCACGTTGTCGGTTCCGTCGATCCACGCGCGGAGGTTCCCGCCGCCGATCGCCGCGTACAGCTGCCCGCCCGAGTCGAGCCACAGGGGCGTGCCTTGCAGGAACACGGTCTGCGGGAGCGTCCCCGCCTGCCCAGCTGGCGGGGCGGTGCCGGACACGGCCGCGGTCATCGACGAGGACCCGGACTGCGGCAGTTCCGCCGCCGTCCACGTCCACGTCGGCGTCCCCGACGGGTAAGTGAGGCTGATCGTGCCGGGATAGGGGACGATGACCGTGCCGGCGGCGGCGAGCGCCTGGGTGCCGTTGACGGTGACCGCGGTCACGGTCGCGCCGGTGACGGCCACGGTCACGGGCACGCCGGCGGCGTTGTCCGCGGCGACCGTCGTCGCTGGCACCGCCGGGGCGGCGACAGGCGTGTTCGCTGCGCCCTGAATGATCTCCGACCAGGTGGCGGGCCAGGTGATGGTCACGTCAGCGGTCAGCACGTACCGGGCGAGCGCCGCCATGACATCACCTCCTGGGTTAGTAGCTGGTTGCCGGGACGGTTTCGACGCTGGACAGCAGCGGGGACGCCTGCGCGACGGTTACGAGGACCCCGGTGAGGTGCGCCGAGTTGAGTGCGCCGACCGGCACGCTGGTGCCTGTGGGGGTGCCGTTGACGACGACGACATCGGATGTGCCGGACGGGTCGACGATCAGCACCTGCCCCTGCGCGAAGGTGGTGCCCCACGCGGTGAACGGCAGCGCCGTCCCGCCTGCGGACACCCCGGCGCTGATCGCGGGCAGCGCCCACGCCATCGTCGGCTGCGTCGTCGCCCAGGTGATCGAGATGGTTCCGGCGACCGGGATGAACACGGTCCCGGAGGTTTGCCCGGTCGCGACCCCGTTCACGGTGATCGCGGTGACCCCGCCGGCGGTGGTGATAGTCGCGGCGACGACCGTGCCGGAGCTGTTGGTGTAGACGGTGTTGTTCACCGGGGACGCAGTGGGGACGGTCACGGTCGCCGCGGCGAGGGTGAACAGCCATTCGCAGCGGCCGCAGCGGAATGTGAGGGCCGCTGTCGGGGTGAACGGGGCCGGGAACCAGCAGCGGGGGCAGCGCAGCTGCGCTACCTCTGCCGGCTGGATCTGCGCCGTCGTGTACCCGGGCATCAGCTACCCCTGCCTCGGGCGGCCGCGGCCGCGGGTAGGCGGCAGGTCCACCGCGTCGGCGACGACGGGGGCTGCCGTCAGGTGGGCTTCCATCTCCGACGGTTCCGCGGTCGACGCGCCGTCCGCCTCGGGGGCGCGGCCGCCGTCGTCGACGACCTGGATGCTGGAACTGCCCTGCGGGTCGGGGCGGGGCGCGTCGGAGCCGGGCGGCGGGACAGCGGGACGGAACAGGCGGCCGGACACGTGCCGGGGCAGCAGCCTGGGGGCCGGCTCGCTGGTGCTTTCGGGGCCGGACAGCCGACGGATCACCGCGACCTGGCGGCCGTCCCGGTTCCCGTGCCGCTCAAACCAGCGGGCTTCCTCGTCGGTGAGGTACACCGTCTCGCCGGGCATCACGAGGTCGGTTTGCCGGTCCTTGTCACCCCGCCGCGGGACGGACAGGCAGATGAGCGCCTCATACGGGCTGCCGATCCGCGTCGCCGGCGTCTTGTCGGCGGACGCGCGGGCCAGCAGCTTCCCGAGGAGGTTCTGCTCGTCGGCGGTCAGCGGCGCCAGCGGCGGCGCGGCGGCGGTGGTTTCCGTCATGTCAGACGCCGCTCAGCAGGGCGATCGCCAGCGGCTGGTCCAGGCCGATCGCGCTGGACCGCTGCGTGTCGCTGCGCCACGACTTCTGCGATTCGGCGCGGTACAGCGGCCCGGCGAGGAACGGCAGCTCGTCGGCGTAGAAGCCGCACCTGTGCCGCTGCATGATGATCGCGTTCCCGGCGGGCACCTGGCGGCTGACCAAGACATCCAGATTGAAGATCTTGTTCGGCAGAACACCCGTGTACTGGAGGTTTTCCGACGCGATGTCGCCGATGTACGGGGCGGCGAACGTGCTCGACTGCAGCAGCGTGTTCTTCGTCCCGTGGTTGATGATCAAGGTGTCGGCTTCAAAGCCGAGCCACTGCGTCACACCGGACGGCGACACGATGTTGGCGTTCTCGACGAGGTAGACGCCCTGCGCGATGTCCGACCGGGTGGTCGCCGACGCGCTGGCCCACGGGTTCGCCACGGCGAGCGTCTGAATGGACGCGTTCGCGACTACCGCCGAGTAGAACGCGGTGTTCCAGCTGTAGACCATCGTGTTCTTGACCTGCAGCAGCTGCCTGGTCACAGGGTCGATGGCCTGGCGGCGCCGCATTTCGTCCGACACCATGACGGCCATCGCGCGTTCGTGGCTGAACACGACGCGGGGCACGCCGATCGACGTGGGGACGACCGGCACTTCACCGAACTCAGGGCGGATCTCGGGGAAGTCGTCGGCGTACAGCGGCGTCGACTCCGAGTAGCGGACAGCGCCGGACGGGGCCGCGCCGCCCATCCGCAGCACCGAGTCCATGATGAACTCGTTTTGGGTGATGTCGAGGATGAGCGCGGGAATGACCAGGGGGTCCTTCAGCAGCTCGTTGACGGTGATCCGCGGGGCATCTGAGTACCCGCGTGCGCCAGTAGGCATCTCTCAGTTCCCCTTCAGAAGACCCGGGCCCGGCCCAGGAAGTAGTAGCTGTTGCCCTGGCCGCCGATCTGCTGCGTGAGCATCGCGGACGACACCCCGCCGGGCTGGGTGCAGCGGGCCACGATCGTGTTCGGCGTGAACGACGTGATCGCCGTGCTGGTGAAGAACGGGGTGCCGGCGATGCCGGTCACGCATCCGGCGACCACATGACCGGACGTGCCGGTCCCGATGACCAGCAGTTCCCCGGCCGCGGCGGGCCCGCCGTACCACACCCAGATGTCGACGCCGCCGTACCAGACGCCCACGTAGTCGCCGAGCACGCTGATGTCGATGAGCGGCTGCCCGTAGGAGTTGGCGGCACCGGTCTGGGTGGTGATCACGTTCGCGTCGGTGCCCGCCACCCCGAGGACGTTGGGGACGCCGGTCGCCGCGGCGGCGAGGCCGTTCGGCGCGACCGCCACCGTCAGGTCCGTGGTCCCTGCCGTGATCGTGTTGGGGACCACAAACTGGCCGCCGTAGATGAGACCCGCCGCCTGGTAGTTGGCCGGGCCGGTCTTGTAGTGCGGCAGGACCGCAGTCATCGGCGCGTTCCCTTCTAGTTGCCGTTGCTCACGCTGGCGGATTCGCCGAGCTGGTCATGCAGGGTTGAGGTGGTGACGGCGCGCAAGTTCTGGGCGCCGATCGCGGTCACCTCCGCGGCGGACAGTTCCACCACGGCGCCTTTCGGCAGCGGCCTGGCCGGCTGCCGGTACCCGGACGCGGCCACCGTCACCGGGGCCGCGACGACGTAACGGGTCATCTACTTGAGGCCGGTCACGGTCTTGAACCGGGACACGAGGTCGTCCCGGGAGGTGGCCGCCTGCCCGCCGTCGCCGGCGTCGTCCGGCTCGTCGTGCGGCGAGCCCATCTCATCGGACAGGTCGAGGAGGCGGGCCTGCCGCGCGTACTCGGTCAGGACCTTGCGGGTGATCGCGCCCGCATCAACGGTTTTGCCGTTGGCGAGCTCCACCGCCCGCCCGGCGCCCTCGAGCAGCGGCCTGGCCAGCTCCGTAATGTACGGGGGGACACCCAGGTCGGCGAGGTGCCGCTTCTCCGCCTGATAGTCCTCTTCGCGGAGCCGCGCGGTGACAACCGCGAGTTCCCTGGCGGTCTCCTCCTGCCGCGCGTTCGCCAAGTCGATCGCGAACTGGGCCTCAGCCGTCAGTCCTGCTGTCACGGGCTCCCCCTCTGGTACGTAATCCGGTGTGGCATCCGGGGTCCCGGACTCCGCTGCGGCCCATTCGGCTTCCAGCGCGGCGAGCTCGCCGTCGGACATGGCGGCGATCTCGTCAGCCAGCTCGTCGGCAGCCGCGTCCTCGCCCTGGCCGCCGTCCCCGTCGTCGCCCTCGTCCCCGGTGTCGCCGGGGTCGGTGAGCGCTTCCAGTTCCTCCGGGGTGACCACCGTGCCGCCCGCCGCGAGCGCGTCGAGAACGTCGTCAGGCAGGTCGAGCAGCTTCGTCAGCCGCTGCTTGTCCGCATCGCTGAGGCTGGTCAGGTCCGGCATGCCGTCTGTCCCTTCCGGGGGCTGGGTGATCTGGATGGCCGGCGCCTCGCCGGCGAAGTGCAGGGCGGACAGGTCAACTACCTGTTCCGGGACCGGGGTGGCGGCTTCGATCGCCGTCCATGCGCCGAGCCCGGGGATACGCGGGTCCAGGGTGCCGAGGACATGCTGGATCGCGGCCGGGAAACGCCTGCCGTCGGAGCGGGCGTAGTCCTCCACGATCCGCGCCGACACACCGAGGTTGGGGTTCTCGGTCAGCACCTTGTTCCCGGCCTCGGTCGGCTGCAGGGTGAGCCACAGGCCGTCAGGCTCGGCGTCCATCCCCACGATGTCGCCGCGGAACCGTTCGGGGTCGTTCGTGTGCGTGTTCTGCGCGTCCGCCAGCTGGAACGCCACCTGGTCATAGGCGCGGTCCCGGAACGCCTGCGCGAGCTGCCCGAGGTAGTCCTTCGTGAAGTGCAGCAGCCGCCCCTTGTACTCCACGTCGCCGACGGGCAGCACCTTCTTGCGCCACAGCCGGTTGCCGAGCTCCACCGCCTCGCCGGAGGTGAACGGGGTCAGGACCGCGGCGGTCACCGGTCAGCCGGCCTTGCCGAACGAGCCGGCCTTCGTCTTCTGGCTGTTCTTCGCGAACGCCAGCGCCCGCGCGGCGGGGAACCCCTTCGCGATCAGCTTCTTGTAGATGGCCTGCCCCTTCGGGGTGAGACCGTTGTCGTCGGTGCTGTCACCTGACCCGCCGGCCGTGGTCATCTTCGGCCCGTCGCTGGCACCCGCAGTGGGGGTGGCGAACCCGGCGGAACGCATCGCGGGGATGCCGTAGGTGGCCATCAGCGGTGTCTGCACCGGTTCCGGCTGCAGCGGCGCCGCGTCGTGCTCGGGGGTGACAGCGGACCGGATCGCGCCGTTCCACTGCCCCACCGCCTCCATCAGCGCGGTCCGCTGATGATCACGGGGGGTGAGGTCACGGCCGTTGACAGACGCGACCCACTGGCCGCCTTCGGTTTTGCGGAGCGACGCGATCGTCGCGCCGCCGTGCCGGTGCCGCAGCACCGCGGTCCCGTCAGCGCCGCGGGCGACAAGCACGTCCATCGGGCCGTGGATGGGGCGGCGCACTGTCCCGGTCGCCAGCTCGACGGCGCTGCGGGTGCCCGCGAGGGCGTGCGCGGCACCGGTTTTGACGGTCAGCGGCACCCCGTCACGCACATACCCGGTGGACGGGGCGGGAGTTTGGAGGTCACCCGGACTGGAGTCCAGGGACGCGCCGCTGGCACCGAACCGGTTCGCGGGCCCCGAATAGCTGCATTCAGGGCAGGTCAGGGTGAGGCCCTGCTCGTCTTTCGCGGTTTCCGCGAGGTAGATGCCGAGGTCCGGGTTGGCGAGATGCTTGCCGTGCGACAGGCGCCCCATGCCGCCGGCGCCGTACTTGCGGCGGCCGATGAAAGCGGCGAGCGCGTCCGGGTTGCTGGCACCGCGGGCGGCGAGGGTCGCCGACAGTTTCTTGAAGCGGGTGCCAGAGCCGAGTTTTGGTGCGGCAAGATCCAGGGATGCCAACGGAATGCCTTCCCGACTGGCAACCCCTGCCTAGCGCATAGCATAGCCCGCGTGCACGTGCAGATGCACGTGCACGCGGCTAGAGTTTTCGGGTGAGGCCGGGCGTAATGGGCTGGCTACCCCTGCCGGCAAGTACGCCCGGCCTCACCGCCGGAAACGCAAACGGCCGGGGCAGCAGACCACCCCGGCCGTTTCGCATCCCCATGCTCACGCTCAGGCCCGTTCCCGGACCTAAATAGATGTGGACGAACTAGACCCGATCGAAGACCTGACCGCCGCCATCACCGACGAGCACATCGAAGTCGAACTGTTCCTGCTGACGATGAAGTGGCTCGGGTACCTGGACTAACCGGACCGGTGCTGGCGGGCCTTGGCCGCCGCGTACCTCGCGTCCCTCCGCCGCACCCTCGCAGCGGCCCGCGCCAGCCGCCGCCCCGCCAGCCACGCCCTGACCTTGCCGATCGGGGTCACTCCCCGGCGGCGAGGTGACCCGGCGGGGCCGCCCGGCCGTCTGCGGCGTCATCCGCGACCCACCTCGTCACCTGCTTCTCCAACGGCTCGAGGGCACCCACCGCGCCGCGGATCACGGTCAGCAGGTAGGCCAGCTGGTTCGGGTGCACCGGCGCGGCCGCCAGGATCTTCGCCACCTGCCGGCCCGCTTCCTCCCCGGCCACGGTGATAACCCGGTCCCGTTCAGCGACACCCTCCTGCACGATGCCGTTCCGTTCGGTCACCGCGTCCTGCACGATCACGTCGAACTGGTGCCGGGCGGCCTCCACGATCTGCCCGCCCTGGATCCGTGCGCTGGTGATGGTGCCGTCAGCGGTCCGCTGCGCGGCGACCAGGATCCGTTCACCGTGGCTGGTCACCGCCGACCGCAGATCATCCATCTCCGCGGTGAGCCGGGTGATCTCAGCGAGCCGCGCGTCCAGTTCACGCGCCACGTCGAGCTGGAACGCATGCACCTCGGCTGCGGAAATCCCGCCGAAGCGCACCGCCTGAAACGTGATGCCCCGGATGTCGCCGGGAGTCAGCCGTCTCTGGCCAGAAGGCCCGGTGTGTCCCATGTTCGCTTCGCGGCCGGCCCGCCCTCCTCGCTCCCCTTGCCGGCGGCCGCTTCCTCCCTTCTCGGGTGATCGCATGACAGGTGTCATGCGCTATTGCGGCGCCGATCTGAAGTCTTCGGTGAGGATGTGTTCCGCGGGCACGCCGCGGGCGGTGAGCTGCTCGACAGCGGACGCCGCCATGGCGGACGGGCCGGCGGCCAGGACATCATGGCCGCGCCAGTCGCCTGCCTGCGCCGCCACGACAGCGACCGGGCCGTGTTCCCCGCGCCAGCCGGGGGTGACCGCCGGGCCGGCGGCAACCGCATAGGTGACGGTCAGCCACGGGTACCGTTCCGCGAGCGCGTCGAGTTCCGGGGCGGCGTACAGGTCACGGGGGATCCCGGCGCCGAAGAACAGGTTCACGGGAAGCACGGTCTGGCGCCGTGCTGCGAGCTCGTAGATGATCGCGAGCATCGGCGCGACCCCGGAGCCTTCCGCGATCATCAGCAGGGGCCGCGGCGATGCCGGGTCAGCGTAGAGAGAGCCGCCGGTCCGGCCGAGCCGCAGCCGGTCACCGGGCCCGGCATGCAAGGCGAGAGACGGTGCCACAAGAGCCCCCTCGGTCATCTGCACGTGGAAAATGATGTCCCGGCGGCCGGGGAGGGTCGCAGGCGCGAACCACTGCCAGTACCGGGGTGCCCCCGCCGGGAACTGGACGTGGATCCGCTGCCCGGCCCGCCACATCACCGGCTGCTCCGGGCGGGCATGGAGGATAGTGACATCCGCGGTGACCCGTTCCGCGCTGGTGACCTCCGCTTCCTGCCAGCGGGGCACCCCGGCGTTCACGGCGTCTTTCGCGCCGTTCTGCATGATGTCGGCGATCACCCCGTACGCCTCCGCCCACGTCGCCTCGAGTTCCGGGGTCCAGGCGTCCCCCGCGAACTTCGCCAGCGTTGCGAGGAGGGCTTCGCCGACCATCGGGTAATGCTCGGGGAGCACCTCATGCTCAAGGCCGTGGTGGGTGCCGAGCTTGGCCAGGTAGCCGCTGAGGGCTTCCGGGTCGTCGACAGAAGTGATGATGCGGATCAGGGCCTGCAGCAGCACGTCCCGCTGTTCGGTCATCCCTGCCGGGAACATTCTGCGGACCGGTTCCCCGCCGAGGAGGAACAGCCGGGCGTAAAACACTTCAGCGAGTTCCCCGGCCTGCGGGGCGACGAGCGCGAAACTCTTCTTGAGTAGCTCGGTGTCCACGGCGACTCCAGCTGCACAGGCCACCCGGTGCCTGAAACCAAGGTGACGATGCCACCGGACACTAACACTGACGGCACGTCCCGTCACTAGCAGTTTGCCGAAAAGACACCTGCGGCCGGGACAGACTGTCCCGGATGGGAAAGACACCCGGCCCCCGGCTAAGCGCTGGTCACCGGAGGCCGGGCGTTCCCGGGATGCGGCACGCGCAACCGCGCTGCCGGGCCGTGACCAGGAAACACGGTTTCAGGCTGCTCGCGCCGCGCCACGATCGCGGTTCTTCAGACTAGCGTGCCGTGCGCCTCCCACAAGGTGCCCTGCTGGTTGACTTCCCGCAGCCATCCCAGCACCTCGGGCAGGTTCACGTCCGGCGCGAACGCCAGGTGCGTGCCGTCGGCTGAATCGCAGCCGATCGCGCGGGCGTACCTCAGCCGGGCCAGCGAGTTGACCCGCCCCATGTGGACATGCTTCCCGCGGGCCTTAGCCTCCGCGGTCAGGGCCCGCGCCGCGGCACCCAGCTTCCACTCGGTTGACCCGCCGAGGAACAGCGCGTCGAACCAGGTCCACGGCACGTCCAGGTCCTCGAGCCCGTCCTGCGCGACCAGCGCCACGGGCAGCCCGAACCACGCCCGGACCCGGTACACGAACCGGGCTGACCGCTCGATCGTCGCCGCGGCGTCGCCGAGCACGTCCGGCGCGGTCGCGAACACGCACCGCCGCCGTGACTGCGCCGACAGGTGCGACAGGAACTGCAGGTACGCCCGGTCACCCGGGTAGCCGGTGCCGGCCTGACCGTCTTTCCCCGGCCCGCAGTTGTTGTCGATGCAGAACAGCGCGCCGGCCGGCAGCCGGTTACGCTGCCGCGGGGTCAGGATCGCCCCGAGAGACCCCGTGGCCATCGCCGCGCGGACCCGGGGTGTTGAGGGGTTCGCGAAGTACAGCACGTCACGCCGCCAGCAGCGGACTGTCCCGTTTCGGGTACGGGCCCGGCTCCATCGCGACCTTGACCGCGTTGCGGGCAGCCTTAGTGGTGCCGAGCGCGCACGCGTACCGCAGGTTGCCGTGGTGGCGGAACTTGACTGCGCCGATGTCTTCCAGCTGGTCAGCGAGCCACGTCGTAGGGTTCTCGCCGGCGCGGACCGGCCGGGCCCCGAGCGCGATGAGCTGCTTCTCGGCGTACTCGTGGCCTCGGTCCTGCGCGCGGATCTTCTGCGCGGCCCGGTCAGACAGCACGGTCGCGTCAGGCAGCATCGTCAGCGTGCGGGGTGTGGAGCGGCCGAGGTACAGCGCGTTGCTGGCCTGGTAGATCGTGCCCCAATGCCCCGGTTTGAAGACTGTCCCGTCCGTCAGGCACCGTTCAACCGGGTCGGCGAACATGACCGCCCCGCGGAACCCCGCCTCAGCGGCCAGCCGCCGCACTTCCCCGATCATCCAGCTTTCCCCGTTCGCCGGCACTTCCGGCAGCAGGCAGAACCGGCCCAGGTCAGCGCTCTCCGTGTACGGCTCGAGGCCCGGGAACACTGACGTGAGCACCGACCGCTGCGCGGGCACTGACAGCACCGCGACACCGACCAGTCGGCCGGTGTCAGCCTCGAACATGCCGTAGTTCCTCAGCGACGCCGGGAACGTCCCGGCGTAGTGGACAGACTCAATGAACGGCTTCGCCAGCGCCTGCACAATCTCGGTGACGTAGTAGCGGGATGCGTCGAACCCGCCGTCTTCCGGCCGCCGCCACGACGGGCGGCGGCCGAAATCCCAGCGCTGGCACGCAATGTTCTGCATGGATATCAGCCCCCCTCGGGGCAAGCGGTGTCCCGAGTGGTCGAGGTGGTCGAGAGTGGCGGTCTCCCTGGTGGAGTACCGCCAGCCCTTCTCATACCACTTGCGGTACTCCGGGTTGGCGGCTTGAGCCTGCGCATCGTCATGACGGCACCTCGCACAGCGTGCACTTGGCGCGGCCGGACTTCGACGCGAGCCGGCGGCATGGCGTCTTCACTGTCGGCCCTATGGCCGTCTCTTGCGTCCACACCGCGATCGGCGCACCGAGAGCACCCTTGATGTACAGGCCGGGCACGGTGCCGAACACCTCGCGGCCGTCAAGATCGTCATGGTTGCGGAGCACGTCGCCGCCCCGCCCGCCGGTCACCCGATATTCGGTCCGCTCGTGCTGGCCGTTCCACAGGTCGGTGTACACGAGCCTCAGCTCGCCTGACTCGTCGTGTGCCAGGAACTTCCTCATTGCTCGCCCTCCGTGATCTGGTCGCAGTCGTGTGGCTGGCCGGCACCGTCGACGAGGTCGACGGCCTGGCCGTCCGTGCCGGGCTTCGGCTTCAGGAGCGTGCCGCAGTGCGGGCACGGGGTCCCGGCGTCGCCGATGATTTCCAGGCAGTCGGGGCACGGGCGCTGCGATGTGCAGCCTGGCCGTGAGCAGGACACCCGGATGTTGATGCCGATCAGGTCCTCGCGCGGGAGGTCAGGCATTGCAAGCCGCCTCATGGCTTCGCGCTGCAGCCGCTTGATGCCCTCGTCCGTGGTCATATCCATCTCCTGACGCTCTTGCTGAATGCCTCCGGGCCGCCGGCGACGGCGATGAGCCGTTGCACCAGCGAGTCCAGGGAGCGGGCGGCGGACAGGTAGCCCAGCCGCTCGCCGGGGCTGTTCATCGAGTCGCCGGCGTTGTCGGCCGGGATGTCCCGGCTGGACGTGACCCGGTACAGGGCGGCGTCCAGGTTCTGCTGCCCGGCCCGGATGGTGAGCACGGCCGGGCCCCTGCTCGTGCGGCCGGTCCAGGCCAGCTCGCCCCAGTCCGGGTTGCCACCGGCGGCGTCGATGTCCAGGCCGTGATCGACTTCGGCGGCCTGGAACGGCGTCAGCCGCATGGTGATCGTGCCGTCGTCTAGCCGGTGGTCGTTCGTGTTCATATCCCACTCCTACTTCAACGGCTGAGCGGGGCCACGGCGAGGTATTCGTCGCTGCCCGGCTCACCGCCGGTGTCGAATGCCGTCCGGTCGTCGCCTTGCTCGGCCAGCAGCATCCTGTCGTCCACGAGCAGGAACACATCGGCCATGTCGTCGCCGGGCTCAGCCCATGCGGCTACGGCGGTGAGCTGCTCGCAGGTGACGGTGATCTGCTTGCCAGCTGCAGTCAGGGTGACATCGCCGGAGGCGGGCAGCGCAACTGTCCGGTCTCGCAGGTCTTGGACGGTAAGGCGCAGGTCGTACAGCATTTTTCGGGGATCCCTTCGGGTCCGGACTTTTTTGCTTACATGACCATTATATGTCAAGTCCGCTTGCATGTACAGGGGGACGTACTGTACAATTAAGTTATGACAGGGACAAGGAAGCCGATGTTCGCGAACCTCACCGGCGACGAGCTGGCTGAGCTGGCGGACACGCTGAAGCGGTCACTGTCGGACACCGACCCGGCCACGCTGCCGGTGTCGTGGGTCTTTGAACTTTCACTTCTGATCAAAGACGTTGAGGGCGCGCAGCGAGCCGCCCGGATGCGTGACGCAATACCGAGGAAGGCAGACGAGCACGATGACCGCAACCAAGCAGCGGCGTAACGAGCGGCCGAAGGGCCGCAGCACTGAGGAACGGCAGGCAGCCGCGCAGGCACTGCGCGACCGGCTCTCCAAGTTCACCGAAGAGGCCGACCCCGCCCTGCTGGCGATGCTCGCCGCCCGGTTCGCCGGGTACAGCGAGCGGAACGCATGGCTGATCGGCATGCAGGATCCGGACGCGACCGTCGTCCGCGGGTATGAGGCGTGGCGCGCTGAAGGCCGCCAGGTCACCGCGGGCCCGAACGGCATCCAGATCATCTCCTACGCCGGCGATGACTCCCCCAAGGGTGAGGAGGCCGCGAAGGCACCGGCGAAGGAAGGCGAGGAAACCGAGAAGGTTAACCGCTGGTTCCGGCCCGCCTACGTGTTCGACATCCGGAACACCGAGCCGATCGTGTGCGAATGCGGCGAGCCGATCCGGCGGACCGGTTACGACAAGGCCACCCGCCGCAACATGTGGGTCCACTTCGACGCCGCGATCACCGGGCATGACGCCCGCCCGCCGCGCCGCGAGACCCCCGCGGAGGTGGCGGCATGACCTGCTGCCCGTGGCAGTTCCACGGTGCCGTCCGGGCGGAGAACCCGGACGGCACCGTCACCTTGACGCTCACCGGCTGGAACTACACCAGCCACGAGCAGCGGCACCACGGCGACACTGCGACGTGCCGCTGGTGCAGGCAGCCCATCCACCGGGCCGGGCCAGTCGGCTGGGAAGCGGACACGCCGGGCGACTGCCCCGACGCCGGCCCGCTGCTGCCCGACCACTCACCCGAGCCGCTGCCGCAGGTGGTGCACGCCACAGAGCCGTGCATGACCCGCACCGTCCCGCTGCAGTTCTCCGGGAACGAGCAGGTGATGGAGTCCGGGACAGTCGCCGACATGGTGCACGAGCACGTGAGCGAGGACTACACGGTCGTGTGGCAGGGCCGCGGCTGGACTGTTGAGATCCGCAGCGACTACCCGCTGTGGCAGATGACTGGCTAGGGAGACGAGCGATGGGATGCACCAGGCCTGACCACGCGGGAGTCCCGCAGGACGGCTGCACAGGCTGCGCCAGGGAATGCGAGGCTGAACTGACCCGGCTGGGCGACCAGCAGGCACGCAGCATCACTGACCGGCGCGGGTGGGAGGAACGCACCACGGCCGCGGCCCGCCGCGCCGCCCAGGATCACATGCGTACCTGGGCTGGCCTGTACTACCTGCAGCCGGCGTTGACGGACCTGACCTTCCCGCTGGAAGAGACACTGGGCCGGGCTGCGAACGTTGACCCGGCCTGGGGCCGGACTAAGGATCAGCGGGCCCTGCTCGAAACGCTGAAGGTGCGCGCCGGGCAGGCGCAACAGCAACTGCAGGAGGTCGCGGCCGGCGCTGAGCCAGCCTGGCAGGCCGACCCGCGCGAGGCTGAAATCACCCGGCTGCGGCAGGTCATCACCGACCATGCGCAGGCGCTGCACAAGCAGTACGCCCCGCCGTCCGACGGGTTCACCGCATGCACCTGCCCCGGCTGCGAACTGATCCGCGCCATGGACACGGAGGTGACCTGCACTCACGCCGGTTCGGCGTGCGGAGGGTACAAGTGCCCCAACTGCCGGCGAGCGTCAGACACCCCGTTCAGTTGCCCGTGCGGCGCTGGCCGGGCTGACCACGTTCTCATCATCCCGGATGCCGTCGAGGCGGTGACCGAAGATGCCTGACCGCCCGCCCGCCAAGCTGGCGAACGAGTCAGCGCTCGGCACCTACTCATTCACCTGGACCAGCGCCGACGGGGCGCGGATGGGAGTCATGTGGGGTGACGGCATGGCCGCCCCGATGGCGTTCCGCGGCAAGGCGACCCGCGACGTGGTGAACCCGGAACGGTTCGGCTGGAAACCGCCGAAGAAAGCCGCCGACTTCAAGCAGTTCGCGCAGGCGTTCGCCGACGAGTTCGAGGCCGGCTACGACGAAGAGGAACCGGCGTGATGATCATCGACCAGTCCAGGATCAACGCGCCGGACTTCCCCCGCAGCCAGGAATGGTGGCGGCGGTTCGTACCGGAATGGGTGACCGTCACGGTGCGCGACGACGGCACCGTGACGCTGGAACCCAGCAGCCTCGTCATGCGCTACACCGCCGAACGGGGCACCTGGTGGGAACCCGGCGACCTGAAAGCAGCAGCACTCAGACATCGCGCGAAGTCGCTGGCCCAGTGGGTCGGCGGCCTCCCGCGCCTATCAGTAGCGATCGTGGAAGAGACAGGACAATGACACTAGAAAGGCTCCCCCATCCGGCGATTGTGTGCTCAGGCACGCAACTGCTGAAGGTCATAACCGAACTCGAGGCAGGGACGTACCCGCAGCCCGACGATGCGATCTGGCGCGACGACCTGCCCCGCGACCTGGCGGTGCGGCTCGCGCTGGCCACCGGCGCGACCGCCGAGCAGATCGCGGAGATCACCAGCCAGCCCGCCGCCGGTGCCACCATCGCGGGGACGGCAGCCGACGGCAGCCTGGCCGTGGTCGCGGAGACACGCCACACGGACATCACGGAACCCGCGGCCGACCCGCCGGACATCATCATCCGGCACACGCACGAAGACGGGACACTGGTCCTCGGCACCAGCAAGAACGACGGGGTGTACGAACTGATCGGCCCTAAGACCGCCGCCCGGTTCCGGTACTTCCCGTCGATCAAGATGATCGGGATCCCGCAGTCCCGCGACCACCTCGCCAAGCGGTGGCAGATCGACATGGCGCGTAAGGCGCTGGAAGCGGCCGGGTTCACCGTCGCCGTGGAGATCGACGACACGCCCCGCGACGTGGCCCAGGCCAAGGCGGACCGGGCCGGCCGGCTCGACGACCGCTACGACCGGCTGACCGCCGCAGCGGACCGGAATCAGCAGGAGGGCGACGCGCGGTGGGCACGCGCCACCGAGATCGTCGACGCGCGCAACGGCCAGCCTCGCCTCGCCGGGCATCACTCGACGCGGCGCTGGGACGCCGACGCGAAGCGCATCGACCAGAACGAGCAGGGAGCGAAGACCGCATACCGGAAGGCAGCGCGGGCCGCCACCGCCGCGAGCGTGGTCGGCGACGCCGACGCCTACCGGGAACTTCCCCCGGTGATCATCCGCCGCATCGACAAGAACGAGGCCGAACTGCGGCAGACCATGCACTACATCAACGGGACCCGGCCGGCGAACGACTGGCGCGGTGCCTACAGCATGGACCGCGAGCCCGCGACCGGTGACTGGCTCGAGCAACTGACCGCCCGCAAGACGTTCATTGAGCACCAGCTGGAAGCCGACCGCGCCGCGCTCGCCGAGCATGAGAAGAACGGGTACGTGCGGCTGACCCGCGAGACGGTGCACAAGGGCGACACCGTGACCTGGGCGGGAGGATGGGGCGGCAACAGCGCCACCGTGACCCGCGTCAACCCGAAAACGGTCACCCTCAACAGGGACCGCTACCCGCGGACCCTGCCGTATGAGCAGATCAGGACGGTGGAATGCCCGCACGCCGACCTGGACGGCAGCCCGGAGACCGTCACGGTCACCCGGCCGCGCAGGCAGCGGCGGCGGGACCGGGTGGAGGTCAGCGAGCAGGCGCGTGCCGTTATCGGTCAGCAAGTGCGGCTCGAGGAACCGCTGACGGTGGCCGCGTCAACGGAATGCTTCCAGACCCCGCCCGCCGTGGTCGCCGAGATGATCAGCGCCGCCGCGCTCGAGCCGCACATGACGGTCCTGGAACCGTCCGCCGGCCTGGGAGCGATCGCGCTCGCGGTCGCGCCGCTGGTCGCCGCTGTCGACTGCATCGAAAACGAAAGCCAGCTAGTGGGGCGGCTGCTCGCCGCCTGGAACCCGGAGAAGGGCGCGGTGGAATACGCGGACTTCCTCGAGATCCAGCCGAACCCGATCCGGATGTATGACCGGGTGCTGATGAACCCGCCGTTCAGCCGACAGGCCGACATCAAGCATGTCCTGCATGCGCTCGGGTTCCTGCGGCCCGGCGGGCTGCTCGTGGCGGTCATGTCCGCCGGGGTCGAGTTCCGGCAGGACAAGACGGCGACCGCGTTCCGGGAACTGGTCGCTGCCCGCGGCGGCCGGATCGAGCGGCTCGACGACGACGCGTTCGCCGGGGCCGGGATCAGTGTCCGCACCGTGCTGGCCATCATCCCGGCCAGCACAGAGACAGAACAGGAGGAAGCGGCATGAGCACCGACACCCAGCCGGCCGAGGCAGAGTGCATTGCTGTCCGTGATGCGATTACTGCGTGGCAGAACGGCGAGGAGGGCGCGCGGGACCGGCTCAACACCATCTTCGCGAGCTGGGCAGCCAACAGCTTGCCGCTCACCCTGAAGGACCGGTACGACATCGCCGACTCCATCGCGATGACCATCACGGCCGGCATCTCCCCGTACCTGGAAGCCACGGTGCTACGGCTGGCTGCACGGACGCGTGAGTGCCCCGGGGACTCAGACGGGAGCAAGGCATGAGCGATCCGTTTACCCGCAAGGTCCCGACTCTGGCCGAGCAGACCGCGCTGACGGCGCAGGCCGTCGACACCGACCCGCGGCTGCTGTACCGCCCGCGTACCCGTTCCTATGCGCTGTACGTCGAGGGGCGCGAGCTGGGCCCGTGCCACATCTGCGGCGGCGAGGCTGACGGCGAGTGCGTGATCTGCGACCGGCCGGTGTGCGACGAGGACGCGCGGATGAAGGATCACGACCGGTACTGCACGGGTTGCGCGCCACACCCATAAGGGGAAAAGCCCCGGAGGACCGAGACCCAGCGGGGGGTCTCGGTCCTCCGGCTTTCTGGCGCTCAGGCGGCGTGGCTGAACAGCGCGCGGAGCGCCGCGGCCTGCGCCGGGGTGTAGCCGGCGGACAGCCGCAGGATCGCGGTGCCGGCGCTGTAGTCGTACCCGTCACCGAACGGGGCGGTGAACACCCGCAGGTAGGACAGCCGTTCCTGCATGGCTTCCGCGGCGGGGAACACTTCGATGCTTCCCCCGGCGACCCCGGTCGTGGTTTCGGGCTGGGCGGTGTAGCCTCCCCAGCTCGCTTTGCTGGTGTAGCCGTTCTGGCGGCCGAGCAGGTGGTTCGGGTCGGTCGCGGCGTTGTAAACCGTGTATCCGGCCTGCTGGGACAGTCCCATCTGCTGGGCTATGGCACCCGCGGTCGGGGTGCCGTGGCTGGCCTGCGCCGCGGCCGGCGGCGGGCTGCTTGTGCCTGCCGTCCCGCATCCGGCCAGCGGTGCCGCCGCCGCTATGGCCAGCGCCGCCGCTGCCGCCAGTTTCCTCATGACGACGCGCGGCGGCGGGTGGCGCGGCGGCGGTAGAGGCGGAAGTTTGACCACCAGGCTGCGGCTGCCAGCGCCACGCCGAGCAGGTACAGCGGCTGCCCGCGCCACACCGCGAGCGCGATGAAGAACAAGGCCAGGACCGTGCTGGAAGCCGCAGCCAGCAGGTTCACTTTCATGACGACGCCTCAAGGCGGGAGAGAAGCAGCTGCGTGACCGCATCGGGGCCGCCGGCGGCGTGCACTGCCTCGCCGAGCTCGGCGGGGACGAGCGCGGCCTGCGGCTTGTCTCGCCGGGTGAGGATGATCACCGTCCGGCGGATGCGTACCTGGGCGGTGATCTCTGACAGGTTGGCCCGCGCGGTCGCGACCGGTTCCCTCGCGATCGGTTCCTCGTTGATGTCCATGCCGTTTAGGGTACCACTCCGCTTGCATGTACAGGGCGACGTATTGTACAATTGGATCATACGGAGAGGATCCATCAGCCATGACAATGATTCAGGTAAACCGCAAGGAACTCGCCGACGCGATCGCGTTCGCGAGCCTCGCCCTGCCGCGGCACCCCGTGGTGCCCGTGCTCGCCGCCCTGCGGGTGGACGTGCTCGCGGGAACCGTCACCTTCTCGGCGTTCGACTATGAGGTGTCCGCCCGCGTCAACGTGACCGGGCAGGGCGACGGGCCCGCCACGGGGACGCTCGTGTACGGCAAGGAACTAGCCGCCGCAGTCAAGAGCCTGCCGAAGGGCAAGGCCGGCACCACGGCGGAACTGGAAGTGACCGGCGCGGGCGTCACCGTCCGCTGCGACGGCGTTGAGGCGTTCGCCGCGGCGCTGCCCGCCGAAGCGCACACCGAGTACCCGAAGCTGCCCGACCTGCCCGATGAGGCAGGCGTCGTCGACGCCGCCGCGTTCGCGCGGTCCGTCGCCAGGGTCGCCGCCGGTGCCGGCAGGGACGACACGCTGCCCGTGCTGACCTGCGTCAACCTGACCAGCGACGGTGGCGTGCTCGAGCTGGCCAGCACCGACCGGTACCGGCTGTCCGTCGATCAGCTCGACTGGAACGGCCCGGACATGGACGGTGTGAAGGTGCCCGCCGTGATCCTCGCGAAGTACGCGAAGGCAGCCGGCAAGGCCGGGAAGGTGTCGCTGTACTTCGGCGGCGAGGCCGACAGCGAGTTCGCCGGGTTCAGCGACGGGACACGGACCCTGACCGTCCGCACCAACTCGGGCGAGTTCCCCAGGTACCGGAGGCTGCTGCCGACGCGGGCCGACGCCAGCACGACCGTGACCGGCGACGCGCAGACGCTGCGCGCCGCTGTGGACCGGGCCGGGAAGCTGACGGCGCGCGGCGAGCGGATGGGGTTCGCCGTCGCCGACGGCAAGGTCACCGTCACCGCCGTTAAGGACGGCAACACGGTGAGCACCCAGCATGTCACCGCCACCGTGGACGGCCCGGATGTGGACGCCGGATTCAACGCCGCCTACCTCGCGTCAGTGCTCGCCGGGTTCGACGGTCCCGTCACGATCGGCCTGAACGCGAACGATGAGGGCGTCGTGCTCAAGCCCGCGCTGCTGACCGCCGACGGTGACAAGTTCACCGCCGTGGTCATGCCGATCCGCAAGGCGGCGTGACCGGGTGGCGCAAGGTCGTCAGGGCCGGGGAGGAACACTCCCCGGCCCTGACATTTCTGCTGCCAGCCGAGTTGCTGCCTTCTCCGCGGCCTCCGGGGGTACGCCCGCCTGGGTCATGCAGGAAATCAGGAAGTCGATGCCCTGCTGCCGCTGCTGGTCATCCATCAGGTGCTCCGCACGTAGTCGTCGATGATCTGCGCCATCGGCGCGATGGCGGCGACAATGGCCGCGGCGATCGGCGCGATGCCGGTCACGATCCCGGCGATGGCCAGGCCCACCCCGGCCGTCACGAACAGTGAGTACGCCACCAGGTGGACACGATCTTGCCGGTTGGCCTCGTTGTCGCCGTCGATCGCCTGCTTGCGAAGGAACGAGATCGTCCGCTGCTGGCTCTTGTGAAGCGCGGTGAGCTGCTTCTCCACCTCGTCATGCTGCTGCTGGGTGATCTGCCCGACCTGCCTGGCCACTTCCGCCGCGACCCGCGCATCGACGTATGCCTTGAGCGCTGCCTGGCTGGCTCCGGGCGCTGCCAGGCTGGCCAGGGCAGGGTCGGTCTGCTGTAGCTTCTCCCCCACGGTGCCCGGCGTCGTCTTGAGAGCCTGGCCCCTGGCGACCGCTTCCTGGTGAGCAGGCGTCGGCACAGCCGCGAACACGGCAGCCGCCTGCGCCGCCGTGTCAGGCTGCCCGCTCGGCTCCGGGCGCGGCGCCACTGCCGCCTCCCTCGGGCGGAGCAGCTCGTTCATCGCCTCGGGAGCGACCCGTCCGTGCTGCCTCTCAGCCGGCGGGACATGGTACGCCGGAACTGACGTGTGCACGGACGCACGATGCGTGGCCGGGGTTCCGGCGGCGGTTCTCGGCGTAGCCGGGCTGACTGCCTTCTCCGCTGCCCGCTGCGCCCGCACGATCTTCGCGGTGTGCTGACGGACCAGTTCCTCCTGATCAGGCGTCAGCTGGCGGCCCTGCGCGCTGGACACCGTGGCGTACCTCTTGGCCACGAGCGCCGGGGACTCCCCGCGCTGCACGGCAGCGGCTTTAGCTTCCACGACCTTCTCGGCACGTCGTGCCTTGTTCTTCTCCCATTGCGCCGCCACCGCCGCCGACGTGTCGTTGAGCTGCTGGCCGATCAGCGGGAGCCAGCCGTGCCGGTACGTGAAGCTGGTGCCGGGGATGTGGTGACCGTGGATGGCCGCCAGGTCGAGTTGCTCCCAGATGGTCACCGGCTGGGACAGTTGCGCGCTGATCGGCACGGCGACCGTGGCCGCGGGGGCAGGCGGCCTCAGCGTGCCCACGAGGCGGGACAGCATCACCGACGCATCCCCGAGCTCGTTCGCCTCCGCGCCGTCCGCTCCGGCCGCCATCTCCCGGACGGCTTCCAGGGCGGCCGCGGCCCGCTGCTGCGGGTCCCGCCACGCCCAGCGCATGATCGAGCGCGCTTCCTCGCCCGCCGCCGTCAGCTGGACGCTCATGCCGCCTTCCCCTCCTCGGCCTGGAGCTGCTGAAGTTTCTGGGCAGCGGCGGCACGGAGATCAGCAGGCGTAGACGCATGGCCCTGATCCCAGTCGTCAGCGATATTCGCGGCTGCGGCAACCGTCATCGCGTACGCCTGCTGCTGGTTGGCAGGGAGCATGTCACCGATCACCTGCCTGGCCATGACGTTCGGCTTGTCCAGCGTCCCGACCGCGTTCACCTGGTCCGCGATGTCCCTGATCGCAGCCATGGTGGCCGGGTCATTCTCCGGCTTGCCGGTTTTCATCTGCGCGGTCATCGACGCCCACTCGAACGCCTGCGCCGTCTGCTGCGGGTAGTGGCCCCACGAGTCCCCGGTCCTGATCGCGTCCGGTGACGACTTGTTGGCGGCCAGGTCAGACATGGTGGCACCAGGCGGGGCGTGCGGCGCGTCCGTGCCCGGTCCCCTGGCTATCGGCCTGTCCCCGATGCCCAGCTTGCCGAAATACTCACCGGCATGCTGAATAGCGCCCAGCTCAGTGAACCCCTCCTCTATATCGGCATTGCCCATGGACATGTTGTACGCTTCCTTGTCCCCGTTGGTTTCGCGGCTCTGCCCTTCGGGCACTACGGCGTGGATCAGCTCGTGCAGGTTCACCGCGTATGCGCCGGGCACCTTGACCGGCTGGTCAGGGTTATTCTCCGCGTCGGCTATCCCGGCGGCCACGTCGTTGCGCATGTCCATGTGGCCGTTCCAGTCCATGATCGCCAGGTCATTGCCCATGCTCGGGGACCACTTGCTGTACGTCGTGGGCGGCTTGCCGTCCCAGTCCAGGTGCGTGTCCGGGCCGAACATGTGCGGCACTATGGGAGCCGACCTGGCAATCAGCCTCCCGGCAGTTGCCTCGTCGCTCTTGCTTATGTGCTCAGTCCGGGAAATCTGGTTTTCTAGCTTGGTTATCTCATCCCCTTCGCCGCTCTTGACCCACTCCCCGCGGTGCCCGCGCAGTTCCGCCCGCCAGGCGTCACGCCAGCTCAGTTCCACTCCGGAAGACGGCACTTCACGAATGATGCGGACCGGGGATTTCGTTTGATGCTGGTCAGAACCGGCGGCGATTGGCCAGTGCTTCCCCGTGGGCTCAACCTCATACACGTGCGGGTCACCCAGGCCGCCCCGGTCCCGTTCTGCGTAGTGCAGGGCATGCCGGACAGATCCCGCGATGTAAACAGACTTCGGGTCACTGTGCTCGGGACCGAAATTAGCCCGGTGCCCCACGGCCGGGTCAATAACGTCGCCCGGCTTGTGCACGTCACTGGTGCCATGGAACCATCGGCCGCCCGGCCCGCGATCCTCAGTCTCCCAGTCCAGTTCGATGACCTGCCCGGAGATCGAGTTGCTCGCGGAGATGATCCCGGCCGGCGGCTCGGTGTCCTCGTCTGCCCCGGTGTCTTCGGGTTCGTCGTGGGGCTGCTGCACTGCGACGGCCTGGGAGTGCCAGTGGCCGGGCCCGCGGAAGTGGTGGCCGCTGCCCACCGGGGTGCTCATCGCAGCTGCGGCGTGCTCGGGGACGTGCGGTGGCCAGAACCCGTCGCCGGACGCGAAATGGTAGGCGCCGCCGATCGCATGGGTGTACGCGCCGATCGTCTCCACCTGCCGCAGGCTGTCGAGCACCGTCACCGGGTCGATGTCGATCCGGTTCAGGTCATCGTCGTGGAACACCCCCAGGTACGAGCCGCCCTTGGCGAGCTGCTTGCCGTACTTGGACAGCGCGATGTTCATCGCCTCGTCGAACTGCTCGCGGCTGGCATGCTCGTCGATCGAGGTGGTGTCCAGGCCGGTCGGCTTGATGCTCATCGCGTACTTGTCGGCGCCCTGCGGCAGGTCCTGCCCGGACCGCGGGTCGATGGTCGCGCCGCCCCACGACTTCTGCACCTCAGCGTAGGTGCGTGCCTTGATAGCCTCCCAGTTTTTGCGCATCCCCTCGGTGGTCCACGGCTGATGCTGAATGTCGTGGAGCCGGTCGCGGCCTTCCGCCGCCATCTGATGGAACTCGTCTTCGCTGACCGGCCTCGAGTTACCCCGCGCGCCTTCACCGCGGATCGGCTCAGTGACCTTCTCGAGCAGGCCCGCGCCGCCGCGGGTCCACCGGCCGTCACGGTCGCGGGGCTCATCCCGCCACCCTTCCCAGCCGCGCAAGTCGATCAGGCGGGCCTGCCCGCTGACTGTCATGTCCTGCTCAGGTGCCACCTCACGGACAACGCGCACCGGATGCGTGGTGCGGAAATCCTCCCCAGGCCGCCCGTCTGGATCCGCTTCCACTGGCCCGGTGGGTTCTACCTCATAGACATGCGCAGCCGCGTTCTCGTCCCGGGCCGCGCGCAGCCGGCCGATGCGATTGTGGGCGACGGTCGCGGCACGGTCGGCGTAGCGGGTAGCTACCTTGACGCTACGAGACACATGGTTGTACTGCCCCTGCAGACCGTTCACGTTCTCAAGACGGGGATCACGGGATGTGGCTGGGTGCCCTGTCTCAACTAGATCCCCGGGCTTCAGTACCGCGCTGGTGCCGTGGAAAAACTGGCCGTGCTCGTCCCGCGGTTCTGTCCGCCAGCCTTCCCAGTCGGATGCCGCCAGCTGCGCGGTCCCGCCGTACCGGGCATGCTGCTTCCCGCCGCCTTCCTCAGCGTCGGCCGTGACCTTATCCAGCCCGGCCAGCCATTTCGCCTCGGCCGGGTAGTTGTCGGTGAAGTGGACGGCGAGTTTCCCCGCATGCTCCACCGCGCCGGCGAGGTGCTTCTCGCAGTGGTCGGCGTTGAACTCCCATTCGGCGCCGTCCGGATCGGTGTCGGCTGTCATCGCTTCGGCGTGCCGGGATCCGTGGGTGAGCTCGTGGAGCGTTGTCTCGAGGAGATGCGCGGTGGTGGCGCTCTTGGCGGCGCTGCTGACTGCCTTCGCCAGCCCGATCACGTTCCAGTCGTCAGCTACTGCCATGTCGGCTGGATAGTCAACGAAACCGGTCACGGGGCGGACACCTGCCACCATCTTCGCGGGGATGTCCTTCTTCAGCGCATAGGCAGCCCCGCCCATATGATCTTGCGCGGGCCACAGGAACTCGCTGGCCCTCGACTTCGGGATGCGGATCTTTACGGTGGCGCGGTCACCTGCGCCGCGGCTGGCGTACGCATCGGCTGTCTGCCGGTTTACGGTAGTGACGGGCCATTTCGCGGGATAGATGTGCCCTTCTGAGACATGCAGGCCGGTTTTGGCGATGGAGTCGGCATTCTCCCGGCTCGTACCGTGGTAGAGCGTGATCCACTCGCCGTGCCCCCCCCGCGCCTCGTGTTCCCATGCGGCCAGGTCCAGTGCCGCGGCCTGCTGCCCGGTCAGCCCGACCGCCTGGCGGACCTGCTCGAGTTCCGCCGCCTCAGCGGGGTAATGCTCGCGGAGGTTCGCGGTGAGCCAGTGCGCGTCGTCGAGGGCGGAGGCCAGGTGCCGGGCGACATGCGTGCAGTGATACGCGCGCAACGCCCCGGCCGCGGCCCGGGCGGCGGTCATCCGGCCGGCGGCGTGCGCGAGGTTATGCAGGATCCCGTCGACACGGTGGGCGGTGAACATGGCGATCGCCGCACGATCGCCGGGGACGGGCAGGCCGGGTGCTGTCATCGCCGCCGGGGCAACCGTCACCGCGGCGGCCAGGTCCAGCGCCTGGGCGGTGATACTGGCGTGCTCCTGGCCGGGCTGCGGGTCGTTGCGGCGTTCGATCAGCTCGTGGGCGATCTCAAGCCAGTCAACTGCGGCCGGGTCACCGCCGGACGCTGCGAGGTCCTCGAGCACGGCACGGGGCACCAGGTGCTCGTGCAGCGTGTCCGCGACAGTGTGCGGGTTACCCGGGTATTCGCGGGCCACGTCGAGGGCCTGCCGCAGCACATCCTCGTTGGTGAAGATCCACTTCACCAGGTGCATGGTTTCCTGGGTGTGCCAGCCTTGCCCGGTGAAACCGGGGACATGGCCGTCAATCTGAGCGGTGATCGTCATCCCGTCGCCGCCCTCGATCGTTTCCCTGTCCCGCTGCAGTGCTCGCAGGGCACGGTGTCATCCACCGTCGCGGCGGCCCGGGCGCGTTCCTGCCGCCGCCATTCGAGGTACTCGTTCGACAGGACCCGGATGCTGGTCGGGACGGGGCGCCCGCACCGCCACAGCCGCACATGGGTGGCGCGGGCCTCACGCAGCACAGCGATACGGTCCTCGTCGATCGTGGTGGTCTCGGCGGGCTGGGTGGTCACAGCGCCCGCCGTTCCTGCCCGGCGGCGGGCAGTTCCCGGTCTGCGTTCTCCCAGTTCCGCCAGATAGTCATCAGCTCAGCGAGGCATTCCGCATAGGTCGGCTTGGTGATGATGAGCATCCGCTGCATGACGGTGGTGAGGTGCCAGCCGTCGAGCGCCTGAACGGCATCGACCGCGGCCTGGAACGCGGATCCTTTCAGGTCTTTGCTCGCGTACAGCCGTTTCCCGGCGGGCACGTCGACACCGACCATGACCCATTCGGGGTCCAGTTCACCCGCTGGCCGGGGCGGCTGGTAGCTGCCGCTGCCCCGTTGCCGCCTGGGGGCGTCCGCCGCGGCGGCGGAGCCCGGTCGGCTGTACCGTTCGACCTCGGTCATGCCGGCTCGCTAAAGTTTCGCGGCCTGCGCGGTGAGCGCGGCCGCCTGGGTCAGCAGGGCGGTGACCTGCTTGGTCAGCGCGGTGATCTGCGCCTTGATCTGCAGCTGCGACATGCTCTTTTGCAGCGCGGCGGTCTGCGCCGGGGTGACCGCGCTCGCGGCGGCCTTCACTCCGGCGGTGACCTGGGAGGCGACCGTGGACGCGGCGGTGGCGGTCTTGGCGGCGGTGGTGGTCTTGGCTGCCGTCGTCTTCGCCGCGGTCGTGGCGGTGGTGGCTTTCTTGGCGGCGGTCGTGGCCCCGGCCTGCTTGGTGGTGGTGCCCTTGAGCGCGGCTTTCAGCAACGCGAGCTGCTTCATCTTGGCCGCAGCCTGCGCCCGCAGCGCGGCGGCCTGCTTGTTGAGGGCCGCCTTCTGGCTGGCCTTTGAGTTAGCACCGCCGCCGGCCCCGCTAGCTCCACTGCCGCCGCTGCCGAACTGGCCGCCGCCGAGCTGCCCGGCCGCGATCCGCGGGTCTTGCGCCGCCCCCGCCGCCGTGCCCGTCAGCTCAACCACCACCGAGGACAGGTCATCCCAGGTGCGGCCTCTCCTGGCAGTCGCCGGCCGGCTGGCCGTCAACTCAACCACCGATGCCACGTTGTCCCATGTCACGGTCATCATCTTCGCCGCCTGTGCCTGTGTCTGCCACGCTGATGCGAGCAGGTCGCTGATCTGGGTGTTGAGCAGCGCGACCCGCTGCCCGTCGCCGCCGGTTTTGCGCAGCGCGTCCCGCTGCCTGATCAGTGCGGCGGCCTTCGCCTGCCCCTCCTGGGCGGTGACCATCGCCTCCGCCTCCGCCGTGGACACGCCGTTAGCCTGCGCGACGCGGGCGACCTTCTTCGCGCGGGCGGCCTGCGCCTTGGCCGGCACGGCGGCGGGCTTCGCCGGCGCGGCGGTCTGCGCGGCGGGCTTCACCGGCGCGGCAGCCGCAGCAGCCGGGTCCGGCGCGGCGGCCTTCACCGGCACGGCAGCCGGGGCCGGAGCGGCAGCCTGGCCGCCTTTGACAGCGCCCTTCGGCGGGTTGAGCACCGCCGCGAACTCGAGCGCGGCGGTCTGCGAGCTGAACTGGCCGGGATCATCGAGGCGGTTGCCCGGACCCTTGGCTATGGCCCGCTGGTTGGCGGCCAGGGGGTTGGACGTAACCGCGCGGATAGCGTTAGCCATGCCAGCAGCCCGGCCACTTCGCTTTTGGAACCCGAAACTGGGATTCGGCCAGCCGGACTTGACCTCGAACTGTTCCTTCCGGCCGCCGGGGAACTCCATCAGGACGCGCTGCGGACCCTTGGGGCTGACCAGCTTGCCCTGCTTGTTCCTCACGGGCAGCATGTTGCGGCTGCCGCGCACGACTCCCCGCCCGTACTTCGGGTGGGTGTGTATGGTGCCCGGCTCCGTCTCGGTGATCCCGCCGACCAGGACCCACCCGTGGTGGTACGTGTACCCGGTCCCCGGAAGGTGGTGCCCCGCGATCGAGGCCAGCTCGATCACCCGGTCGAGGTCACGCCAGGTCCAGCTCAGTTCGTCCATGCCGCCGTTAGGCCCTCCGCCGTAGCCGCCGCTGTCGACCAGTTCCTGCTGGATCTTGCGACTGGAGAGTGTCGGCGGCCCGTACGAGCTGAGTGCCGCGTTGTCCTTGAACTCCTGGATCTTCGCTGCCGCCAGGTCAGACGCCTGCATCCACAGCTGATGCGACCGTTGCATGTCACCGGCTGCCGCCGCCGCGCGGGACTGCCTCACCAGCCGCACGACATCCGGGTGCTTGTTGGCCGCCGCCCTGGCCTTCTCGTCCAGCGAATTCGGGTCGGGGGCACTCGTGTCAGACCAGGCAGCCCCGCCGCCGGACCACTCGCCGCGACGGTTACGCCGCTGCGCCGGGTTGAAATGGCTGAGGAAACCCAGTTCGATCGGGTCGAAGCGCCAGGCCAGTTCAACCACTGCCGCGACATCATCCCAGGTCGCGGCGTGACCGTGGATGGCCCTGGCTGCCGCGCCTTTCGCTTTCTCCTCCGCCAGCGCTCCCGCCGCCGCAGCACGGACCTCCGGGTGGGCGTGACCGCCGCCCCGCGACCATTTCCGCAGCGCCCCGTACGCGATCGCCGACGCGCGGCCCTTGTCCATGCCCCGCTTCTCCATCAGGGCCTTGACGACCTGCTCGAAGTAGTCGGAATGCTTCATGCCCTTGACGCCGTACAGGCCGGGTCCGCCCGGCTTCCCGTACGGCGCCGGGGTGACCGCCAGCCGGCCTGTCTGGGCACTGAACTCGAACAGCGGTGCGCCGTTCCTGGTGGGACCGTATCCGTACTTTTTCGTGCTCTTGCGGATCGCCTTGGGCAGCGGCTGCCCTATGATGCGCGCCAGGCTGGCGATGTCCGCCTTGCCCACCTTGGACCGGCTGGAGTTGCGCTCGCGCTCGCGCATGGCCTTCACGCTGTGACTGGTCGCGCCCTTGGTCAGCCTCTTAACCAGCGCGTTCACCAGATCGTCACTGGACCACTCGCCGTGCTTGCCGCGCTTCTCGCCCGGGTCGTAGTGGTGCCCCAGCCCGATCACGCGGTCAAGGTCACCCCACCCGTATGCCGCGAACTGCTTAGAACCGTTCGGCTGCCCGCGCTGCGGGTCCGCCACGGCCGGGTCACTGCCGCCGCTGCTGGTCCGGTCCGGGGCGTTCAGGGCCCGGTCACCGCCCGGCTGCCTCGCGGTTGGCCTGGCGGCGAGCGCTCCCGGACCGTACCCGGCGTTCGGGTCGCGGCCCGGCGGGGCTGACGCGTCGTCACCGTAGGAGTCCCGCCGGAGCGCCGCCTGGTTCCGCTCCGCCACATCGGCGATGTCTTTGACGAGCAGCAGGTGCCGGTGGACGCCGTGCATCGTCAGGCGGGCGGCGGTGTGCGCGTCGTCGGTGTGCAGGCCGTGCCGCATCAGCGACTGCGGGGTCAGGGAGAACATGGCGGCCCGCAGATGCCGCTGGGCGGCTTCCTCGTTCCCCGCGCGGAGCGTCCTGGCTGCGTCCCGGACATGCTGGTGGACGATCATGTCGGGATGGTCGGCGGCGATGTGGTCGGCGAGTTTGCTCATCGACTTCGCGGCCTGCACCCGCATCGGGGTCAGCGGCGTGTGCCTCGAGCGGCGGAACGCCGGCGGCGGGACGGCGGCAGGAGGTACGGAATTGGCTCCCCGCGCGCCTACCGTTTTCGCCGGAGTTGAACCGGTCCCTGCTCTTACCTGCGGATTGACCGCCGTCCTCCGCCCGCCGCGGCTGCGTGAGACAGCGCCAGCCGGCTTACCCAGCGGACGGCCAGGGGGCGCCTTCTTGACTGCTGCCGGGGAAGCGGTCATGTGATCCTCACCTTCCCGCGCATGGCGAGCGTCACCAGCGCAGACTCCCAGCCCGTGTCACCCAGCGTCTCAACCCCGATCGGGCGGCCTTCGCCGTCCACGTCAACCATCAAGTCATCACCGACGGGAATGGTGCGCGCTACCGGTGTCTTCTCCGGCAGCAGGTACACGTAGCCGAGCCGCAATCCGTTCCCGGTTTCCTCCCGTGCCTTAGCCAGCGCCGGCCGCAGGTCGAGGATGCCGACCACCCGGCCGTCCGGCAGCGGCACTTTCGCCAGCATCGGATGCCCGTGGTGGAGCCGGTTCGATTCGGCCCACACGTCAGCTGCCTCATCGTCCCGGTAGATGGACGCATACACGTCGTCGGCGGTGACAGCCGGGTCGACGGGAACCTGCGTGGTCCTGGCCAGCGCCAGGGCGTCAGCACCAGCGATGTGCTCTGGCATGCCGTACTGCGCGGCCATCCCGGCACGCCGGGCGCTGCGCTCCACTACCCCGGCGGCCCGCGCCGGGTCGGCGTAGAACTCGTACGCCTCGTCATCGCTCATGCGGCCACCGCCAGCGGCCCGCAGATCCCGCAGGCAGCGTCCGTGACGTTGCCGACGGACAGGTGCGGGCAGGAGAACGTCCGGCCGGCGCCGGACAGCGACGTGCCGAGCGTCTTCGGCTCGCCCATCCGGCCACTGCCCTTGATCAGTCCCGTGGGACGCGCGGCACCGAGACGCAAGTCAACCTGCCCGTACCTGACGAGGACGGGCAGCAGCGCCGCAGCGACCTGCTCGAGCGCGCCAGCCGGGATCCGCAGCGGCTCGTCGAAGCCTTCCACGGCCAGTTCGGTGGCGGCCGGCACGTCGAGCTCCCGGCGCACCAGCCGCCTGATCCACGATCCCACAGTGACCCCTTCCCCGGACGCGCGTTCCTTCACTGCCTCGATGACCTCGGGCGCGAACCGGACCGCGGTCATGGCGGTGAGCCGCTGCCCCTGGCGTTTGCGGCCCGGCCCGGTGATCTGCAGGTGCTCCGGGTTGGCGTAGAACTCGTACGCCTCGTCATCGTTCATGAGGCGCACCATCCGCAGGTCGTGGTGTGGCGGCGGCCCAGCGGACGCCACCGGCAGCCGCACCGGCAGTCATGCCGCCGCCAGACAGCGAGCCGGACCAGCCGCCGCTCAAACGTGACGCTCATGCTGCCCTCGCATATCTCGCGCCGCGGCTCGGCAGCAGCGCCGCACCCGGCCAGGGCGGGCCCGGATAGCAGCGGCAGTTGTGAACTAGAATGCTATTGGCGGTGTACCAGCCGGTCGTGGTCTGGAGGTTGTAGACGTGCGTCGAGTCCCGGAACCTGCGGACCTGCCTAACCTGGTCGAACGCTACGACAGAGGCCAGAGCGTCAAGGCGCTCGCCGACGATCTCGGCATGAGCCGGATGGCGCTGACCAGGTTCCTCCGCGAGAACGGCGTCCAACTCCGCGGCATCACCGACGCTAACCGCCTGCTGGCGGCTAACCGCAGCCCCGAGGAGCATGCGCGCAACGCCGAGGCGGCTCACGCCGCCGTGCGCGGAAGCCGTCAGACGATCGGGCACCGGACCAAGATCGCCCGCGCCAAGCACGGCCAGGCGACCGGGAGCCCCACGGAAATGCTCTATGCCGAGTGGCTGGCCGACCTGCACCCGGTGCATCAGTTCGCGGTCGGCCCGTACAACTGCGACCTGATGATCGAGCCCGTCGCCGTGGAAATCAACGGCGGCCACTGGCACGGTTCCGGTCGCCACGCGGCCAGGGCCCGCGCCCGCACCGAGTACATCCTCGATCAGGGCTACAACATCGTGTTCGTATGGGTCACCGGCCGCACAGGCGGCGCCCGGATCGAGAGCGCGAACTACATACGATCTGTCGTCGAGTTCGCCAGCAGCCCGGTACCCCTGCGGGGTAAGTATTGGGTGGTTTGGGGTGACGGTGAGGTCGTACCCATCGGCGGTTACGATCTCGACGAACTCGCCGACGTACCGACGCGCGGCCCCAAGCAGCACTGACGGCGACACCACCTTGGTGCCCGCCGGGAAGCAGTGCGGGTGGACAGCACCGGGGAACCCTATGTGCGGCATGGCCGTGGCGTAGAAGTTTTTCCGGTCCGCGGCCATGCACTCGGCGCTGGTCCGGTCGTCGAGCACCGTGTTCCAGCCGAGCAGCGGCCCGTGCTCCACCGCGGCCATATCCGTTTTCCCTGCCGCAGTGGCCCGGTTCCACATGGCTGCCTGATGCTGCGCATAGAAACGGCGTTCGGTGGCGAGCTGATCCCGGATCGCGGCGGTCACCGGGGTGCCTTTCGCCCGCGCGTCCCGCGCCGCCCCCATCACCCGGCGGGTCGCGGCGATCACGTACTGGGCGCGGCGGGCCGCGTTCATCCTTGAGGTTTGCTCCGATGCCGCCCCGATCACCCCGGTCACCGGCGGCGGGGTCTGCATCACGTCGGTGAGGACCCCGCCGAGCGCCTGCCACGTCGCGGCGGGCAGGGCGAACCGCCGTTTCAGCAGCGCGACCGCGGAGGCCGCGGATACGGCGGTGACGAGCACCGCGGCGACAGCGACGGCGAGGGCAGCGTCACCCAGGCCGTCATCACCCGCCGGCGGCGGCGGGGGCTGCTGCTGCGGTGCCGGGGTGGTCATGTCGAGGCTGCCCCGGTGTCTTCCGGGCTGGCCGGCGGGCGCCTGATCACGTCCGGGTCACCGCCGAGCTTCGACACAAGCCACGCCACCATCCGGCCGACGCCCTGCACCTGGTCCTGCAGTTCCCAGATGATGTCGTCGGTGACGTTAACAGCCACAAGCCCACCAGCTTTCCCTAACATGTCCGGCCGTAAACGCTCCTTATTGTGGCCTCACTGGTCACCCTCGCGCACCTGGTCATGTCCTTCGGTGTCCCGGTTCACGTGCCCACCAGGATGTGCGTGTCGTCGTCGCCGTCCATCCACGTGAACTCGCCCTCGGCACCCACTGGCCTATGGAGCCGGCAGCCGGCGCAGTAGGTGGAACCGTAGAACGCGGGGTTCCGCGCGTACGTTTCGCACAGCGCGAGCCCCATCGTGGTCACCACACCGCATTCCGGGTCGTGGTGAATGTAGGCGCGGTACAGCGGCCGGACGAACCCCTTCGCCCGTTCCTCCTCCGAGAGGACGAGGTAGACCTCGTGCTGGTCCCGGGGTTCCCGGTCGGCGCCGTGGCCGAGCCGCGGATCGTGCGGGTCGGTGGTGAGGCTCACGGCGGGAACCCGAGTTTCGTCATCGTTTCCAGGGCTTCCGGCATCTTCATGCTCATCCCGTCGGCCACCGACCGCCACCCGGGGTAGGTCTCCTCATAGTCGTGGTCGAGGCGTTTGGCTTCCGCCTCGAGCGCGGCCCCGAACTCCTGCTCGGTGAAGACGCCTTTGCTGATCAGCAGCCCGGTCAGCGCGGTGACCTCGGCGCGCAGCAGGATCGACAGTTCCCGGTGGTGGACGATCGCACGGAACTCGCCGTCGCTGGGCAGGCGGGAGCCGAGCTGCCAGCTGGCGAAGAACCTGCGCCACTTGGTCAGTTTCTCCAGCGCGGCCATCATGGTTTTCTCGCTCATCCCGCTCCCTCCGCTGCGGCCTGCATCAGCCACTGCGCGGCCGGCATTCCGTCGACCGTCACCTGCGGGCCGCTGCCGTCCGCGGCGGCGAGCTCGGCGGCCATCGACAGCGGCAGCCGTCCCGCATACCGGCATTCGAGCCGGCCGCCGCGTTCCTCCACCCAGATCGTGCCGGCGTCGATGGCGAGCACCGCGACCGTCTCAGCCACCGGGCATCTCTGGGGTCAGGCTGACGGCGGGGCGGCGGGCGGCTGGTCCTCAGCGGTGCCCTCGCTGATCACCAGGCTCGTCGCCGCCGACGACACGACGGTGACGCTGCCGGTGCCGGTCAGCGGCGGGTTCACCGTCGAGTCGGTCACCGTGTAGCCGGCGGTGCCGTCGGCCACGCCGACGATCAGCGCCGAGTACCCGTCCGCTGCCGGGGTGAGCGTCGCAACCGCCGGGTTGTCGATCGTCCAGGCGAGGTTGTCGCCGGTGACCGGCTGGGCCTTGGAGTCCTGCTCGCCGACAGTTGCGGTGTACTGCTGCGTGTCAGTGATCTGCACGGTGTTTCCTTTCCTGATGGTTGGCGTCCCCGGGCCTTCCGGGGCAGCCTGGTCAAACGTTTCCGGGTCCACGGTCAGGAACAGGACCGCCGGGCCGTCAAGCCACCGCCAGAAAACCTGGGCGACGGTAGTGATAGCCGCCGCCTGCTCTGCGGTCGCGGGAAGGTTCCCGTCCTTGGCCACAGCCTCGATGGCGTACTGCAGCGCGAGGACACGGTTCTCCGCGGTCACGGCGAACTCCCTCCGTAGGTGTCCCGGATGTACGCCAGTCCCCGCCGGATCTGCTCGGCGGGATCCGGTGCGGTGAAACCGTGCGGGCCAGCGTCGAAACGGGCGAAGATCACGGCCGGGTCCTCGTCATCCTCGCGGAAGCCCGCAGCCTCTTCCGGGGTCACTGTGCGGCCCCCGGTGTCCCATGCACCGCTGCCGTCCACGCCGTGATCACGGCCGTCACGAACCGGGGATCCTGGCTCATCAGCCCGTCCAGGTCGGCAGGCACCGGATGACCGTCGTCGTCCTCCACGTTCCACGACTCCAGGGCGTAGCCGAGCGTCGCGGTCATATGGCGGAACGCCGCCAGGTCACCGGAGGCGACCGCAGCAGCAGTGTCGAGCATCACCGACATGGGCACCGGCCGGACCGTGATCTCCAGCCCTTCATACTCGGTGCCGGTGAAGTCCAGCTTGAACGGGGCGCGTTTCGGCCGGAAACCTGTCACTGTGCCGCTCCCGGTAGTCCGCCTGCTGCGGGCGGGTTCTGCGGTGGCCGCGGCGGGCCCGCGGCGGCGGGACGCATCTGCGGTGCCGACGGCGGCCGTGGCCCCTGCTGCCCGCCGCCGGCCCTGGCGGCGGCCTGCTGCGTGATCGCCGTGCCCGCCTGCGCGAGTCCCTGCAGCTGGCCGAGCCCCGCCGCGGCCTCCGGCGGCATGCCAGGCGGCGGATTGCCAGCTAGCTGTTCGGCACGTTGCGAAGCGGTAGACACCAGCGCGTCATGCACCTGGTCCACGTCCAGCTGCAGAATCGACGCCATCCGTTCGGTGATCAGGTCAAACACCTGCAGCGGCACGTGCAGCACCGGCGCCGCCGACATCTGCCCGAACATCGTCAGCAACTGCTGCGCCTGCTCATCCTGAAGCGGACCGAACTTCGCCTGCGGATACGATGCGCCGGTACCGAAGTTGAGCATCACCAGCGGCCGGATCACGTCGTAGGAGATGGATTCGGCGATTTCCTTCGCCACACCCTGACGCGACTTCAGGTAGAAGTCGGACTGGTCCTGCGACAGGCTGTAGGCGCCCTTCCCGCCGGTTGACGCGGACGCGAGGCCGAGGAACCCGGCCAGCACACTGCTGATCGCCCACGACGACAGGAACGACAGCGCCTGGGAGAAGAACAGGCCCGCATCCGCGGACGACGGGATCGCCTCGAACGCCTTCTGCCCGTCGATCGGGTGCACCAGCCCGACGACACCGGAGCCGCGGAGCTGGGAAATGTCGTCGGCGCGGGCGGTGGCTTCCGGCTGGTCGTTGCCGTAGACGACAAGCCGCTGCAACGCCATGTTCTCCAGGTAGTAGTACCAGAGATACAGCAGCTTCATCTGGGTCGAATGGCACCAGTACGCCACCTCAACCTCGGACACGCCCGTCAGCGGCTCCCGGTGCTTCCCGTGGGTGTAAATGTAGGAGCGGATCTTCGGGATATCCACATACCCCGGCACCTTCTGCCGCCTGGACAGCATCAGGTTCCCGCCGAACAGCCACACCTGCTGCCGGAACCCGTTCGCCTCCCCCGACCTGTCGTTATACCGGGCCTGGCACGTGGCAGGCGGGCGGAACGCGATCTTGTCGTAAACGATCTTCCCGTCCGACTCGCGGACCTTGAACGTCTTCTCGAAAAACGCCCGCCGGTACAGCTGACCCGACGTGATCTGGCCGAGCAGCTCCGTCATCGGCGTCCGCATGCCGCCCTCAGTGTCCGGCGTCATCAGCACGCTGCGGATGAAGTCGCATTCGCCTTTGTCGCCCTTGCCGGGCTCAATCGAGAAGTCGGCTTCGCGGATCGGGAGGGTCAGCACCAGCTCGAGGGCCTGCGCGGTGCCGTTGCGGGAGAACATGGTCTTCAGGTCACGAGACGACCATTCGCCATATTCTTAAATCGAAGACATCACCCTCGCCGTAGTAGGCGAACAGCCGCTGACCGTAGTCAAACGAGGTCTAAAGTCCCGATCTCAGGACCCATCAGGGTCCGCTTGCCGCCCGGGCCGCGGGAGCCCTTGGGGGGGAGATCGGGGAAGGCGATCACGTTAGCGTCTTTACCGGATGCCATCTTCTTGCATCACCCCCTCTCCGCTGCCAGGGGCGCACAAGGGCGCCGGTGATGCACGTGCATATGCACGTGCATGGGGCCACGATACCGCCTGCCCGCATGCCGGGCATAGCCACGTACCGCTGTACGCCATGCCGACATGTGTGGTATGATGTACTTGTGGATGAGAAGACGAACGACGGCACGATCACCATGAGGCTGACGCCGTTCCAGGCCACCGAGATCGAGCACGGCCTGGACATCGACGCCAGCGACGGCAACCCCGACTGGGGTGAGCTGAAGTACGCCGGGCGCCGCACCGGCCCGGCCGTGCTCACCATCCGGGCCGGGCAGCAGAACCTGGACGCTGCCCTGTACCGGGTCACGTCCAGCCGGGACATCCCCGCCGACAACGCCAGCGACCCGATGGCCAGCCCCGGCGAGCGGATGGGCTACCTGTCCGCCGCCCGCTCCCTGGACTCGCTGGTGCAGCGGCTCATCGCCGTTGCCGGCGGCCCGGAAGCATTCAGCAAGAACGTCAGGCGATGGATATGACCGCCTCCCCGATCTCGCCGGAGACGATGCGCGAGCACCGTGCCCGCTGGTTCGTCTACGCCGGCAGGGAGAAGATCCGGCACACCGCCACCATGCGCGGCCAGTGGGGCTACGACGTTGAATGCTCATGCGGGTGGAAGACCCGGACCGGCGGCGGCGTCCGCAGCTACGTAGAGGACGAACTGTTCGCGCACCGTTTCAGCGCCCAGTGCGACGCTGAGCGGGCCGCGACCGCAGGGGAGACCCGATGAGCGCCGAGCGAATGCAGGCACCATACCTTCCGTCCGGCGGCACCCGCGTGCCGCTGCCATGCGGCCACCACAATGCGCGGCTCCGCCCCGGCGAGCGCACAGCGGAGCGGCGCTGCCGGACCTGCCGCAACTACTACCTCATCGAGTGCTCGGATACTGAGACCGCGCTGGTCTCGGACATCACGTGCCCGGCATGCGGAGCGAGCATGAACAGCGAGGGTGACATGTGGTGGTGCCCGGGTTGCGGCGACGAATGGGACGACGAGACGGTACGGGGAGTGGTGCGCTGATGGCGACACACGAGTCCGTGGAGATGATCTGCGGGCACAGTGCCCAGCTCACACCTGACAATGCTAGGCAGGCGCGCAGGAACGGCTCGCTGTTCTGCCCCACATGCGGGCACAAGCAGCCCCTAACGCCTGACTGGCCGGACCGTTCCTGGGTCACGGCCGCCGAGCTCGCCGCGATCGCGCGGCGCAACGAACGCACCATCCACCGCGAAATCGAACGCAGGAACCTGCACGCCGAACGCGCCGGCGGCGCCCCCTCCCCGTGGATCATCGAACGCGCCGAGGCAGAACGGTGGCTGCGCGAGTACAAACCGGAAAGGACGGCAGAACGATGACGCGACTGCAGCAGGAGATAGCCGACTACCTGCATAGCCCGGTAACCGCCGCCGAAGTCCAGACCGCCGCATACGTGAGGTTCGCGGCATGGATGGCCGCGCACGATACCGGGCCGCGCAGCGTCACGGTCGGGCAGATCGGCCGGGAATTCCAGAACCTCAGCTACGAGACTATCTGCCGGTGGATCAGGCACTACCGGGGAGGGGAGCAAGAGCAGTGAGTGACTACATTCCGCCTGAGCCGTCGTCTCGCGACAAGGTGCTCCACCGGGTGCAAGGCGGCCGGTGGGTGGCCAGCGGGTACGACATGGGACTGGTGCTCAACGACCAGCCCGAGCACGAAGACGGGGTTCTCGGCGTGGCGGAGTACGAAGGCGGCCCGGTCCTTGAGTTCATCAACGGGCACGCCTACGACACCGGCGTGACCGTGACGATCATGATCATCACCACCGAGGCATCCATCCGGACGGAGGACAAGCGATGAGGTTCCGTGACACGTACGGCGGGTCATGGCCGGGCCCGTACCCCGGCACCCGCCGGTGGGCGAGTAGGTCCGTCTCCTACGGGCCGGGCACCGCACTCGCCTACCTGACCGTCAAGACCCTGCTGTGGGTGTTCCTGCTCGGCCCGCTGTGGATCGTCGCTGAATGCTGGACGGTCCTCATCTCCGCGGCCGCGGTCATGGCCGGCTGGTGGATCACCAAGACGATCCCGCAGTACGACGTGCGGTTCATCCCCGGCCGGTTCCGCCTGTGGTACTTCACCGGGAGGCCATGATGAGCAAACGGCAGGTATTCCGGTACACCGTCCCCATCGACGAACAGCCCCACGTCATCCAACTCACCGGTGACCCGCTGCACGTCGCGAACGGCACCCTGATTGATGAGGTTGAGTTCTGGGCTGAGCACGACATGGACGCGCCTGAGTACCCGGCGGTGTTCCAGGTAGTCGGCACCGGGGATCCGGTGCCCGACGGCGCGGTGCACGCGGGGACGACACCGAGGGATGCAGTCGGCGGCGTGTGGCACCTTTACCGGCTTCCGCTAGACGCCGGGAGGCAGTCATGACGGCCACCCGGTGCCGTGGCCGCGCCCGGCACTGGCGGATCGCGTTCGGCACCGTCGGGCTCCGCACCCCCGTGTGCGTGTACTGCGGCGACCCGAACCCGAAACCGCTCACCGACCAGGAGTGGGCCGAGCTGATCTACTACAGCACGACCGTCCGCAACGCCGGCGGCCAGTACGTACGGGCGGCGATTGAGGCGCGCGAGGCGGAGAAAGCCGGGAGGCCGCAGTGAACGGCCCCGCTAGGGACGGAGAAACCGTGATGCAGGACGACGACCCGAGGAAGATTGAGATCAAGCCCGGTGACCGGGTGGCGATCCACTACCCGTCCAGCGGTCCGGGCAGGGCCGCGTCGGAGTCGGCTGAGACGATCGCGGCCGCCATGGACGTGGTGGAGAAACTGGTGCCCGGCTGCACCTGGCGGCGGTACCCGGCGGAGTTGGCCGAGCCGACCCGCGCCCAGGCGGTCGTGCTGAACTGCCACAAGCCTGACGGCAGTTACACCGGCTACCAGGTCCACTGGATTCGGCGGTGACCGAGCATGAGGGGCCGGGTCACGGGGACGTGACGCTGAGCCTCACCGAGGAAACCAAGGACGGCGGGCGGCTGTTCCAGTCGTGGAAGGTCTGTGAATGCACCGCCGTCGCGCTGCGAGCCCGGCTAGGGCCCGCGCAGCATGAGAGCATCGCCACCGCTGAGGCTGTCCGCGCGACCGCGGAAGCGGTCCTGAACCAGCCGGGTGCCGTACACCGCCTGTGATGATGGGGGCCGGGGGCGGGGCGGGAGCCGGCCCCTGTACCGTTCAATTGGGGACTCAAGCGGTACAAGGTTAGACGGGGTTAGCCGGCTCCCGCCGGCTAAAGGCAACCACCCAGCAGCATCACCGCCCTAAGTTACGAGGCGTGTCCGCTTCCAGCATGACACACGCATGGCATACTGCAAGCCCATGAATGAGGAGAGCGAGGCGCTGGCCCTCGCCCGGGTCCGCGCCCAACTCCGTACCGGGGAAGCACGGGCGATCCGGAAACAGGCCGGCCTGTCCCAGGCAGACGTAGGCCGTGCGGTGGGCAGTGACGGGCCGCAAGTGTCCCGCTGGGAGACGCAGAAGTCGGTGCCGCGGCGGGAGTCGGCGCTGAAACTCGCCCGGCTGCTCGACGATCTCGACGCGATGAACCGCAGCGGCGACGGTGGTGCCTAACTCCGGCCACCGCCCGGCCTGCTTCAGCAGGTCCAGGTCGTGGGGTGACAGGAACCCGAGATCGTTCATCAGCCGCAGCTCGTGATCGCTGAACATGGCGGTCATCGCGCCGACCCAACATGAGGTCGGCCTGCCGTCGGCACCTGTCACGCTCGCGCTCAAATCGGCCGGCCACGTCGGGGACCTGCCGGGACCTGAACGGGTCAAGGACCGGCCCTACGTTGACGGTGCCGTCGCTCACCGGGCACCTGCCCATGCGCGCTGGTAGGCGCTGACCAGCCACCGGTTAGCCACGTCGTAGTTCGGATGCTCAGGCAGCGGCGACGCCAGCGGCGACGCCAGCAGGTCCCTGATCCGTGCCTCGAGCTGGTCGGCGAGCATCAGCGCCCGGTCCATCGGGACCAGCCCCGTGCGGATGTCGCGGACGATCTCCCGCTGCCACTCCGGCATGGGAAGCGTGATCTGGCCGGTTTCCAGCAGCTCCACGCCCTGGAAGCCGAGCCGGACCATGTGGCCGCCGAACTTGGTGTCCCAGCCGTAGGCCGCGATCAGTTCGGGGCGGGTGACATCGCGGCCTTTCCCGTCGTGGGACAGCATCGACCGGCGCTGCGCGTGCAGGTACCCGGCGAACCGGTGCCCCGCCTGCCTTGAGACGATCAGCGGGGTGAGGTCCCGCAGGTCCGCGCCGAGCGGCGTGATCGTGACGATCTCCGCGGGCGGGACGAACAGGGGGATCAGGATCGACGGGTTCCCGGCCAGCGCGAGACGCAGGTACTTGCGCAGCGAGTAGATCGTGATGTCCAGGTCGCCGGGGCCGGACCGGTTGGCGAGCCCGCCGGGGCGTTCCCACGCGGTGTGATGCTCGTACTGGTCGAACTCGCGGAGCCCGATCACGTACTCGGCCGGCTCAGTGCAGATGCCCATCTCGTCGCGGTCGTCGTGGCCGGTGATCGCGGTGCCGTGGACACCGGAGCCGACCTGGCAGCGCAGGATGGTGGCCGATTCGGCGAGCTCGCGGAACTCCGCGCTGCCGTGCTTGCCGGGACTGCGGTATTCCGTGTCGCTCATGCACCCCAGCATACCCGTTCGGCTACATAGGGCATAGTAGACTACTGGTCATGTCGAAGACTCGCATGACGCTCCAGGCGAAGACGGTGCTCCGCATGCTCGCAGCCGACCCCGGCCGTGAGGTGTACGGCCTGGAAATCATACGCGCGACCGGGCTGATCAGCGGTTCCGTCTACCCCCTCCTGGGCCGCCTGGAATCGAGCGGCTGGCTGACATCACGGGCCGAGCAGATCACCCCGGCCACCGAGGGGCGGCCGCCGCGCCGCTACTACCGGATCACGCCGGCAGGCATCGCGCAGGCACGCGCACTACCACCCGCGCAGGCATCCCCCGCAGAAAAAGCCCTGGCGCGCGGGATGCTCCAGATCGCTGACACTGCGGACATGCCAGACTCGTTCTGGCAGGCCGACAGGCGCATCAGGCTAGCCCGTGAGGTCCTCGGCGTGCCCGACGACGGCCGGTACACCCACAGCGCACTATGGGAAGCGGAAACCAGAGACGAGGCGGCCAGAGCATGACCGGCGAACATGAAATGGTCACGGTTCGCCGCGATGACCTGGCGGTGTTCCTGGCCGCAGTGGATACCGACTACGTAAGCACCGATGACCTGCCGGACCTTCAGGACCGGATCGAGCGGCTCTATGCGGCCATCGGCGAGGAGACCGGATGACTGACGACAATGTGACGCCGTTCCGGCGGCCCGGCCAGGCTCCGCCGCCGGCCGGTGAGCTGAGCCGTGCCCGCGCGCTCGCCGCCGAGCAGAACGCCGGCCCCCGGGAACGCTACGGGGCTGCGATCAGCCGGCAGCGCGCCGAACGGCTCATCGCGACCGGGAAAGTTGTCCCGGCCCGCATCACCATGGCGCTCGACATCCGTGACCTCGAGGGCCCCGAAGTTGACATCGCATGCGGCGCCGCCGAGCCGGACGTGGACATGTGGGAGCTGGGCCTGGCCGTCCCGTCGCCGGAACAGGTGACGCTGCTCGCCGAGCTGACCGGATTCCAGCCCGCGTTCTTCTACAATCCGATCGAGCCCGGTCCGCTCGCCGCGTCGGCGATATTCATGTGCAGCGGCCCGCACCTGCACGGTCACCGCGCCGGACGTGGTGGATGAGAACGGGGTGCTGCTGTACGAAGGGAAGCCCCGCAATCTGCCCGCCGCCGTGCTCCGCAAGATGCGCAAACAGCCGCCCGCCGGGCAGGGAGCACTGTTCTGATGACGAGACCCGTCCCGGAAGAGACACCGGAGGACTGGCTGCTTTCCGCTCGGCAGCATTCCCTACCTGGATAGCAGCGGCGAGATCCTGATCAGGACGCCGTACGGTGACACGATCGGCAAGAACGGACTAGCGACAGCAGGGGGACGGCCCTGGGGGGTTCATCCGGCTAGGGGAAGAGTCGAACTTCTCCCCCCGAAGGGGGCCTGGCATCCCGTATCCACCGGGCCACTCCTGTCCTGGTGGTTAGCCAAGTCACAAGTCCCGGACACCGCAGCCGAATGCTCGCCAGCATAACCCGGGTCATGCCCGCCGGGCCACCGCGTGCAGCGCATACACGAACGCGAGGTGATACCCGTCTTCGGCGAGCAGCTTGTCCAGCCGGTCGGTGTAGCCGTCGTCGCGGCCGACGGCGAGGCGGAACATTGCGGTCTGGGCCAGCACCCGCGCCGCGCGCTGCGGCGTCATGATCTGCTCCATCCGCGCCACCGTCATGTACTCCTCGGGTTTCACCCGGCCACCTTTCAGTTCACCGCCATGATTTGACGTTGCCCCGGCCGGAAGTTCACGCCCCAGGGGTGCTGACCGGGCATCCTACCGCCACGATCGGACATTCCCCCCGTATCACCGGGTACAGGTTAAACTAGATCCCATGCCGTATGCCGATCCAGAGAAGCACAGAAAATGGCAGCGTGAGTGGATGGCTCGGCGGCGTGCCGAGTGGATAGCTGCGCACGGCCCTTGCGTGGACTGCCGCACTTGGGACGATCTACAGGTAGACCATGTTGACGCCTCGACAAAGGTCACTCACCGGGTCTGGTCCTGGGCCAAAGAGAGGCGCGAGGAGGAGCTGGCTAAGTGCACCGTCCGGTGTGCCCCGTGTCACGAAGCGAAGACGACAGCCAGCCGCGAGGATCCCCGCGGCGAGCAGCACTGGGCCGCGAAGCTGAAAGACGACCAGATACCGGACATCCGCGCCTCACAGCTTTCGATTTCACACCTGGCTAGGGTTTACGGCGTCAGCCGGAAGGCTATCCGCAATGTGCGCCAGGGAAAGACCTGGCTTCACGTCGCTTAGTCCCTATCGCCACGACTTGACGTTGCCCCGGCCGCGGTCCGGTTGCGCCTGGTCATCGTCGTCTGGCGAAAAGCCGTCCAGGTCCCACGGGGCCGCATCCATGTTCTGCTGCGCCTTCTCCATGATTTCCCGCATCCTGCGATGCCCGCGTGCTTCCTCCCCGATGCCCATGTCCGCGAGGTTCTGCGCGCCTGCCCACTTCCGTACGGCACCCGGCCCGTACTCGCCGAGGTGCGGCACGAACGCCTGCACCACGGCGTCGCCGTCGTCGGTGGACCGGCCGAGCCGCTCCCGGATGTCGTCTTTGCCTTCCACCTGGATCCGGCCGCTTGACGTGACATCCCACTGCGGTGTCGACAGGTCACCGAGCAGCATCTCGTCGTCCGGCAGGCAGATGTCCGGGCGGGCCGACGGGTCCAGGGCCTGCCGCAGCGTCCACCACGCTTCACTCCTGCGGTTGGCGAACCCGAACTCGCGGGTGGAGTCTTTCGCCTTCGACCCGCGGGACGCGTTGAACGCCAGCACCCTGGCGTGCTGCTCGCGGAGCCGGTCGACGACACCCGCGCCGATACCGATCACGTCAACCACGGCGGTGCGGGAATCGTCAGCGGACAGGATCGCGTTCACCCGCCCCGTGGTTTTCATCGTGTCTTCCCGCACGAACCGGCGCAGCTCCGTGATCACGGGCCCGTTACGGATCGCGAGGACAGTGCGGTCCTCACCGGTCCTGGCCACGTCCACCCCGACGGTGCGGGGCCTGCCCAGGTCCGGCTTGCCCGCAGCCTCCCACTCATGCCAGCGGGCCACCGCCGCCTCAGCCCACGCCAGCGGGATAACCGAATCCTCGTCGCCGGCGTGGAACTCGCCGAGCACCCGGTTCACGTAGATCGCTGACGTTTCACCCCACTGGCGGAGCCGCTGCGCCGCCCAGTCCCTGGTGACCCGCCCCGCCGTGATCGCGTCGTCGAGGGTGACATGGACCGGATACCAGTCCTCGTACCCCTGCCGGCGTGACTGAATGTCGTAGAACCGGCCCTGCGGTGCCCCCGGCGTCGACAGTGCCAGCGCGAACGCTTCCCTCGTGCCGTCCCCGGCGCCGGAGAACGCGCCTTCGCACGCGTCGAACGTGCCCGCCGGGATCGCCTTGCTCTCGTCGTAGACGAACAGCAGCGAATCGGCGTGCGCGCCTTCGATCAGCGCCGCGTTAGCTGACGCGCCGGCGAACGCATGCCCGTAACTGAGCCGCAAGTTCAGGTTCTGCAGCTCCGCCCGGGTGAACGGGTGGCCGTCACGGACCCTCCCCCATTTGATCCGGCCGGCCCACTTGTGGATTTCCGGCCACAGGTACTGGGTCAGCTGATGCCATGACCCGGCGGTCGTCGCGACCTTCCAGTCCACGCCGGCGGCGTCCCGGGTCAACGCAAACCACAGCACCGTCACCGCCGCGATGGTGCTTTTGCCCAGTCCTTAATCCATGGGGGCCGCGGACCGCTTCGCGTTTCCGCTGCGGCAGGCCCCCAATGATTTCCTCCTGGTATCCGGTCAGCCCCTCGCCGCGCCAGTCGATGCAGTCCGCGGCGAAGCCGAGCGGGTCATCGTAGTAGCGGGCGACGCCCTGCTTGATTTTCGCTGCGCGCCGCTGCAGTTCCAGCAGGTAGCGCAGCCGGTCAGCCGGCGCCTGTATCTGCGGGGTCATTATCGGCCAGCTGCGATTCCAGTTCGGTGATCCGCGACTCGATCATGTCGGCGGTGATCACCTCGACACGGGACTTGGCGGGCGCGTCGTACCCGAAGATCCTCGCCCGCCGCTCGAGCAGGCTGCGGATCGTCGCTATCGCGGCCAGCTTCGGGCCGTCGTCGAACACGTCCTCGAACACGGGGATCGTCTTGCCGGTCAGCGGGTCGAGACGCTCAATACCGTCAGCGTCGCGTTCCACGCCGACGAAACGGCGGACGACCCGGCCGTTGGCGTGCGCCAGGTGCGGTGTGAGCATCACCTGCCACGCCTGCTCGATCAGCCGGTCGAGGCGCTCAAGGTCAGCCTGCCGCGCCGCCCCGGCCTTCTCGGTCGCCATGTCGGCGTAGGCGCGCGTGACGGCATTGCATGCGGCGCCCTTCGACGCGAAGCCGAGCTCGTCAGCGATCCGCTGATAGGACCAGCCCTGCCCGTGCAGCTCGGCGGCGTGGTAGTCGCGTCTGCGGGTGCTGTCGGTGCGGGTGTAGCGGCCGCCGCCGCCGCGTCCCGGCGGGGTTTTCGCGGTCATGGGTTTTCGCGGTCCTCACCGCCGGGCAGGTCGACGATGTTGCTGCCGTCGCGGGCAGCGTGCAATGTCATGGCGGCTGGCTCCCTTAGCGCTGGTTGGGTCATGATCACTCCCGTCCCTGGTTCCGCTGGGTGCGCCAGATCATGACCGCCCGCCAGGCCACTACCGCGCCCGCCCCGAAGACGGCCGCCACCTGGAACCAGGCCAGGAACGACCCGTACGGCACGCCGAACATGGCATGCAGCGGGGCAGGCAGCAGTGACACGCAGATACAGGCGTCGAACAGGACAATGTTGAGGCCCCAGTCGCTCCGCCACCACGGCCAGAACAGTGACGTGACCAGCGGGAAGGCGAAGCTGATCCAGAACGTGAATATCGAGCCAGCTTCCAGCAGTACCGGGACGGGCTGCACATCAACCGTCCCCTCGCCGCTCTCGCTCGCGCAGCTCCACGGCAGCCCGCTCGCTGGCCCCGGCCTGCTGCGCCCGGTAGATGAGCCAGGTCCGCCAGGTCAGCACGATAGGGATCAGCGTGACCGCCGCCACCGCGACCCACTCCAGCGCGAGGCCAGGCTGGATGCCGAACTCGTAGTGCAGGGTGGTGGCCAGCAGGGCGGCGGCGATCAGCTCGGTCTTGAGGACCATGTTCCAGCCCCACTCGTCCCGGTACCAGGGCCAGAACGTGCGGACCACCAGCGGCCAGGACAGGCACACCCAGAAGGCGATGCCCGATGCCCAGACCACCCAGTCATGAAGGAACTGCATCTGCGTCATGTCCCCGCCGACCCCCCGATTTCCCTTGCCTTGCGCTGGATCAGCCGGTTCAGCCGCGGGGCGACATGGTTCTCCTGGCGCAGCTCGGCCAGGGGGATGATCACGTGCTCGCGGGCGTGCTCTAGCCGCTGCTCGGCTGCTTCCAGCTCGCGCGCCGTGTCAGCGCGTTCTGCTCTCATGTCCGTCCTGCGCCTCCAGCGGAAAACCCTCATTCACTCCAGCTCCTTACGGAGACCGAGCATCACGTCCCTCACGATGGCTCCCGTCGCCACCCCGGCCTCGGCTCTGGCTCTTTCCAGCTCGGCGATCCGTTTCCAGTCGTCACGGTCGGCGCGCATCTCGTCGTAGGCGTTCTTGGAGAAGATCTGCCCCGTGACGAACAGGACGCAGAACACGATCGCGGTGCCCCCGCTGGCACCCCCGAACAGCGTGAGCAGGTCCCCAGCTGACATCCCCGGCCTCCTGTCAGGTTCATGGCCTGCTCGTCCCCGTCTGCCCGAGGTGGTGCCGCAGCCGGTCCTCAACATGCCGCTTGATCCTGGCCTCGGCCGCAGCCACATGAGCACCGGCGAGACCGCCCGTGAACAGGCTGAACGTGGCCGCGAACAGCGGCACGACAAGCACGTACTCCGCCACGTTGATCCAGTGGCCCGCCGCGGTCGCCGGAGTGGTGCAGGCACCTTCGGTCACCGCGTTGCCGACCGCGCAGTACAGGCCGTGCGCCGCCCCGGTGTGCTCGGCGGCGGCGTAGAGCAGCCCGCATGCCACGTCGGCCGCGACGGCGACCACGATGGTGATAAGGGCGGTCCGGTGGTGGCTCATGCTCATGCCCGCCGCCCGCGCAGATCAGGCTTGCTGTTGCCTCCGGGGCTTCTTCCACTGCGCGTAGTAATGACGGTCGCACAGCCCCCGGCATACAGCATGCTCGCCGCAGTCCGGCTCAGAGCATGTGCCGCCGTTGATGAGTACCCGTTCCCGCTGATTTTCCCGCTGCTGCGCAGGTGTCGCCCACCGGCAGTTGCCCGGCTCGTAGTTCCCGTCGTTGTCGATGCGGTCAAGCGACGTGCCGGGCGGGCGTTCCCCCATGTCGGCCGCGAAGTTGTCGAACGAGTTCCACCGCTCACAGACGGTGATGCCCCGGCCGCCGTACAGTTCCCATCCGATGAAGTTCGGGTTCGTGCACCGCGTCCGCATCGAGCACCAGCTCTGGTACTCAGGCGAGGCGCGGTCACCGCTCCTGCGCCCCGGCCCCCACGATTCGAGCGGATCGCCGTGCCTGCGGTAGTTCGACAAGTGCTCCATGCACCAGCGCCCGTACCGGCTCTGCGAGAACTCGCCGCACCCGTCGATGATGCAGATCGTCCAGTCACCATCGCGTTCAACTGCCACGTGTCAATTGTAGTAGTCATGATGCCTCCGGTGAAGCGCTTCCTCGGAGAGGCCATCACGTACATGAGAGTCGGGGTGGTGCTTCCTGCACACGCTGAACTGGCCGCCGGCCACCGGATACCGCGCCAAGCGCGGGCAGTTGTCGACATGGCAGGTGTGCCGCCAGTAGAGCGAGAACACTCCGCCGAACAGGGACAAGACAGTCAGCGCGGGGATAAACCCCGACCACAATTGATACGACCATGGTGTTCCGGGCGGGACGGGCCAGATGCCGATGGCGAACCGGGCGGCGTACGGGTGGACGGCCATGTACGTCCCGGCCCAGGCCAGCAGCGCCGCGGCGGGGAACAGCAGCCAGCGGCGGTTCACCCGGTGCCGCCGGGCAGCAGCCGCGCGCATGCGAACGCGACGGCGACAGCGGCGAGCATCAGCCCCGCCGTCTCGGCGAGGGCCAGGCCGAGGCCGCGGTCTTCGCGCAGCGCCGCGACGACCACCACGACCGCGACGCAGATGACGACGCATTCAGCGACAGCGAGGGGGCCGTGACCGAACGCGAACGGGATCGCTGGCATCAGGGCGCCGGTGAACGTGGCGGCGGCCATCACGGCGGACGCTGCCCAGCCGCAGTCACTGTCGCAGAGGAACTCGCCGCCGCCCATCGACACGGCCGCGGTGAGGGCACCGGACAGGGCGGCGGGGAACACGAGCGCGGGGTGGGTGGCCAGCAGGTAGATGACGACGCCGATCAGTGACGCGCAGCCGTCGAAGCCGCCGAGGATCGCCGGCGGCATGAGGCTGGCGCGGGCGGCGGGGCGGGCGGTGGCCATACCCGAAGCGTAACGGCTGCACGTGCATATGCACGTGCATCAGGTGTTCAGTCGGGCCATTTCCGCTTCGTAGATATCCAAGCCCCGCTCCCGGTGGGCTAGATCGCCCCCACCAGCGCCAGGATCACCAGGACCAGGACAATCACCACCAGGACGCCCACCAGGTCGTAGCGCATCAGTGCTCACCTCCGCTGACCCCACTGCCCGGATCACCGCCTTATATCCTCCGTTTTCCCCTGACCGCGGCGAGACCCTTCCAGTCGACGCGGGGCGGTGGCCTGTCGGCGTCGGCGTGTGCCTTCTCGGCTCATCCCGGACGATCACCTCCCAGTAATCCCCCCTCGCCTGCCCAGGGGTGCTCTATCCGGGTCACTGTGCCTTCTCCAGTTCGGTCCATGGTCGCAGCCCGGTGATCAGCGGCCGGGTGGTACCGAGGACATGCTGCAAGACAACCGGGAACACCAGCGGGCCACCGGAAACGCGGTAGACCTCAATGAGGCGCGGCGCGGCCGCGAGGCCCGGTACCGACCGGATCGCGTCGTCCCCCTCCGGGGTCGCGGCTATCACGGCGTCCAGGCCGTCCGTGACCTCGAGGTCGCGGACCTCACCGCGGCACCTGCATGGGTCGCTGGTGTGCTCTCCGCTGTCATCCTCCGCCAGCTGGAAGGGCACCACGCCGAACACGCCTGCGTTGAACGCCCCCACGATGCCGCCCAGGTACTCGGGAGTGAAGTCCAGGTCGATGCGGTCCCGGTACCTGAACGGCCCGGACGGCAGCACCTGCACACGCCACAGGCTCACGGGACCTGCACCCACTCCCCGGCCGCAGCCCGCCAAGCGAACGCCCGCTTCTCCCCGCCGGTCTCCCGGAGGATCGTGCCGTCTTCCCGCCCCGGCACGGCCTTGGCCGCCTTGAGGGCCCCGGGGGTGACGTACTCCACCGGCACCTCACGGAGCCCGTCGAGCTCGGCGCGGAGCCGGGCGATCTCCGCGTCCTTCTCGCTCAGCTGGCCGCGCAGGAACGCCAGGGCACCGCCGGCCGCCCGCCGCATCCACGGCCGGGCGGTGACCTCAGTCCCGGCCACCGCCGTGTCGGCTGCCTCCTGGCCGTCGAACGGGACGATGATCTCGCTGATATTGCTCAGGTACCCGCCGGCCACGTAGATGTCGAAGGGGCGGCCGAAGCGGATGACTAGCTCGTGTGAGCCGTCGGGAATGGAGTCAGTCACCATCGCCTCCGCGTCGCCAGACAGGATCTGCGAAGTTGCGCCCGATCGGCACCCGGCACCACGTGCATGTGCTTTCCCGGTTCCCGCGGTTCCAGTCTTCCAGCTGCGGCCGGTGCCATCCGGTAGGTCCGGGGCACTGCTCGGCCGGAACGTCACTCGGCGGCGGGTAAGGGGGACGCTCCTGCGCTAGCCGGTCGGCCTGCTCAACGGTAAGCCTCGCCATTAGTGATCGCGTACCCCTCTCATCGCGTTGCAGCGGCGCATGGTGTGCTTCCGCCATGGTCCCGGCTCCCAGATCGCGGGTTTCGGATGATCCCGCAGCCTGGTCGTCTCGGGGACCATGGTGACGAGTGTCCCGCAGCATTCGCAGGGAATCGGGTCGGTTGCCTCACCGGAATACGTGAAGTAGTCCTGCGACTCGGCCAGCGACCGGAACTCCTCGACGAGCTTCGGGTCACCGTTGAGGAAACGCTGCCGCAGCGCCTCCTCCGTCGCGCTGGGGAGCAGCGTCCGGAGACGCTGGTCCCCAGACCGCAGCTCAACCGTGCCGGGCGGCATGTCCGGGTCAAAGTTGAGGAGGCCCGCGAGCGGGTTTTCGTCAGCCATCGCGTACGACTCCCTCCGCGATCTGGCCGTCATCACCGATGATCCGCCACCACCCGTGGGGCAGGTTCGCCAGGACCATAACCGGGATCTGCGGTTTCAGCAGGTCCTCACCGGTGTTGAGGCTCGCGGTGAACTCGGCGAGGCCCGGCACGTACAGCTGCTGCAGCGCGGACGGCACCGCCGGGTGGCATTCCAGCCGGACACCGGCCGGCAGCCGCATCGGCCACACAGCATCACGGCACATCTTGTCCAGGCGGGCAGCCAGCCAGGTCGCGTCGGCTTCCTGCTGGGTCCAGCCGGGACACCGGACAGCCTCGCCCTGGCGGTGGGGGAAAAACTCGTGGTCGCCATGCGGGTGCCCGGACTTGTCCGTCCCGTACACGGCGTTCCGGCAGGCAGGCTGACGCAGCTCACCCACCAGTGCCTCCCGGCCGGCAGCGGGGGCAGAAATCCCCGTCAGGCAGTTCACGCCACCCGTCCGGGTAGCGCGGCGCGTCGAAGTCGAGTTCCGCTCGAGCACCGCAGCCGTTGCAGATGAGGACCGCGAGCCGCGTCGCTGCCTCGCCGATGTCCGGCAGCGACGCCTTCAGCTCGGCGGCCCGCTGCGCGAATCCCGCGGCGGGCAGCAGCTCCTCACGGAACTCGGCGGCGCCGGTCACGCGGTTGACTGTGAGGCGCTGCCGCACCCTCATCCCGTCACGCTCCTCACCCGTCATTCGTCGCCGTCCTCTGCTCGCAGTCTCGCAAGTTCGGCGCGGGCGGCGTCACTCATCAGTCCTTGGTTGCGTTCGGTGTATTCCAGCAGTTCACGGCGGCGGCGGCGGGAACGCTCTACAGTCAGCCACTCAGGCGTCGGCGGGGTAACGGCCTGATCCTCCGGCACGTCCATGGTGCGCTTGATGACCCGCACACGGTCGCCCTCAATGCTGTAGACCAGGCAGAGTACCCAGCCGTCCGCGCGCATAGCCGGGGTGAGTTCCTGCTCACCGGGCACGTGCTCCACCTGATCCGGGGTCACGCCCTCGGGAAGGGACATGTCTCCCGCCTGCCCGCGGGCGGCCTCGATCGCGGCTTCCTCAGTGCTGAACGGCAGCGCGTCCACATCATCATGCCGGTCCTCAATGAGGACTATCCAGGTGTCCATTGGGCTCACGGCACCTGCTCCCATCCGTGGATCTCAGCGAGGCGCGGCAGTTCGGCGGCCTTCAGCCCGTGGCAGGGTGCTTATCAGGTGCCGGGCACCGCAGCAGCAGCCGTCAACCTCAGACAGCATGCCCATCAGATCAGGTCCTCCCCCTGCCCAGCTGCGGCGCGGATCCGCTGCTGCCAGTGCTCGCTCATCTCCACCGGCCACAGCCATTCGCGTGTGTCCGGGTCCTGACCGTACTCGGTCAGGGCGACATGACCGCGCCACGGCTGACTGATCCGGCCCTGGGACAAGGCGGTGATGATCCGCTGCGCGGCCAGGTTCGCGGCGAACCGTTCCGGCATGGCAAGCGCGATGTCGGAGGCCAGCAGCCGCAGCGGCGCAGCGACCTGGGCGCCGGCCAGCGCGCCCGCGAACCCGCCCACGATCGTCTCCACCTCGCGTGTCGCCGTCAGCGGATACCAGGACAGGTCACCGGACGGGGCGATGACTGCCCACCCCGGCGCGGCCCCGGTCACTGCGCCACTTCCCCGGCGAGGTCGTAGAACCGCTGCCACTCCTCGTCGTCGGCGTCGTACAGGAAGTCGTGCCCGGAACTGTAGGCGAGGTGGCGGCCCGGCTCAACCGTCTCGTACTCAATCCGCGACGGGTGATCATCGTAGGACCGCTTGTACCGGACCACCAGCACCGGACCGGACGGGAACGTTACCTCGGCCAGTTCGGCGCGGGAGTCGGCCATGCGGGCGACGGCCGTAAGGTCGTTGAGTGGCTGGCCCGGCTCGTACCGTGCCGCGAACGAATCTTCCCTGCTGACCGGATCAGGCTTACGCCGGTAACGCCGCACGCTCATCGCTGCTCGCCTTCCTCGCCGGCCAGGTGGGTGATGATCAGCGCGTACCCGTCCCGCCCGCCTGGGCGGCCGCCCTTGCCGACCTCTACCTCAACCTCGTCGGGCAGGTCGGCGGCGTCGAGGGAGTTGACCCGGATCTCGCCGGGCTCACCGTTCGACACCACGTACCCGTTGGGGTTGATCTTGCGGCCGAGGTGCGCGCGGGTGAACACCGCATCCCCTTGCCCGATCCAGCCGTGCCCGGCGCCCGCGCCCTGAAGCACGATGTCGACGCGGACGGCACGAGGCGGCTTGACCCACGTGCCGCTGCTGTCGAAATACTGGATGTCAGGCCCAAGCGCGGCCGCGACGAATGCGCGGACAGCGTTTTCTGCACCCGGCTTCAGGCCGGCCGGGACACGCACCTGAAGCAGCGTGTTCCGGTTCCGGGCCGCCTGCGTTTCCCTGTCACGGTCAGGCATTTGCTGCGCTCCTCATCCAGCCGCCGTCCTTCCAGACGTGGCCGCGTACCTGAACGAATCCGCCGGTGCTCAGCGGGGTGCCGCCCGCATCGGCTTCGGTGACCGCGCCGTCCGGCCATTCGTACTCAACCGGCTGCAGCTTCTGGTTGCGGCGGTGCGACCCGTGCCACACGTGCTGCATGCTCATCCGCGCTGCCCGCTTTTTCGGCCGGTCGCCGCACTGGCAGCCGATCACGATCCCGAGACCGGGAACCTTCACCCACACCGGCCAGTGGCCGTCTGCCGTGGTCATGGCGTCACCGGGTATTCGGTCAGCGTGCCGTCACGGCTGATGACCGCGACACCCAGCAGGGTGTCGTCGCCGTCCAGTGCCGGGTCGCCGACTGCGGCGGAGCGTGCCGTCTCGTGCGCGCCTTCCTCGCTGCTCACGCAGTAGGACAGGCCTTCGGCGGCGTAGATCATCACCAGGGCGGCTTCGCGCGGCCCGCACAGGGCGGCGACAGCGCCGGTGAACTGCGGCGCGGTCATGGCGGCGGTCATCGCGCTCTCCCTCAGAAGTTATGGTCATAGAATTCGTGGCGTCCGGGGGTGACCCGCTGCCCGTTGCTCATCCAGCCGTGCTTGGTGAACCGCACCGTGCGGGTAACACCGTCGGGGTCCCGCTCGAACGTCCACCGCTGGTCGCGGTCGTTGGAGGTGTGACCGAGGAAACCGCCGGGGTGAAAGTCTGGCTTCCACGCTGGGTCGATGGTGGCCTTGTCCCGCTGGATGGTGACGGTCTTCCCGCTCGCCGAGACGGCGGTCACGGTGTAGGCGTGCGCGTCCGTCATGTAGTGCAGCGTGGCGCCGCCGCCGACCTCGAATGTGACTGGCGTCTGCTTGGTAGCGGTAGTGCTCATGGTTCCTGCTTTCCTCGGCGGTATACCCACACCATAGCCGGGCGGTATACCGCTGTCAAGCGGGGCACGCTGATACGCTGAACCGCATGGGATTCCCGGTCGGTCCGTACGTCCCCGTGCTCATGGTGAGCTTGAGCTCAGAGCCGCTCTACCAGGCCGCTTGGTCGGGCCGTCTCCCGAATGTCGCAATCGGTGAGGCGTTCTGGGCGTCATCCCGCGACGTTCCCGGCCTCCTCGCCGCCGGGCTCGCTGAACTGGCGCCGGAAGGCACCCCGGCCCCGCCGGCCGAACCCGCGTGGACTGCGCACGGCCAGCCGGGGTTCGCGGCGGGCACGTCGAACTCGTCGCACCAGTGGGTGCCTTCCGCCGGGGGGACGGCGGACGGCGGCGGCCCCGCCCCGGCCGGGCAGCAGGACTATGGCGGGGTGATCGACGGGGGTCCGCCTGACGGGGGCACCCCGGCGGGGACGCTGGACGGCGGCAGCCCCTAAATTCACCTGATGCACGTGCATCGGCACGTGCGAAAATCAGGTCATGATCGAGACCATCCGGCTGCGCCGGGGCACCGCCGCGACCTGGACAGCAGACAACCCGGTCCTGAGCAGCGGCGAACCCGGGTATGAGACTGACACCGGGAAGGCAAAGGTCGGCGACGGGGCCACAGCATGGAACTCGCTGGGCTACTGGTCACCCGGTGGTGCCGGCTCCGGCGGCGGCTCCGGCACGGTCACCAGCGTGTCGGTCGCCACCGCGAACGGCTTCACAGGCACCGTCGCTAACCCCACCACCATCCCGGCGGTCTCGGTTGGCACCAGCGTCACGGGGCTGCTGAAGGGCAACGGGACCGTCGTGTCCGCTGCGACGGCAGGCACCGACTACCTTGCGCCGAACGGCTCAGGCGCGGCGCTGACCGGCATCACGGCCGCGCAGGCGGGGGCGGACGCGGCCGGGGCAGCTGCCGCCGCGCAGGCGGCGGCGGTCGCCGCGTCAGCTCGGCTGCTCACCCCCACCGCCGTCAAGACATCCGGCTACACCGCCGCAGCCGGCGATTTCGTGCCGTGCGACACCACTGGCGGATCGTTCACTGTCACCCTGCCCACGGCCCCGGCGGACCTGACTGCCGTCGGGATCAAGCAGGTCACCCAGGGCGGCACGAACACCGTCACGGTCGCCTGCGGCGGGTCCGACGTATTCAACAAGGCGGGCGGCTCCGCATCGGGCACGCTGGCACTGCTCGCCCAGGGGATGCTGCTGCAGTACAAGGCGTCGCTGGGCGTCTGGTACGTCATGTCCGACGACCTGCCGCTGCCGCAGCTGGACGGCCGGTACCCCCAGCGGTCGAACAACCTGTCCGACCTGGCCAGCCTGACCACGGCCAACACCAACCTCGGCGCCCCCGTCAACGTGATCGCCTACGGTGCCAAGGGCGACGGCACCACCGATGACACGACCGCCATCCAGAACGCTCTCAACGCAACCCGGACCGGGGGACGCTGCGTCTTCCCGCAGCCCGCCAGCTTCTACCTCATCAGCGCCGCACTCCAGGTCCCCAATGGCGTCTCAGTCCTCGGCCCCGCCGTCTCCCGCCCCGGCAAGAGCCGCACCGCGTCCACTGCCACTCCTGCCGTCATCAAAGTCGCCAACGGCGCGAACCTGAACGCGGTCATCACTGACAAGGTGTACCTCGCCGGCGGCACCGCGCCCGTCGCGCCCTCGGCGTCCATCCTCATCCGCGGCCTCGTCATCGACGGCAACAGCAGCAACCAGGCCGGCGGCAACGGGCACGGCATCATCCTCGTCACCGAAGGCTCCTCGGTCGAGGAATGCGGGGTGCAGAACGTCCGCGGATCCGGCATCGTCATCGCCGACCAGAACGCCGCCGGGAACAACACCAGCAGCAGCCTCAACCAGCCCGAGAACGGCGTCTACCGCTGCAACGTCTATCAGCCCGGGGTGTCCGGCATCGTCGTGCAGAACAACTCCGGCGGCCTGACCGACGGCTACATCATGGAAAACATCGTCGACCTGAACGGTGCCGGGACCGGCGTCGGCATCGACGTGCAAACCGGCGGCGGCTGGCGGGTCGCCTACAACCACTGCTATGCCACCCCCGGCGACTCTTTTCACCTCAAGACCCTTTCCTGCGCGTGGATCTACGGGAACTATGCCGACAACTACGGGCAGGCCGGCACCTCGGCCACGACTTATTACGGGTTCCTCGTCACCCTCTCGCCGTTCGGCGGCACCGAGTTCACCGACAATGTTTCGGCGCCCGCTGAGGCGGTCGGGTCCGGGGCGGCGAACTTCACCCACTTCTCGTTCGCCTGCAATGCCAGCGGGCAGAACAACATCCTGACCGAGCACGGCTCCCACGCCCGCCAGCGCAACACCGGCTCGGGCACCTCGACCGCGTGGGCGTACAGCGCGGTCGGCGGCGGCGGCACGCTGGCCGTGTTCGGGAAGACGAGCATGGGCAGCACGGTCGGGTCGACCATCATCCAGCAGCCGTCGATCACCGGGACGGTCACGTTCCCCGACTTCCGCGGCGCCCCGCAGGCCAGCCAGCCGTCCAACCCTTCCGGCACCCTTTCGGCGACGCTGGTCATGGCCGGGTTCGCCATCGCCTTCACCCCGCAGGCCACCGGGAAGGTGAAGATCACCGTCTCCGGCGGGGCCGGCGTGCAGACCGCTGTGCAGAACGTGACCGTCGGCGCCCGGTACGGCACCGGCACCGCGCCTGCCAACGGGGCCGCGGTGACGGGCACCAGGATCGGCGTGGACCAGACGGCGCGCGGGCCGGCCACCACCGTCGCATTCAACGCGAACTGGGCGATCACCGGTGAGGCGACCGGGCTGACGCCCGGCACCGCTTACTGGTTCGACCTGGCCTTCGACACCGGGAACGCCGCCGATCAGGCGCAGATCGGGAACGTCTCCCTCATACTGGAAGAGGTGCCCTAGAACAGGGTGATCCTCCGAGATAGGTCGGGCGTGCCGTTGACATCCTGCCCGCATTCAGGGCCAAGGCGGGCGTTCCGGCCAATTTACGGGCCGGCCGTGCCGCCGCCGGCCGGGGCCGCCGCGATGCCCGCGAGGGTGCCGTCATAGCGTTCCGCTCGTTCCCGTTCCATGACGTACTGCGGGTCGCTCATCTGCGGCTGGCCGAGGACCTGGCGCATCTCCACGATCGGGGGGACGGGGACTAGCCGCCAGCCTTGCTGGCCGAGGCCGGGGACCTCATCCCAGGTGGCGCGTCGGTACTCGTAAGCGGGCACGACCGGAATCTTACCGGCCCCGGCGCGGCCATGAGCGGCATGCTGCTGCACGTGCATATGCACGTGCATACGGCTAGGGTGTGCCTTGACGAGACGCGACACCGGGAGGAGTCCAAGTGCCCCTGTTCCACCGCGCGCAGCCGCCGGCCGCCGCTGCCCCTCCCCCCGTCCCGTTCCGGGCCGGGCACCCGGCCGGCCTCGCACCGGAGACCGCGGCCCCCCAGCCCAAGTTCACCGGCACCTACACCCTGCTCGCCGACGTGTCCGAGTTCCAGCCGTCGATCGCCGACGCCGCGTACCTCAAATGGTCGAAAGCGATCGTCATCCGCGCCGCGTACGGCGACGCCCACGACGACACCGCCTGGTACGGCGGCGCCCGCCGCGCCGCCCTGCACGCCGGCGGCGCCCAGTTCATCGGCATCTACCAGTATCTCGTCGCCGGGCAGGACGGCGCCGCGCAGGCGAACGCGCTGCACGCCCTCGTCGGCCCGCTGCAAAAGGGCGAGGTGCTGATCGCCGACTTCGAGCAGGGCGAGAAGGCCATGCTCACCGCCTGGTACAACCGGATGCTCGCGCTCGGGTACCCGGACAAGTTCGTCTGGACGTACACGGGGGCGAACTTCGGGCAGGCCCAGGATGCGCTGCCGGTGCAGTGGCTCGCCGACTACACCGCCGTAGAGCCGGCCAGCGCCCACACCCTGTGGCAGTTCACCGACAACTACGCAGTGCCCGGCGTCGGACATGTCGACTGCTCCGTCTACCACGGCAGCATCACCCGGCTCGGCGCCCTGGCCTACCCCGGCACCGTGACCCCGGCACCGCAGCCCGCACCCGCACCCAAGCCCGCGTCCGCGGAGCCGGTCATCGGCACGCAGGGCGGCTGGCGGTGGTGCGAGAAATGCGAACTTCTCGCCCACGGCCCCGGTGCATGCCCCAAGGGCGGCCAGCACAAGCTCGGCACCTGGGAATACTTTCTGCCCTACAGCCACCCCGCGTAAAAGGAGCCACCATGGCCGACATCAATCCGCAGTCTGACGGCGGCGCCCAGATCACCGTCACCCAGGGCGAGACCGCGGGCCTGAAGGCGCTCGCCGCAGTGCACCTGCCGTTCATCCGCAAGGCGATCGCGTGGTTCGGCACCGACGTGGCCCCCGAGCTCGGCGAAGCCGAATCCTTCCTGAAGTCGCTGGCATCCAACCCGGCTGAGGGGTCGACGCTGACGGTCAGCGCACCGCAGGCGACAGCGCTGCGGGGGCTGCTCGCCGCGCACATCCCCGACTTCCAGCAGGTCCTCGCTGTCGTCGAGTCGCCGGTCGTGCGGGAACTGCTGGACTTCGCGAAGGCCCTGCTCTGATGATGCCGCGGCTGCGGCGTCCCGCCCCCCGTGACGAGTCGCGGGAGACGATAGACCGGGCGGTGGTGATGCTGCGCCGGTTCCAGCGCGCCGGGGAACGTGAACTGCCGATCACGGAGATGCTCACCCTGCTCGGTGCCGCCCCCGAGGCTGAAACCGGCCCGGGGCCGGCCCCGGGCCGGGACCCGCTGGCTGACCCGCTGACCGGCTGCCGGCCCGTCACCCCCGGCTAGGCCGCGAGCCGCTCCGCGGCCTCCGCGTCGTGCTGCGGCGGCTGTTCCTGTTCCCGTTCGTCCTGTTCGCGCTGCCGGTCCGCCCGCCACCGGGTGATGAGGATGACCGCGGAGATGATGACATCAGCGGCGAAGATGCCGGTCACGACGAGAGCGTGCGCGTGCGCGTGCATGACTGGCCTTCCAGGCAAAAGGCGGCGGGGAAAACCGCCAGTAAAGCCTATCGGAACGGACATATTGCGTGCCGGGCGGCGGCGGCGGATGCTGGAAGCGGGCACGGCTCACTAGCGCCGGGTTCCGGTGGTTCGGGCACGCCGGGCCGGTTGGGTAGATGTGCAAACCCGGCCCGGCTGTCAGCCGCTGTCCCCCTGCCGTTCGCCGAGGCGCCGCTGCAGGTCAGCCAGCGCCGCTTCCGCGTTCGCGCCGTTCCCGCATTCGATCAGGCGGCCAGAGCTGTCGCGCACCTCGGCGTACAGGTGGCCGGGCCATGCCGGGTCCGGCGGGTAGGTCAGCTTGCAGCCCCCGGCGAGCAGGGGGCCGAGGACCGGGCCGAACAAGTCTGCGGGGTCCATGGTCAGTCGTCCTCCCCCATCAGCCGCCCGTCGCCATCAGCACGACGAGCGCGACCAGCATGCAGAGGCTGAACGCGGCGACGAAGAGCGTGAAGCCGGGGTCGTTTATGAGCCGGGCGTGCGGAGGTACTTTCCGTGGCATCAGCCCGCCTCCTCCTGCGGGACCAGTCGCAGTCCGCGCGACCGGGCCCGCTTGATCGTCTCGTTGACGCGTCGCACCTCGGTTGCGACGCCGCGGGCAGCGAGCCACGCCACCACGTCGGCCGCTGCGACCGTCGCATCGTCGCGGCCGTCGCTCAGTGCTGCGACGGCGGCGCGGATCGCGTCGGCGGGTCGCATCTGCGTCACGTCGCCGTGCGGTTCTGCGACCGGCTGCGGCGTCGCGGCGGCGGCTTGCGGCGGCGACGGTGCGACGGCCTGCGACTGGGATAGCTGCGCGACACGCGGCCGGGGCTGCGACCGTTCTGCGGCCCGCCGCATCCGTTCTGCGACCGCGACGCGCAGCGCCTTGAACGTCGCCACCGGGTACAGCATCCATTCCAGTACCCCGAACGGGGGCAGCGGCTCAGTGCGGGGCTTCTGCGACTTGCCGTGCTGCGCGAGGCGCACGTCGCGGCGCCGGGCCCCCATCGCCGCATGCGCCATCCAGTACACCATCACGGACATGAACGGGAACACCCACTCTTCGCCCACGTTCCCGGTCGGCAGCGCGCCGCGCCAGTTGATGAACGCGGAGGTGGCGACCAGGCAGGCGGCGATCAGCCGGAACTGGACTGCGTTCTCGCCTTTCCCGATCCGGTCGTAGGCGTATGCGGTGACGGCGATCGCCGCGCCGTCCAGGGCATACGGCAAGATCAGCGCGTGCAGGGGCGCCCAGCCCATCTCCCCGGTCGCGAAATGCAGCAGGCCCGACAGCGACATCGCCGCGACCGCGGCGATCACCGTGGCCATCGTCAGGTTTCCTATGCGACGCGGCGTGAACCAGGCTGCGGTCGCACGGCGTCGCGGCGTCGCGTCGGGTGCGACCGGCTCTGCGACATCCCCTGCGACCGTGGCCGCGACCGTGCCTGTCGCGCCGCTGTCGCGTCGCTCCGTCCGCTCCCTGCGACGACGAGAGAGTGAGTGGTTTCCCATGCCGAACATCGTGTCCCCTATCGCTGTCAAGTTCCCGTCAATTCACAGGCGTGTCGGTCATCTCGCTGCCGTTCCGCTGGTGATCCAGCGGCCGGGCCGCGGCATCTCCCCGCCGCGGCGCACGAACTCGTAAAGCAGCTCGAAAGCCTCACCGAGATCCGGGGCGACGCGCCGTACCCGGTCCAGTGCCCGCTCCAGCGTGTCGGCGAGGGGATCAAGCAGGTCGGTGGCGGCTTCGCAGTCCGTGATGCATTCCCGCGCGGCCGCAATCCCCGCCTCCGCGTCCGATATGTCCGTTTCGGCTGCGGTGATGGCGGCGGTTTTCGCGCCGTGGCAGCCGTTACACGGCTCCTCGGTGGTCATCGCCAGCGCCATCGTCAGGGCGTGACGGGCGGCAGCCAGGTCCTGCCGCGCCGCGTCAAGGTCCTCCCACGCATCCTCAGCATCCTCCCGGACGTGTTTTTGCAGGTCAGCGGCTAGCGTTAGGTGCTGGGCGAGGTCATCTTCAAGGTCGGAGAGCGCCTCGAGGAACTCCCCGTCGTTGCCGAACCCGGTGTTGCGCCGCTGCTCATCGCTGCCCCCGATGTCGTAACCGGGCGGGGGAGAGGTCGGGTCGAGGATCGCCAGCGCCGCGAACAGCCCTTCAACGGCCTGCCGCATCACCCCGGAACCTTCCGTGCCGGCGATCACGTCAGTCACCGCCTCGGTCAGGTGGTCAACATCCTCGAGCATCTCGGCGCGGGCCAGCATGTCTGCGGTCATCAGCGGATCACCTCTTCGTCACGGAATGTTAGAGGGGACGGGTGTGCGTGTGGCCGGGCGGAAAAACGTCGCCCGACGTTCCTCGCAACTCGCCAGCCAGGGGGGAGGGGCCGATCCGACCTTCCGCCCGACCTTTCTGGCCGACATTCCCGGCGGTCACGGTGCGTCACCGCTTTCGGTGCCTGGGGCGAGTTTCACGGCCTGGCGGCGCAGCGCGTCGTGGACCCGCTCGAAGACCGCCTTCTGCTCGTCGTCCGCGTCGGTCAGCCCCGCCGCGACCGCCTCGGTCAGGTCCTGCAAGCTCATGTACGGGCGGGGTTCGGGTGCGGCGGGAACGAACCGGGAGCCGCGGCCTTCGCCGGTCCTCCTGGCGATGCCGTGCTTGCACAGGGCGGTCAGGTACTCGTGGGCGGTTGACCGGTGCTTGCCGAGCACCTGGGCGGCCTGCCCGGACGTGGTGCCATCCGGGGCGAACAGCAGCCCCGTCAGCACCTTGAGGTCTTCTGCGGGGACTCCGGGGATTCCCGGCGCGGCGGGGCCGGGCTGCTGCACGGGTTCCTGCGGGGGAGCCGCCTGGGCCGGGTCAGGGCGGTGCCGGGCCCGGCGGGGGCCGCTGATGCTGATGACGGCCGCCAGCCGGTCCCGCAGTCCCTGCCCGCCGGGCGACACCGCCTGCTCATCGCCGGCAGCATCATCCGGGGTGCTGGCGGTCCCGTAGCCGGGCAGCTGCCCCGGCAGCGCCGGGCGGCTGGCCGGGTCGCGGCGGGAGATGACATGCTGCTGCTGCTCGCCGATCGTGCCGAAGTCGAAGCCGCGGCCCCGGGCGGTGACCTTCTTCATGATGGGGTCCCAGACCTGGAAGAATCCGGGCTGCTTGCTGCTGTACTGGCCGATGTCGGGGATGTCTTCCCCGCCGGTAGCGTGGCGTGTCTCCGAGCCCCGCGTCATCCAGCCGACAAGGATCTGGTCCAGGTTGGCGCGGACCGCGCCGCCGCCGGTCCACTGATTGATGGCACGCTGGGTCCCCAGCAGCAGGGTGATGGCCGCCTTGGCGGCCTTGCTCGCCAGGAACTCGATCTTCCGCTTGGCGTCGGGGATCTGCGTCACGATCTCGTCGACCTCATCAAGGAACGCGACGATCGCCGGTTCCTCTTCGGTCGGCTGGAACACTGAGTCGCCGGTGACGGAACCGGTCGCGGACCGGTCGGTGACCAGCCCCACCAGGTAGTCCAGGACCGCGCTGATCGCGGCGGCGGCGTCAGGGTCGAACCGGGCTGAGCCGGCGGCGGTCGCCGCGGCGAGCGGCTCCCACGCCAGCTCGTCTCCGGCGGCGGCGCCGTTCGCCTGGACGATCACCGCGTCGCCCATCGCGGTGACCCGTTCGCGGATCACGTCGAGCAGCGTGGTTTTCCCGGCTCTTTTAGCCCCGTACACGCCGATGACCTTGCCGCCGAGCTGGTCCCACAGCACCAGGTGCACCACCTCGCCGGTCTCCGGGGTGATCAGCGCCGGCACCGGGTCACGGACGCTGGCCACCGCCGGGAACAGGTCCGCGAACGGGGAAGCCGGGTCGAGCGCGGGATGGCGGACCGGGCCGTTCACTGACGGGTCGATGCGGCGGATGTTCACCACCAGCCGGCCGGGGAACGGGGAAGCGAAGTCGATGCTGCCGTACGGCAGGCCCTCAACCTGAAGCCACCGGTCGATGACCGCGCGGGGATTCGCGGCGACCGCCGCGGCGGACACCCCGTACGGTGAACCGGTCAGGGTCAGTTCCTCACCGAGATGCGTTTCCGCTATGGCGAGGAGGTCGAAGCCGGCGAGGCCGATGCCCGGCGCGAGCTGGTGCCACCACGTTTTCCGTGCGGTCCACGCGGCTGCCTCGTCGCGGCGGGCGCGGGCTGCGCGGACCGCGCGGTGGCGGCGCAGCCACGCATACCCGCCGCCGGTCACGGCGAGGTAGGCGAGGGTCAGCCACGGCGGCTGCCCGGCGAGCGGCCCCCACGTGACCGCCGCGGCGGTCCAGCCGCCGACAGCAGCGGGGATCAGCGCCGCCTCAGTGGGTCGCAGCCGGGGATGCGGCCGTTCCCGGTTGTCACGTTCCGCTTTCCGTTCCGCTGCGTCGTGCCGCATCCACGCCAGCCACGTGCCGGCGGTGACCGCAGCCGCCGCGATGGTGACATCACCGCCGGGGACGTGCGCGGCGTGCATCAGCCACGCGGACGGCCATGTTCCCAGCGCGACAGGCAGCGGAAGACGCTCAGCGGGGGCGTGCCGGTGCCATGCCAGAGTCCGTGACCACGCCGAGTCGGACACCACCTGCACTGCTCCCGGGTCACCGTCGTCTTGCGGGTGACCTGGGAGCGGGCAAGGACGCTCGTATCCGTCCCGGCGCGGCATGGCATGCTCCTTTACTGTGTGGCGGTGATCCAGTGGCCGTCGTGAGTCATCTGACGGCCTTGGTCGACGTGCTCCTGCGGCAGCTCGAAGTAGTCGGTGAACTCCGTGACCGCGGTGCCTACCGTCTCCGCGTTCGCCACGAACCCGTCCGCGACATCGTGGACGGCGGTGATCGCGGCGGCATCCACGCCGATGCCGGTGGTGAGCGTCTCGTGCAGTTCGACGACCGCCTCACCGCACGCCGCGACTCCCGCGAGGAGGCCGAGCATCCAGTCGAGGAACTCCTGGTTGTCACCGGGCTGGAAGTCGATGATTGCCGCGACGACCGCCTGCCATTCGGGCGGGACGGGGATCGGCTTGCCGTCCCTTGTCGCTAGCCGGCGGGCGCGGACCGCAGGCTGCTGCCTGGTGCCGTTGCCGTTGGGTGCTGCGGGTGCTGCCATGGACGTGCCTCCATTTGTGCGGGCAGGCGCCGGCGGTGGTGCCGGTGCTGCGGTAGTTGCCGGGACTGCGGGGGCCGGCGCGGCGGCGGGTGATCCGCGGTGCTCGGCGACAGCGCGTTCCAGGTGCCTGCGCGCCATCCGCAGGTGATCGGCCAGGTGCAGGGGGCCGCGGCGCAGCTGGCCGGCCAGGATGCCCGCGATGACCCGCCGGGCGTCGGCTTGCTGCAGGTGGTCGCGGGTGACGCCGCGCAACTGCAGCACGCGCCAGGCCGCAGCCAACCCGACGGCGAGCAGCGCGACGGCGAGCAGGCCTCCGATGAGCGGGGCAAGGACACCCAGGGCAGTGAAGACGGCGACGGCGGCGCAGCCCCACAGCAGCATGTTCATCCAGCCGGCCGTCGCATGGGCGGACAGCCAGCCGTCAGTCCTCCGGCGGCGGGCGATCCGGATCGCGGCGGAGACGGTGACGGCGGCGAGGTACAGGGCGGCCAGCCAGCTGGCGACGGTAAAGACGGTTCCCGCCATGGTCACCACCGGGCCCAGCGAGCCAGGGGGCCGCTGCATCGCCGGCAGGCGGCGGAGACCGCGCCCGACCGGTGCAGGGTGACCCTCGCGCGGCCGCCGCACCTGCAGCGGTCCTTCCCGGTCCTGCGCAGCCGCGCCCGGACACGCATCTTCCTCAGCATGATCGTTCTCCCTTTCAGCATTTGCCGTTCTCGAGGCCGTTGTCGTAGGTGACCCACGGCCACCAGTTGGTTCCGTTGCCGCTGATGATCACGGCGGCGCGGGCGTTGCCGTACGGGTCGTAGGTGGCGAGGGACCCGTGGCTGGTGTTTATCTGCCAATAGCCCATGTCGGCGGTGCCGTTGCTGTCAGCGAGGTAGGCGTACTGCTGGCCGGACGATTCAGCGGTCGCGACCTCCGCGGCGAGGAACGCGGACGACGGGTTGCCGCCGGCGGCGTCCCACAGCTGCTCGAGCTGGTGGCAGTCCAGGGTGCCGCCGTGCGGGGCGGTGACGGACAGCAAGTGGCCGTGGCCGCCGTGCACTGCGGAGACCGCCTTCGGGCCGGCGCCGGCTACCAGGAACGCGCCGAGCGCAAGCCCGATGATCTGCTCGGGCCTGATGCGGCTACGGCGACGGTAACGGCGGTAGCGGTAGGTCATCGCCTGGACCGCCCCTCTGAAATCAGCCGCTCATCTGCGAAGTCCGGGGTCTCGCGGGAAGCCTCGCGTAGCGCCCTCGCGCGGGCCCGCAGCCCCGCAACGAGGAAACACAGCGTGTAGATCACGGCGACCATCGCGTACAGCGCGATGCCGTTCCCGGTCGCCGCGCCAGCGAGCTCGAAGTAATCGGCGAGCCAGTTCCGGGTCAGGTCCAGCGGTCCGGGCGGCCCGACAGCCAGGTTCGCGGAATAGGACCAGGCGGTGACCGCTGCCAGTGACAGGACGGTGCCCGAGATCAGGGCGGCGCGGATTCCAGTCATTCGCCGTCCCCGCGCGTGATCCGCAAGGCCCAGCAGACGACAGCCACGACAATCGCGCCGGCCGCGACCGCAGCGTACTTCCCGGCGGCCAGCCCTAGAGCCACGTCAGCGAAGCCGATCATGCAGCACACGCGGCCAGCGGCACGGCCGCCGCGCAGCAGCCCGGTCAAGCCGATCAGGACTATCAGCCCCGCGGTGATCACTACAGCGGCATGCCAGTCCACATGTGCGGTCATGATGAGCCTCCCGGGTTGGTGAACCCGACCACGACGGTCAGGCCAGGTGCCGATGACAGCAGCCCGTAGGTGTCGTAACGGACCTTGGTGCCGGGCACGTAGGCGTCGACCATCAGGTGTTCCGCCGGGTTGACGACGATCCCCACATGCCCCGGTGCTGAGGTGGTGCCGTCGCCGCCGGCGAAGAACACCAGGTCGCCGGGCTGCGGGCTGGTCACGTGCGGTTCGGATGCCCACTGGTCTTCCGAGGTCCGCTTGATCGTGACCCCCGCCGAGCCCCAGGCGTTCATCGTCAGGCCCGAGCAGTCGATGCCGGCGTCGGTGGTGCCGCCGTACACGTACGGCACCACGTCGACGCGGGCGCGGGCGTAAGCTACTGCCTGTGCGGCTACTGCATGTGCGGCGGCCCTGCTCGTTACAGCGCTGCGGGCGGGGCCGCCCACGTGCCCGCCGGTCACGACATGCCCCCGCGACCCGGCGGCGAACAGCACGACGCCGGCGCAGGCTGCCACCGCAGCCGGGTGCATACGGCGGTGCCTCCACCGGCGGTAGCGATAGCGGGTCATTGCAGGGTTACCTCCGTCTGCGGCGCATGAGCCACAGAACCGTTGCGGCGACGACCGCGAGGATCACCGCCGCGATCAGCGGGGAATACCTCGCGAGCATTGGGGTCAGCGGCCACCCGGCCACGACGAGTAGCCGCCCCGCGACGACGCGGCGGGCCTGTTCTTCTTCCGGCCGCTGGCCACCAAGGCGATGAGCACGAGCGCGCTGAAGCCGATGATGACGCCGTACCTCACAGGCGACGGGGCCGGGCCCTGGGCATGCGCGGCGGCGGTGCGGGCCATCAGCCACGCCTTTATCAAGAGGGCATTGAAGCCGATGATGACGAGGCCGAAAATTGCTTTCCCCATGGGGGTTCCTTCCGGTTACGAGGCCCTGGTCAGGGCCGTTCTTGTCCCGCTGCGCGGGCTTGCTGCCGGGCCGGCCAGGCGCCGGGCGGCGCGCTGGCTCCCCCGGCACGGACGGCACCTGCCGTCCGAGTACGTGTTCTCCGGGGTCACCCGGTGCAGGCGGGCCAGGCAATACTCCGGGCCCTCATCGTCGGCGTCGTCGTCGGCCAGGTCGTCGACCGGCTCGTCGCCGACCTGGCGCTTGACCCGGCGGCGTTCCCGCTCGGACAATCCGCCCCAGATCCCGAACCGCTCATCGTTCTCAAGCGCGTACTCCAGGCACTCGGCGCGGACCTCACAAGACCGGCAGACCCGCTTCGGGTCGCGGGTGGAGCCGCCCTTCTCCGGGAAGAAAATCTCCGGGTCGACCTGGGCGCACAGCGCCTTGTCCTGCCACACCAGGTCCCCGAAATCGGCCGGGCGGACGACGACGTGCGCTAGCGGGACGATGACCTCTCGGCCGAGCAGCGGCCCGGCCGCGCCGAGACTGAACTCGATAGCCGTCCGGGCGGTCATGATGCGAGCACCTGACCTGGGTGGCGGCGGAGCGCGGCGGGTACCGGGGCACCGCACGTGCGGCACACCGTCCCGTCGCCGCGTCCGTCGCAGCCGGGACACCACGACGGGGCCTCAGCGACAAGCCCGGCCAGCCGGGCACCGATCAGCTCAAGGACCGTCCGGGGGTCCTGGCACTCGTCAGCGAGCGCCCGTTCGGTGAAGGTGCGGAGCCCGTCGAGGCGGGCGTACAGGTCAGCGGTTGCGGGCGCGGCGAGGGTGGCGGTCATGACGGCACCCCGGTCCCGGCTGCCTTGAGGAGAACGCCGAGCGCGTATGACTCCCGGCTGCCGATGGGAAACGCGAGAAGCGCGGCGGCAGACGCACCCATCCGGGCGATCTCCGCTGCTGCCGTCTCACCCGCCTCGGCGTGCGCGACGGACTGGGACAGGCAGTCCAGGAACTGGCGCAAGGCTTCGGGGTTCACGCCGCCACCTCTTCCCGTGACATGTCCCAGATGGCGGCCAGGACCGTGGCGAAGGCGTCCCGCTGGGGGACCTTCCCGGTGAAGTCGGAGGCTTCGCCGAGCGCGAGCGCCGTGAGGTCGGTGTCGCCGTTCCGGGCGATCAGGCAGGCGAGGGCGGACGCGTCCAGGGCACGCTGCAGCGCCGCGCTGGGGGACTGCGACGGGCCGGACGCGGCGATGATCTCGCCGAGCGCCCCGCAGACCGGGCCGTCGGTGATCGCGGCGGCGGCGTCACGTGCAGCCGTCCACGCGGCGATCGCCTTCGCGGGACGCCCCGCCAGGTTCTCGGCGACTGCGGTGGCGCAGCAGTTGAGCGCGTCGTACACGCGGAAATCGGCGGGGATCATCGCAGGGCCGCCCTTGCGCGGGTGACTGCGCGGGCCAGCTGCCGGATAACCGGCTCGCGGGAGTGCCCGAGCAGGTCCCGTCCCGTGAGGGCGGGGCAGTCCTGAAGGAACAGCCTCGCCACCACGGCGAGAGACGAGGGTGTGTCCTGCGGGCGCGGGACAGATGCGAGTGCTACGTTGGATGTCATCAGGTGAGTCCTTTACTCGACAGTTCGGGCACGCCTTCAAGGCGCTGCGGAGCGACATCTCCGCAGCGCCTTTCACGTTCACGGGGTTCATCAGGCCGCCGCCTCGTCCGGGTCCTCGTGCTGCGGACCCCGGATTTCAGCCACGCCGCGCCGCCGCCCGCCCCCGAGGAGGGCGGCGAGCTCGTCGGCGGGCGGCAGAACCTGCGCTAGCAGCCCGTCGAGCACGTGGTTAAGCGGCTTGCTGCTGGCGAGCGCCAGCATGCGCAGCCGCCGGTCTACCGCAGGGGTGATCGTCGTCGCGAGCCGGGCGGTGTACGCCATGTAGCGGGTCCTTCCGGGCCGTGCAGCAATCTGCATTGCTGCATTACTGTCATCCACGGTAGACGCCACGTGCGCACGGCACAAGACAAGTTGCGCAACTTTTCCTATACTTGCGGGTGCCGGGTAATCGCCCCGGGTGATCGCAGGATCATCCGGGGCACCTTGCCGCACTGTGCTTGTCATGGGACGATCAGGTTGACATCGCAGTACCACCCGGCAAAGGAAGGACCCCCGCGATGAAGATCAGGTTCATGTGGAAGACGAGCGGCTCGGCGACCGGCAACTGCCCGGCGCTATACGCGGCTCCCGGCGGCTACGTGGTGCAAGGCAAGGTGCTCGACGCGGAGACGCGGGCGAAGCTCCGCCAGCTCGGCAGCGACGAGGACGGCGTGTTCGTCCCCGCCGACGTGATCGAGCGGATCAAGGGCCTGTAGCCATGACCCGGCCCGTCACCGACGAAGAGTTCGGCACCCTGCTCCGGTCGTTCGGGCACAGCGCGTTCCGGCTGGAAACGCGGCCGTTCTACGCCATGAGCTACGAACGGGCCGGGTTCGAGGGGTTCCTCGCAGGGAATCCCGTGCCCCCGCCTGAACTGGACTGGTGGCGCGTGTGGCTTGATCAGGTCGCCTGCCTCACTGCCGAGGGGAAAACCGTCGGGAGGGTGCGGGTGACCGAGGAGCCGCCGAGCGACTACCAGCGCTGGCTGCTGTGGGCAACCCCGTGGTATGCGGCGGCCGGCGAGGACATCCGGTGCATCCCGCGCGGCAGGGCGGAGCAGATCGGCCTGCCGCTGGACCGCGACTGGTGGCTGCTCGACGGTGAGCGGCTGATCCTGATGGAGTTCACCGCGGACGGGGAACTCGCCGGCAAGTCGCTCATCACCGACCCGGGAACCATCAGCACCTACCGCGCGTGGCGGGACCTGGCTGTCCGCCACGCAACGGCGGCAGCGCGGACCGCTGCCGCCTGACCCTCCCAGGAAGGAAACGAGTGCATCCAGCCGACAGGAGGGCAACCCAGCCCGGCGGCCTCGCTGAGCGCATGTTCCGCATGCGGCGGGCCGCCGGGCTGACCGGTGAGCAGCTAGCTGACGCACTCGGCTGGCCGGAACGCACGGGACGGCCGAAGGTCTCCAAGATCGAGAACGGGCGCCAGTTGCCGTCCCCTGACGACATCCGGGCATGGGCGCAGGCCACCGGTCACCCCGATGAGGCTGGCGACCTGCTGGACCTGCTGGCCGACGTGCAGACCGTCCACACCCGCTGGCGGCGGGAACTCCGCCGCGGCCACGCAGCCGCGCAAGAAGACCTGGACCGGCAGACCCGCGCGGCGACGCGGATCCGCAACGCGGAGATAGCACTGATCCCCGGCCTCCTCCAGACCGCCGGCTACGCGCGTGCCATCCTCGCGCAGACCGCCGCCATCCACGGGACCAGCGACGTAGACGCTACCGTGGAGGCCCGCATGCGGCGGCAGGAAGTCCTCTACGACCAGAGCAAGACGTTCGAGTTCGTCACCACCGAGGCCGCACTGCGTCTGCTGCCGTGCCCGCCGCAGGTGATGGCCGGCCAGCTCGACCGGCTGATGAGCATGGACCTGCCCAACGTGACCCTCGGGATCATCCCGATGGGCACGGAACTGCAGCTGATGCCCTACGACAGCTTTCAGATGCTGGATGACGTGGCGACCGTGGACACCCTCGGCGGGGAAGACAAGAGCATCGGCGGGGAAGACTCCGCGATGTATCAGCGTGTCTTCGGTGACCTGATGGCCGAGGCGGCTACCGGCGAGCATGCCCGCCGGCTGATTGCCGCTGCGGCGGCCGGCCTGCCCCGGTAAACTCGGCTCCGTGTAAGTGGCAACTGGCTGCCGCGCCGGCCTTCCGCCCCATCCCGGCGGACAAGAGGAACTCATCCCTCGCGCGGATTTTGCGGGCCCGGTGCCGCCGCAGGTGCCGGGCCCGCGCCTATGGACGCTCTGTCATTCCGGATCTACCGTCAGTGCATGCGGAAGGGAACGTTCACCGTCGCCGCCGGGATCGTGCTGCTGGCCGCCTGGGGCGGCTGGCACCTGCTGGGCGTCATCCTCGCTGCGCTTGCCCTGTTCTTCGCGTACTGGGTTTCGCTGATCGTCCACCCGCGTACCCGGCACACCGGGATCGGGGGCTGCGGCGGGACCGGTGAGCACCGCGGCGGGATTTTCGGGTGGGGGCACCGCCGCTGCCCCGGGTGTGACGGCGGCCGGATGATCCGGCTGGGTGCGGGGACGTTCGGCACGGAACCGGTCCGGGACGAGTACCGCCGGCGCCGCCAGGCACGGCGGGCGGCCCGCGACCGGCATGCCTGGCGGTGATCCGGCAATTCCTGTTGGCTTCCCGGGCCGGTGTTCCGGTATGGTCTGCGGTTAGCACCTCTCCCGAAGTGCAGGCGCCGGTTACTTCTTGAAAAGGCGACCCGTCGCCGATCCGTTGTCGGGAGGGTCTACAACTTCATGGCGGGCGCTGCCCGAAGTGCAGGTGACGGTTCCTTCGTTTCTGGAACGAGTGAGCGGGCCCTGGCCTGGCCGGGGCAGCGCGCTTTGTGTCCCGTCGCCGACTCGTTATCGGGCGGCGCCCGGCCATGAAGCTGAATACCCTCCCTCCCGCTCGAGGAGGTTGAGGAAGATGGCCAAGTTCAACCGGGATGTCCGGCCCGCTGTCACCAGCCCGGTCACCAGCGTCCCGTCCGGCAGGACCGCGCTCGGCGCAGCCGGGTACGCGCGTGACGCCAAGTCTGAGCTGCACCTGCTCGCGGTCGCTTACATGGGCGGCGGGGACACCCATCACGAGACCGGTGCGGCCCGCGACACCCGGCTGCAGGCCCTGGTCCGGCAGGTCGCCGCCGAGGATCCCGGCTGGGCGGCCCGGTTCATTCCCTGGCTGCGGGACGGCGCGAACATGCGTACCGCGCCGGTGATCGCCGCTGCGGAAGCGGTGAAGGGGATGGCTGACGCTGAGGTGCCGGGCGGGCGGCAGATCGTCGCCGGGGCGCTGAAGCGGGCGGATGAGCCGGGTGAGCTGATCGCCTACTGGTGGTCCCGGTACGGGCGCCGGCTGCCGATCGCGCTGAAGCGGGGTGTCGCCGACGCCGTGTATGACCTTTACACCGAGTTCTCGTTGCTGAAGTGGGATTCGCGGGAGGCGGCGGTGCGGTTCGGTGACGTGATCGAGCTGGTCAACCCGCGGTACCGCAAGGCGGAGTACGGCACGTGGCGGGACGCGCTGTGGCGGCATGCGATCGAGCGGCGCCACGGCCGCGGCAACGACATCCCGGCTGTGCTGGGCATGATCCGGGCGAACGCGGCGCTGCGGGCGGCGGCGGTGGCGGACCTGCGTGTCCTGCTCGACCCGGGGGCGCTGTGGGCGGCCGGGATCACCTGGCAGGATGCCCTGTCGCTGGCCGGGTCGCGGCTGCCGAAGCGTGACCTGTGGTCGGCGCTGATCCCGGTGATGGGATATGAGGCGCTGCTGAAGAACCTGCGGGGGTTCGACGACGCGGGCGTGCCCGACGAGCTCGCCGCGGAGGTCGTCGCGAAGCTGATCGACCCGGAGGAGGTCGCGAAGTCGCGGCAGTTCCCGTTCCGGTTCCTGTCCGCCTACCGGGCGGCGGGGCTGCGGTGGTCGTATCCGCTCGAGCAGGCACTCACCGCGTCGCTCGCAGGCGTGCCGCAGCTGCCGGGCCGGACGCTGGTCCTCGTCGACCGGTCCCCGTCGATGTGGGAGCAGAAGTTCAGTGAGCACTCGGACATGCCGTGGGCGGACGCGGCGGCGGTGTTCGGGGCGGCGCTCGCGCTGCGCGCCGCGGACGCGGACCTCGCCGAGTTCTGGGCCGCGTCCCGGCCGGTGCCGTTCCGCAAGGGCGAGTCGGTGCTGAGGCTCACCGAGCGGTTCAGTTTCCAGCCCGCCCCGGGCGGCACCGACATTCCGTCGGCGGTCCGCGCGCACCTAGCCGGGCATGACCGGGTGGTTATCGTCACCGACGAGCAGACCGCCCCCGGCTGGCTGCCGTCGAACAGGTACGGGTACGGGGGCCTGCCCCCGACCCTGATAGATGACCTGATCCCGGCCAGCGTGCCGCTGTACATGTGGAACTTCGGCGGCTACCAGCGGGGTGCCGCGCCGTCCGGGTCGGGGAACCGGGTTACCCTCGGGGGGCTGACCGACTCGGCGTTCCGCCTCATCCCGATACTCGAGGCGGGCCGCGATGCCCGCTGGGATGACCTGTTCGGCCCGGCTCCGGCCCCCCGGCAGGAGCCGGTTTCCGGCGGAACCCGGACAGCACGGCGAGCACCGTGAACGCGGGCAGTGAGCAGGCCGATGCCCGCCGCGTCCTCGCCTCGGCGCGGGGTGCGCTCTGGAAGGCTCACGCTCGCCGCGGTGTCCGCTCCGCGGTGATCACGGCGGGAGTCTTCGCGTTCCTCGCCGTGATCGCCGGGCTGCTGATGCTCGCAGGCGTGAACCCCGGCTAGCGCCTGCACGGTCTCTTGCAAATTCGTTAACGCTGAGGCATCATGTGGCTGCGGTACGTGCGCGGCTCGGCTGGCTTGGGGAAGCGGCCACCCCTCACCGGCCGGGCCCGCGCCCGCCATGAAGGGAGACCCCAGGATGACGGCCCCGCGACGAAAGCCGACCGGACCACAGTGGGTGAAGTCCTCGTTCAGCTTCTCCAACGGCAACTGCATTGAGGTAGCGAACCTCGGCGACGGCACGATCGGCGTCCGCGACTCCAAAGACCCCGACGGCCCGGTGCTCGTGTTCCCCGCGTCGGCGCTGCGGGCGTTCACCCGCGGGCAGCAGCAAGAGTTACAGCCATCCGGCCAGCGGGGACAACGGGGATCATGCCGGGTGAACGCGAAACCAGGATCCTAGCCCGCGTCCTGGCGTTCCTCTGGCCCGCCAGCTGGACCGAGACACGGCGCGGCCTCCTCCTGTGCATCGTGGCGACCTTCAGCCTGGCCGGGGCGATCATCGGCCTCCTAGTCGGCGTCGGCGTCACCCTGGCCATGCACTGAGCCCGTGGCAGACTAGCGGCCATGGCCGACCCGGAGAACGAGCCGCACGAGTATTGCGTGGCGCACGACCGGCCGATCGACTGGTGCCGGGACCCGGACAGGTGCCGCGAGATCATGAAGTCGTGGGGCCTCTACCCGGAGGACACGCCGAATGTCGGCCCCCCCGCGTAGCCTGCCCTCATGGACGCCCCAGCGGTCACAGCTGTGGGCAGCCCGTTCCCGGTAGACCCCGCCGACATCGACGATGAGGTCTGGCGGCCAGTGTGGCGGACGATGACGATCCGCCAGGGCTACCCGGCGGACGAGGACGACGCCAGGCTGATCGCGGCGATGGTGATCGCGGCGCTCGCCATTGAGCCCCGTAAGCCTGTCTTTCCGCCTTCGATGACGGTGAGCGGGCAGGCCCGGGCGGCGAGGCAGGCGGCGTACCCTTCGGCGTACCCGACGGTGCGTCCGGCCATCCAGCCGTCACCGTAGAGGGCCCGCACCGCCTCGGCGGTGAGCCCGGCGTCAGGTGCCCCCGCGGGCGGTTCGGCACGTTCGGTCACATGCTGATGCGAGGCCGGCATGATCCGGTACTCCTCCCCGTTCCCGCGCAGCACGGGAACGTCAGTGGTCCCTTTTGTGCTCGGGCCTCGCGGGAAGCCCCTCCCGTCTAGTGACGGACACAAGGCAGCGTAACGCGCAGTTAACCGGCTTGTCAGCCCGTATCGGTGTCCTGGTCACCCGGCTCCCTCACAGGAGGGAATCACGGGGGGAGGGTCAGCCTGCCGCCGCAGTGCCCGGGTTTGGGTTGCCGTCGCCGAACACGTCGCGCACCGAGTCGAGGACACCGAGGACCGTCCTGATGTCCTCGTCGCTGCGCCCCTCTGCCCGCATGGCCCGGAACACGCGGCGTTTCGTCGGGTCGGCGGGGAACAGCGTCCAGGCGAGGTCATCGGCGGGTTCGGGGCCGAACAGGAGGTCTCCCGGCCCGTACCCGGCCGGGCCGGCGCGGCGTTCCACCGGCTGCCCGCCGCGCAGGATCGCCTCGAACGAGCCTGGCTCCCACCCGTATAGGGCTTCCAGGTAGGTGACCGTGGCGGGCGGGTAGGAGGTCCGCTCGCCGCGTTCAAGGCGTTCGATCGTCTTGATGCTCGGGTGCTTGATGCCGCCGCGGTCGGCGAGGAACCTGCGGCGCTGCCGGTAGCCGTAGCCGAGCTGGCCGCGGCGCTCCTCGAGGGTGCGGCCGAGGCGGCGCCACGCGTCGGGCGGGTACGTTTCCATTTCGATTGTCCCGTCTCCAGCCGCTCTAGTCCTGATCGTGAAGGACAGAGCGGGCCCCCGTCAATTCTCCCGCCACCCACGGGCACGGTACCACTTCCGGCGCGTTCCGCTTGCCTATAAATGCGGATAAAGCTATGGTGTCGTCCATGAGCGAGACACTGAAGGACACGCCCCGCCGGGTGCGGCCCCGGGCCACTCCGGTCCGGCAGAACGGCCCGGCGATCGCGGCGATCCGGGAACTGTCCGGCTGGTCGCAGAACAGGTTCGCGAAGTTCGCGGGCTTCTCGCAGCCGTTCCTCTCAGGCGTTGAGAGCGAGCAGGAAAACACGTCAGCCGCCACGCTCAGCCTCATCGCCAGCAAACTCGGTGTCCCCGTCGTGGCGATCAGCAGCCGGGCCGCAGTCCCCTGCGCCGTCTGCGCCGCACGTGAGGCAGCAGAAGCAGCCTAGAAAAAAACACCCCGCCCGGTGGCTCGGGCGGGGGACGCGGGGACGCGACGGATTCAACAGTAACTCAATCGCGAAGGGACGCCAATGACACTCACTACCGTGTCGGACACGGAGACGGCCGTGACGGACGCCGCTGACTGGATTTCCGGCCTGGCCTGGCTGCAGACGTACATCGCGCTGCACCCCCGGATCCGGCTCCCGAAACGCGGCACGCTCCGCATCGAGGTCCGGGGAGAGACACGCGCCGAGCGTGAGCAGGACCTGCGGGAGATCGCCCGCCAGTGGGACGCCGGCGACCCCGGCGACCGGGCCGGGTCGCTGGTGATGGAACGCTGGTTCGGTCCCGCCGTGTGCGTCAAGGCGCAGGTGACCGTCCATCACGCCACCCACCAGGAGACGCTGGACGCATTGAGGTCCGCGCAGGAGCCGGCGGCATGAGGCCCATCACCGGCCGCCGCCGCCCCCGCGAGCGTTCCAAGGCGTTCATGCGCCGCGTCCTGGACATGACCCCCGAGCAGCAGGCCAGGGCAGAGCGCGGCGACCCGTTCCCCGACCAGCCGGGCTGGGACGACGAGACCCTCGCGGACCTGCACGACAACGACAGGCGCACCTACGACCGGCGGACGCAGGCGTACCCGGTCCGGCGGCCGACGTTCACCCCCGCCGGCCCGCAGCAGCTTCCCGCGCCCGGCAGCTACCCGTACCAGCCTCCCCGCAACACGCAGCCGCTGCGCCGCGAGTCCGGCCCGCAGCCGGCGATAACCCGGCCCTACGCCAACCGGTTGCAGCCGCCGCCCGTCAACCTGCTGCCGGACGTTCCGCGCCACCGGCCGCTGCCCCCGCGGGCCCTGCTGCCCGTCCGGGACCGCCGCGCAGCCGTGGCACAGGCGTGGCTGGACCGGCTCAACCCCCCGCGCTACGACGGATACGGGCACGCTGAGCATTACGCCGCGTACATGCGGAGCGTGGGCCTGATCACCCGCACCCACACCCCGTTGGAGCACGCCGGGGCGTGGCCGCAGCCGACCACGAACGCCGGCGCCCCCGTGCCCGTGTCGCGCGGGCTGGCCATCACGGCAGGGGAGCATCTGCCCCGGCACGCCGCCGCCGCGATCCCGGTCAGGCGCCAGCCCGGCCGCGCCGGGCCGCTGCCGCCCGCCGACCTTGACCTGCTGGCCCGCGTCGCCGCCAGCCTGGAAACGCGGTCCGCGTGAGCACCGCTCCCGCCGTCACCCGCGACCCGGTGAAGGAACGGCTGGCCGCTGTCCTCGACGCGCTCAGTTACGGCCTCAACCCGCCCGACTGGCAGGACTGCCCGGCGTGCCGGGCGGCGTTCGCCAGCCGGTGCGAGCCGTGCGGGCAGGCACTCGCCGACATCACCCTCATCGACCGGGTGGCTGCGCAGATCGGCCGGCCCGGGATGACCGAGGCTGAGGCGCTCGCCCTCTACGCGAAAACGTTCATCATGCTCACCGGGCTGAAGCCGGGGGAGTTCAGCGGGGCACTGTCCGGGGGCGGGCGATGAGCGGCCGGCGGGTCACCCCGTCCGGCATCCTCGTTGCGCCCGCCAGCGCGCCTCGCGCGGAGTGGCTGAGGCTGCGGCGGGAGGGGATCGGCGGCAGCGATGCCCTGGCGGTGCTCGGCCTGGATCCGTGGAAGACGCGCATGGAGGTGTGGCTCGACAAGACCGGCGACCCGCGGGCTGACCGTGAGCAGACCGACCGGATGGCGTGGGGCAACGTCGTTGAGGCACCGATCGCCGAGTGGTTCACCCTCCGGACCGGCATCAGGACACACCGCTGCGGCCTGCTCCGGAACATTGACCGGCCGTGGCAGCGCGTGTCGGTTGACCGGCTGACCGCCGACGGCGGCGTCCTGGAGATCAAGAACACGAACTACCATCGCCGCGGCGAATGGGACGACGACGACGGGGAGATCGTCGCGGACGGCGCCGAGGCGCAGGGCCAGCACGCCCTGGCCGTGACCGGCTACCCGCACGTGTGGGTGGCAGCGCAGGTCGGCGGGGAGCCGCCGGTGATCCGCAGGATCGAACGGGACGAGGCGTTCATCGCGGACCTGACCGCGATCGAGGAGGAGTTCTGGGGGCTGGTCGAAGCCCGGACACCGCCCGCGCTCGAGGGCCGCGCGTCGGCTGCCCTGATCGCCCGCCTGTATCCCGATGTCACGCCCGGCAAGACGGTGGAGCTAGACGACGCTCACGCCGGGCTGCTCCGCGAGTACCTGAAGGAAGGCGCCGCCAGGAAGGACGCCGAAGACCGGCAGGAAGAGATCAAGGCCCAGATTGAGGCGGTAATGGGGGACGCCGAGCTCGCCACGTGGAACGGTGTCCCGGCTGCCCGGTGGGCGGCCCGGGCACGGACCGGCGTGCCGAAGGAAAACATCACCATCCTCCGCGAACGTCACCCTGACGTTGCCGCGGAAGTCATCACTGTCAAGGGTTACCGCCAGTTCGGCGTGACCTTGAAGGGGGCAGCGTAAATCATGGGACGGGATCTAGCGCAGCGCGCAGCGCAGCAAAACGGGGGCGGCGGGAACGGCGGTGCCGCGCCAGCCGAGCAGGTCAAGACACTCGCGCAGCAGCTTGAGCGGATGGTGCCCGAATTTCAGGCGGCCATGCCCAGGGGCCGTGAGGCAACCCAGCTTGTCCGGGACGCGATGACGTGCCTGCGGACCATCAAGAACCTGGACAAGTGCGATGCGCCGAGTTTCCTCGGCGCGCTGATGACGTGCGCGCAGCTTGACCTGCGGCCCGGTGTCGCCAGCCTGGGGCACGCGTGGCCGCTGCCGTACTGGGACGGCGCCCAGAAGCGGCACCGCGCGCAGCTGATCGTCGGTTACAAGGGCTACATCGAACTGGGTTACCGGTCAGGGAAGCTCGCCGGGATCGCGTCCCGGGTCGTCTACGAGGGCGAAGAGTTCGACATCGAGTGGCATGAGGACGGCGACAGGCTCATCCACAAGCCCTCCTACCGGGGGCTGCACGGAGCCCCGGTGTGCTTCTACTCGGTCGCGCGGGTCATCGGCGGCGGCTACTCCCTGACCGACCCCTGGTCGGTTGAGGAAATGGAGCAGCACCGGGACCAGTACGCGCCCAGGAACGCCAAGGGGCAGATCGTCGGCCCGTGGACCGACCACTTCCTGCCCATGGGGAAGAAGACGATGATCCTGCGGAACTTCGCGATGCTGCCGAAGTCCGCCGCGATGGTCGCTGCGATGCAGGCTGACAACGGTATCCGGGTGGACCTGACCCCCGATGCCCCCGCCGGGGAAGTGACCGAGCACCACACGGTGCCAGGTGCCGTCGAGCCCGATGAGGCAGGCGAACCGGGGACAGACGGCGGCGACACGGGCTTCCCGAACGACCCAGGCGACTGGGCGGCGGGCGGGGGTGACCCTGGTGGCGAGTGACCCGGCCGCGCTGCGTCCGCTGCCCCGCCAGGAGGCGCGGGACAACCTGGCCCGCGCCGGCCTGGTCTACGCCCTGGCCATGCAGGACCTGGCCAGGCCCTCGCAGCCCCCGTTCACGCTGCCGGAGGCAGCCGAGGCGCTTGAGCTGGCGGCACGTGACATGACGGCTGCTGTGGACGCGGAGCCGCCGCTCCGGAAGCCGAGGGGGTGGGACCGGTGACCGGCGAGGAGCGCCGTGCCCCGACCGAGGAGGAGACCCGTGTCCTGAACCTGGCTAACCAGGCGGTGCGGGCCGCGATGCGCGAAGACTGGGACCTGGCCAGCAGCGCGATGCAGTTGATCAGCGACGAGACCGGCGGTCACGGCACTCTGCTGGCGCTGGTCGCCTGGTGCGACTGGCTGATCATCTCCCAGAACCGGTCCCGCGGCCAGCCGGATGACGCTACGGCGGAACTCGCCCGCCCGGTGTGGCTGAACCCGCAGACAGGCCGGATCGTCATGGACGCCGGCGGGGTGCCGCCCGCGGTCGCGTGGGCCGGGCAGCTGGTCGCCGCCCGCGCAGCGATGGATCAGGACGCGTTCAATGCGCTGCTGTCCGCGATGCCCGCCGACGGCGCAACCCGCGGCAAGTACGCGGGGGCGCTTCTGGAGGCGTGCGCTATTGGGATGCGCGCGATGCAGGGAGGCATGTCGTGACCGTCGTGTTCCTCGACACGGAGACAACCTCCCTCCGCCCCGACCGGCGGGCGTGGGACATCGGCCTCATCACCCGCAGCGCAGACGGCACCGTCGACGAGGAACATCAGTGGTTCGTCCAAGCTGAGGACCTGGACCTCGGCGGCGCGGACCCGATGGCGCTGAAAGTCGGCCGGTTCTACGAACGGCACCCCGAGATGACCGGCACCGTCACCGGCAGCCTCGTCACCGAGCAGTATGCGCTCCGCCGGGTGGAACGGCTGACCCGCGGCGCGCATCTCGTCGGCGCCGTCCCCAGCTTCGACGCTGACGTGCTCGGGGCCCGGATGCGGGCGCACGGCATCCTGCCCTCGTGGCATTACCACTTGGTCGACACGGAAGCCCTGACGGTCGGCTGGCTCAACGGGCGGCGGGCCCGGCAGAACGAGATCGTCGACGGCTACCCGCTCGAGAACAACGGGGAGCCCGCGCCGGGCCTGGTCCGCTGGAACGATCCGGTGCTTCTCGCCGGGCTGCCGTGGAACTCCGGTGACCTGTCCGCCGCCCTAGGTGTCACGGTCAGCGAACAGGACCGGCACACCGCGCTCGGTGACGCGAAGTGGTGCCGTGCGGTCTATGACGCGGTGACGGGCGGTGCCAGGTGAATCACAGGAAGGGCTACGCCTCCGCTGAGGCCGCGATGCGGTCGAAAGCGTACCTGACGAACCCGGCCGCGGTCCTCGAACTGGACTGCCGGTGCGGGAAGGTGCATGTCCTGCTGCCGAAGCCGGGCGCGGGAGTGGTGAGGCTGAGGCCCGCGCCGCGCTGCACCATCCCGCCCAGGGTGCGCCGGCAGGTTGACCGGCGCGACAGCACCGGCGGTGCCCGGCTGTGCATCCACTGCGGCTCACGCCGGGACCTGCACCGGCATCACCGCAGGATCAAGGGCATCGGCGGAGATTCCAGGGTCCACACGGACTGTGCCTGCAACATTGTGACGCTCTGCGCCGAGTCCCATCACTGGGCGCATGTCCTCAACCGTCCCCAGGCTGTAACGGAGGGGCTGATCATTCCCGCGTCGGCGGCTGAACCGTGGCTGTGGCCGGTCATGGTCCGCGGCGGAGGGATGGCGTGGCCGGCCTGCACCGGGCGGTACATCTACGAGGCACCCGCGAGGGCATCATGAGCAGTTTCCTGGCCGCCGGCCGGTGCGGCGTGAGGCGGCTCGCGGCCCGCTGGCTGCCGACCCGGCTGCTGGAAGCCCTGTTCCGTCGCCGCGCCCCGCGCTGGACGCCGATGCCGCGTGACGACGAACTCGCCTGGTACGACGTGATGTGCGGCTGGTATGACAAGACCGGCACCGCGCAACTCGCCCGGATTGATGCAGCGACGGCGAAGCTGGCGAGGCGACTGCTGTGAGCATCAAGGCGACCCACGTCCCCCGGAGCAACGCGCGCAGCGGCGGCGGGATACCGGCCACCGTCCGGTACGGCACCGAGAACATGTGGCCCGGCATTTTCACCGGCTTCAACGCGCTCTGCACCTGCACGTGGGCACCGTACCAAGGCAAGTACCAGGTTAAGCGCCGCGACGGGGCCTGCCTCGTCAGGGAGCATCACCAGGCGGGGACACCGAACGGACGGGGCGCGCAATGACCGGCATTCAGTGGACGGACGAAACCTGGAATCCGACGACCGGCTGCGACAAAGTGTCGCCCGGCTGCGGCCTGCCGAGGTTCGACGGTGACGACACGGGCGGCTGCTACGCGATGGCGATGGCCAAGCGGCTGAAGCGCATGGGGCAGGCTAAGTACCAGGCTGACGGCGATCCCCGCACCTCGGGACCTGGCTTCGGCGTCACCCTGCATCCTGACGTGCTGGACCGGCCGCTGCACTGGCGGGAGCCGCGCCGGATCTTCGTCAACAGCATGAGCGACCTGTTCCACGAGTCCGTGCCGGACGCTTTCATCGCGGAGGTGTTCGCGGTGATGGCGCGGGCGCACTGGCACACGTTCCAGGTCCTGACCAAGCGGCATGGCCGGATGCGGTCGCTGCTGTCGCGGCCATCGTTCCGCGACAACCTCGCGCACCTCGCACCGTGGCCGCTGCCTAACGTGTGGCTAGGCGTCAGCGCCGAAGACCAGAAATGGTGGGACATCCGCTGGGCCGCCCTCCGGGAGACACCCGCCGCAGTTAGGTTCGTGTCGGCTGAGCCGATGCTCGGCCCGATCGACCCTGAGCTTGACCACGAGTGCGGTGACCCGCCGCACTGGACGTGCCCGGTGATGCCAGACTGGCTGATCATCGGCGGGGAGAGCGGGCCCGGCGCGCGGCCGATGCGGCTGGAATGGGTCCGCCAGTTGTTGGCTCAGTGCCGCGAACCCGAGGTTTACACGGTGCCGTTCGTTAAGCAGCTCGGCGCGGTCCTCGGCCGCGAGCTCGGCGCGGGGGCGAAAGGCGGCGACATCGACGCCTTCCCCGAAGACCTCCGCGTCAGGGAGTTCCCGCGTGCCGTTGAGGCGGTGACCCTGTGAGCCTTGCCGTGATCACCCGGCCGAGCGGGAAGCCGTACCGGCCGCGCAAGTTCACCGCCTGTGCGGTTACCGATGATGACGAGCTAAGCGGCGTTGTCGTCCTCGGAACGCACGACCCCGGCGTCGCTCAGCCTCTCGCCGATCAGTACATAACCTGGCAGCTCGGCAGCAGCTACTGCGCGGCCGGCCCTGTCACCGTCTGGTGGCGCGACGGCTTCGAGTGCGGCGAGCGCAGATGGGTCTCCGACGAGATCAGGGGACGCGCGGGCGTGTGGTTCCGCGAGATCGTCGAGGGCGGGCCGTGACCGCCGAATCTGAAGACGCCCACCGGGTCGCCCCTCGGCCTGGTGGGAGCGGGATGGAACCGGGACCCCCGCCCGGTGACCCCCGCGCCCCGGGCGCGCAGCCGGCTGCCGCCCGGGGCACCCAATCGTCCGCGCCGCAGCAGCCACTGACCCGCGGGAGTGGCGGCGTGAGCGCGGACAGCGGTCCCGGTGGCAGCAGCGTGCGGCAGCTGCCCGCCGGGGCCGCCGGCGGTCCCGGCGGGCCGGACTGTACACCTCCTTCCGCCGGGACCGCCCCCCAGGATCCGGGAGGGGCTGCGCGACCGCACGCTGCTACCCCTCCCGGGCAGGATTTCCGCGACGCATGGAAGGCCGCGCTGAGCCGCCGCGCCGCCGGGCAGCGGAACGCCAGGGCCCGCCCCCGCCGAGGCGGCACCGGGGGCGGGTACAAGCCGGGGATGGCGCAGCGGCCGCCGCCTCCGCCGCAGGACGCAGCGTGACCGGCCTCGTGGTCGACGTGTTCGCTGGCCCGGGCGGATGGGCTGAGGCTGCCCGGGAACTCGGCATTCCCGAAGTGGGGATAGAGCTCGACGCGGCGGCATGCGCGACGAGGGCGGCGGCAGGGCACCAGACGATCCGCGCTGACGTGGCCGAGTTTCCCGTCTCGCAACTCGCCGGGATGTGGGGTTTCGCGGGCAGTCCGCCGTGCGGCACGTTCTCGGCCGCGGGTGACCAGGCGGGGACGATGGTGCTCGCCCTGCTCGCCGAACTCATCCGGGACATGTTCGCGGGACGGGACACGCGCAGCGCGCACCGTCAGGCGATGGAGGCTGAGCTCGCGAACTCGGAATGGCCGGGTAACGGCATGTCCGGCGAGAAGCGGACGGCGAAGATCAGGCAGGCGGTCACGTCGGCTGCGCTGGTCGCCGAGCCTGCCCGGTTCATCGCCGCGTGCACGCCGGAGTGGGTGGCGCTTGAGCAGGTGCCCGCGGTCCTGCCGCTGTGGCGGGTGTACGCCGCCGGGTTGCGGAAGACGGGCTACAGCGCCTGGTGCGGGAAACTCAACACCGCGGACTACGGCGTGCCGCAGACCCGTGAGCGTGCCATCCTCATCGCTTCCCGGGTACGGCAGGTGCGGCGCCCGGAGCCGACGCACTACGACGCCCGCAAGGGTGCCCAGCTGTGGGGCGAGCCGTGGGTCAGCATGGCTGAGGCTCTCGGCTGGGGGGCGACCGCGCGCCCCTCGGTGGCCGTGACTGCCGGCGGGACAGCGGCGGGCGGCGCCGAGCCGTTCGGGCACCGCGGCCGCGACGCGATCGAGGCTGAGCGTGACGCGGGCCGGTGGGTGCTGCGCACGTCGTTCGGGAAACCGGATACCGGGCGTAAGAGAACGGGCAGCGGCAGCCACGGCACGCACGAGATGAACCCGGCCACGCGCCCGGCTCACGCCGTGACCACAAAGGCCAAGGACTGGGTGCTCACTCGCCAGTCCGACTCGGTGCGGATCACCGTGCAGGAGGCCGCGATCCTTCAGTCGTTCCGCGCCGATTACCCGTGGCAGGGCACGAAAACGGCTCAGTTCACCCAGGTTGGGAACGCCGTTCCTCCCCTGCTTGCCGAGTATGTCCTCGCCATGGCGGCCGGTATCGCCCGCGAGCGACGGGAGGCCGCATGAGGCTCGAGGAAGGGGAGACGTGAACGATTACGCGATATCGGCTGCTGTCCTCGTCGTGCTGGCCGCGATGGGCTTGCTGGGGGTGGCGCGGGGATGGATCACCGGCTCGTTTTCGGTGTCGGTGCGGATCATCCCGCCGGCGAAACGGGTGCCTGCCCCGGAGGCTGCTGAGACCGTTACCGCGCCGATGTCACTGACCGAGCGGACCGCGGCATGAGGTCAGGAAGCGACCGCGGCGCCGTCGTCGTCCGTGATCATGCGCCCGTGGCGGTGCGCCCAGTTAACGATGTCAGCCCGCCTCCACACCTTGCCCGCCGCGAGTATGTCGAAGGGGTCGGGGAAATCCGGCTTGGCCGTGAGCTGCCCGGCTCGCTGTCTGCTGACGTTCAACTCGTTGGCGATCTCTGCTGTGCCCATGTAGCGCTGCGGGCGATGTCGGCCGGGGTTGCGGTCGCGCCGGTAGTTCCGGTTGGTCGTCGCAACGTTGTGCACCGGGTGCTCGTGATCAATCGCGTCCTGCTCGGCCTGCACGGCGGCCGCCTCGTCGTCGTAGAAGAAGACAGTCATGCGAGTCACCTGCGGCCACCACGACCGAAGCTCGGCCTGCCGCTGCCACCTCAGCCCGAAGTTCTTGGTCACGCCAACGTAGAGCAACGTATCGGCGAAGTCGTACGGACGGTAGACCGCCATGCGGTCACTCATCCGGGTCGGTCTCTCCGCCAAGCGGCTCGTCCGGGTGCTCCCGCACCCAGTCCCGGTATGCCTGCTCATAGGCGCGGACCTGCTGCGGCCCGACGTTCATCTTCCGCGCGATCGACGCCTGCGACTCCTCACCGCGCTCACGAGCCCGGATCATGGCGAGCCCGAGCAGGGCACGCCGCCGGTCAACCATGGCCTTCGCCTCGCCGCGGGCCTCATCAAAGGCCCGCCGCGCCTCAAGTACCCCTGTCATGGCGCCGCTCTCACCTCCACTACCCGGACGACGCCCAACGCGCTAGCCACCATCATACATGGTCACAAGCCGGTTTCCCACGTTACTGTATACCTGCTATGGTCACTACCATAGGACCGCCAACACCCAGGAAGGCGGCACCACCGTTGCCCCTCAAGCCCATCGTCGTCGCGGCACCGACTCTCGGAGCCTGGCTTGTCATGTCCGCCGCGGCAGCGCTCGAGGGAATGACCCCGCTTGAACACGGAGCCGGCGAGGCGACCGCATCGGACACCGGACCCCCATCGGAGGCGATCGGGTTATGGAATGGGGACGCCTCTACGCGAACCTGACCGACGACCCGCGCGTCCAGGCGGCCGAGGCCGACGGCGCCGCAGGCTTCCTGCTCTTTGAGAGCATCGGCTACTGCACCAGAGCCGAGACCGGCGGCTTCATCCCGCACACGCAGATCGAGCGGTTCGGCGGCGGGAAAACGAAGCGGGTGAAGATCGCCGCGCTCATCCGCGAGCGGATCTGGCTGAAGGTTGAGGGCGGCTACACCCTCAACCCCGACCTGTGGACCGAGGAACGCAACCTCTCCGATCAGGCCGAGAAGAAGAAGGAAAAGGACCGGAACCGGATCAACGCGAAACGCGCCGCCCAGCGAGCGGAGCGCGAGCGGGAGGCACAGGACCGGGACCGAGCGCCCCTAAACGGTCATGAGTCGCGCGACAGTCGCGCGACATGTCGCGCGACACTTGATGCGACTTGTAGCGCGACAGACCCCGCGACATGTCGCTGCGACAGTCGCAGCGTAGAGAAGAGAAGAGAAGAGATAGATAAATCTGTCGTCGATCATCTGCAGGTAGGTGACGGGCCGGTGTCGCGCGACACCGATGACGATGACTTGGTTTCGGCGGTGGTCGGGGCCGTCGTCGAGCGGACCGGTCTGGTGCTGCCCGACGCGGATGCTCGTGCTGTCGCTGCGAGGGTCCTGGCGAGAGCCGCCCGCGGCGGCGTGACCGTGCAGCGTCCGCCCCGGTACGTCGCGGCGGCGATCGCGGAGGAACCCGACCTGTACGCCGAACTGCTCGCCATCCCGGCACCTGGCGGGGCGGCGTCCGGGCGGGCATCGCCGCTGGCGGTCCCGCCGTGCGGCGGGTGTGATCCGCGGACCCGGATGCGTGAAGACGCTGACGGGCGCCCGTTCCACTGCCCGGAATGCCATCCGGCGGCGCTGTCGGCGCTGCCTGCGGAGCGGGGTGCCTGATGCCCCGGTGGATGCCGTTGCGTGAGCGGGTGCTGGCCGGCCTGGTCATCGACCCGTCGGGGTGCCTGCTGTGGCGGGGCGGCGTGGACAGCAACGGGTACGGGCGTCTGCGGCACCGCGGGCGGTGGGTTCGGGTGCACCGGGTGATGTTCGAGATGTTCGACGGGCCGATCCCGGCGGGGCTGGAACCGGACCACACATGCGAGGTTCACCGGTGCGGGGCGCCTGCGCATCTTGAGCTGGTGACGCACCGGGTGAACATGCTGCGGAGCCGGAGCATGGTGGCGCGGAACGCGGTGAAGACGCATTGCGGTACGTGCGGGCGGCGGTACGACCGGGCGAACACGTACGTGACGCCGAAGGGGAAGCGGGACTGCCGGTTTTGCCGGCGGGGGCGGGTGAAGCGTTACAAGGCGCGGAAGAGGGCGAAGGCGAGGGCGGGGGCGTCGTGAGTGACCGGAAGTTGCCGGAGATCGGGGAGGCGTGGCCCGAGCTGCACGCGGCCGCGATCGCGATGCGGGGCGACTGGAAACCGGATGACCTCCGGGACGCGATGCTCGCCGCCAGGCAGGCGGGGATGAGCTACCCGGAGGTGGCGCGGGAAGTGTGGCGGCTGGTGTGGGACGTGGACGGGGACCCGGGGGAGTTGCGGGGCACGGCACGACGGTACGGGCTGGCGGCGAAGGCGCGGCCGGAGCGCGGTGATTATGAGCGGGGCGGGGCGCTGTGGCGGGAAGCGCTCGAGCGGCGCCAGGGCGACGACGGGGGGACCGCGGCATGAGCGGCGGGCGTAGCCGTAGTGAGCGGCTCGCGGACTTCCAGCACGGGCGGGCCCCGGACCTGGCGGCGCTGGCCGGCGGGCAGGCGGCGGAGGCGCGGGGCGTGATGCTTGAGCGGAAGCGGCGGGAGGCGTTGGAGCGGGCCGCTGCGCTTGAGGCGGAGGCTGTCGCGGCTCATGAGCGGGTGCTCATCGCGGAAGGGGTCGCGGTGCTTACGGAGGCGCTCGGGGGAACGAAGCGGCTGGTTTGCCCGGGGTGCAAGCGGACCCTGAACAGCGGGTGCCGGACGTGTAACCACTGCGGGACGCGGGCCGGGCGGCTCGTTCCGCTTGCCGGCCGGGCAGTCGTCCGGCTATTCGATGACCGGGAGGCTTCCTGAAATGTCTAATCGAACGATCCCCTCACCGGAGGGAAACAACTGGCGCAAGTCCCGCCGCAGCATGGGGAACGGGAACTGCGTGGAGGCCGCGAGCAGCGGCGGCGTGGTCCTGGTCCGCGACACCGCTGACCGGGACGGTGCCGTGGTCGCGGTTCCGGCGGGGGCGTGGCGGGAGTTCACGGCGCGGCGGCCGCGGGGCGTTTGCGAAGGGTCGGTGAGCGGTGAGTTCGCCGCCGGGTTCGCTGCGGATCCGTGCGGTGAACCGGCGGTGTGGGCGTGGCAGCCGCAAGGAGCCAACACGCCCGTCAGG